TCTAGAGAGCCTAAACTCTAGAGAGCCTAAACTCTAGAGAGCCTAAACTCTAGAGAGCCTAAACTCTAGAGAGCCTAAACTCTAGAGAGCCACAACTCTAGAGAGCCTCAGGCTTGGTCGTGAACTTCGTGGTGCGCATGGTCATGCATGTTGCCGCGAAGACGTCCGAGAGCTTGGCGAAGACGAAGCTGACGCAGATCTCGTCTTCAGAGCCGAACTGCTCGATGTTGTCTGAGACCCAGGTCTTTGCGTCACGGAGAGTCTCATGTTGTCGGGGTGCTCCGTCCGCACCTCGAATAGGCTTGAGGAGGGACACGCCGTCCTCCTCAAGTACTAGGCAGACCACAAATTTCGAGAGACTCGACTTGCGGGTCTTTTTCGGCTTGGTGGGGGCGTTGTCAGGCGTGTTGTCGGGGGTGTTGTCGTCAGTTTCTGGTGCGTTATCGTTTGACATAGGGATTAGCCTCTCCATGTATAGCTGTCTAGGTTCGTCTGACTGTAGTATCACAGTAAGATCCCCCTTTGGTTCGTTTAACCTAACCGTCATTTAAGGACGTGTCAACATTAAAGTGATGTGGCACTCATTAAAGTTTCTTTGGCACTCATTAAAGTTTCTAGAGTGTTGAACCTTTGACCACTCGCGTGTAATCGATCCTCAGTGTCTTTGCTATTGTACGCAACCCTAGGTCTACGATGCCGTACGTGTGTGCTGACGCGAATGCCGACGTAGGGTCTTGGACCGGTTCTCCGAGGAGGCCATCTAGCTTAATGGCCTTTGAATTGCGGTTGATGTTGGCGTCGATCTCACGCAACTTCTTTAGAGCCTTGGTGATTTTGGCGTAGAACTCTAGTTCCGTGCAAGGCGACTTTGATGTCGTATCCCCATAGTACCCTAGTCCTGTGTGGTACCTGTACCTTGGGACTTTGTCCCCTAGGAGACCGTGGGGGCCATAGTGGTCCGGTACGCACCTAACTGAGTAGTAGGGGTCAGTGCCTGCTGTGGTGTGTAGCTGCCTCATACGTTCTGCGTCCTGACGGTCAGCCAAGGGCTTGCTTTTCGTCCACAGCTCTAGAGATGATATTGTATCTGACTTTAGATCCCCTCTCTTGTCTCGCGCTGTTGTCATGACGTAGTTGGCGAAGACTCCGGCCCAATCGACTAGGGCAATGTATGGAAATTCAAAGTTGTCTAGAGGTCTGAAGTTGACTGCCTCGATAGTGTGCTTGAAGTCGCTCACAAGTTTCCCATCCCAGGACTCTGTACTCCAGATAGTTATCCCCGCTTCGTACTTCACTTGTAGAGCTGCTAGCTTCGACCACCACCCCCTATAGGATACGAAGATATTCTCTACAGGAGGTACGCCTTTCTGTAGCTTGTCTACGTGTTCCTGCCCGCTATATATATTATTTATAGGCATATTCTCCGCTGTCTTACTGCACCAGTACCCTAGCTCCTCAACGTCATAGGGGCAGTAAAGCGTTGTGGATGAAGTAACCTGTCTACTCATATAACTTGGCACACCTAGGTATTTCCAGACTACATTCTTCGTATTCTTCCCACCCCTCACCTGGTACACAGCTTTGTACAACACTATCGCGTCTGTGCGAAGGGTCTGCTGCTGTCTTGCACTTGCTACGTCTGATGCCTTATGCACTACGATTCTGTAGTTGCCGAGCTGAGGGTCTGTTATCGTTGATACGATATCTTTGTACTTAGGAGCCATGTCGAGGAGCATGTCAACGTTATTTGATTTGTGTGCGCGACGGGCCTGGTGGAGGCTGTATATTGACATAAACGCTGCGGATGCTACTTTACCATACCTCAGATCGTTATAAGCGCTCGCTACTCTGTTTTCATAGTATTCAAATGTGCCTGAACCTCCTAGAAGTCTGTAAAAGACCCCGTTGAGTAGCGTCATTTCGCTGCAGTTGTAGGGGTCCACACTGTATGTCATCTTATACTTTGTACGAAGCTTACATGCTGCAATCCACTCAGAGGTTCCTTCGTCTTCTAGACCAGTTCTTACGCGATCCGTGGTCTTGCGAGAAGACTCTAGAGCGTTGAAGTCTAGTATCGGTGTGGACTCTGACTTAGTGTAGCTGCGCATGAGCATGTCTAGCGGTATAGTCATGTAGGCAGCTAGGACTCTGAAGACGTTGAGACGTAGGTCTAAGCCTCGTAGGAATCGGTAGGGGCTGTCCATTACCTCCTCGGCACCTGCGCGTATGTACGCTTTAACCTCGTTCTCTATACTAAAGATTAGTACTTCAAACGCTCGAAGGTCTGAGTCGAGTACTTCTGAGTAAGCTTTGTAATCTAAGGTCTGTACGCGGCTACCTTTGTACACGCTGTAGGTCTTTGTGTGTGTTTGTCTCCTCTCTGGGCCAACGTAATCTCTTCTGAGGTAGACAACTTCTCTTTGTTCAGCTGGGAGGGTGCCCAGCCTCTCTTTTTCTCGCTTTACCTGGCCCCTGAAATATTTGAGTATGTGTTCACGTGCGCTTTTATACGGTGTCCTTTCAAACTCTGTAGTCATTTTAGTTCCTAGGTGTGTCTAGAGGTAGAGTGACCCTGTTTCACAGGTAGAGTGACCCTGTTTCACAGGTAGAGTGACTCAACCACAAAGATGCCGTCTCTTACGTAGCGATCTTGTTTGGTATTGTACTTGTACCCTTTACCGTCTGATCTGGGTACCTGTAGCACTTCACTCATCCTGTTGATGAAGTTTCTTATGACCTCTTTCTTGTAATGTCCCTTACCGTTATCTTTGTCTAGTCTGAATGGCTTTAGGCTCTGGCTGTTGACCAGGAGATCTCCACCTTCTTCTTCTGCTAGATGTCTGAGCTGCTCTCTCACGTTTAGTGAGCTTGCGCGCCAGAGTACTTTTGTGGTGTAGGTCAGTATCTCCCTTGTTCGGCTCCAGTAGCTGGGTATATGGATTGTAGTACAGAGTTTACGTTGTCTAGCTACAAGGTGTGTACCCTCGCTTACATTGGGATTTTTACCACGGGGAGACTCCTTTAGAGACTTTAGTGCAGAGGCTAGAGTATCTACCCTACGCCAGCCAATCGATAGGATTTGGTTCACCTCAACCGTTCTTTTTTCTCGATGTCTTGTACTATGTGCAAATTCCCAAATCTCTAGTGTGGGATACTTATCTTGTGTATTCCAGGTATTTGTGGAGTGGTTTCGCAGGTGTATTGATACCTCATAGAAGTGCCATGATGTTTTAAGAGGTATGTGCGCTATGATAGTGTCTAGACAGTGTTGTTCTACACTTGCTGTAAAGTTCTTATGTAGGTCTACTCCCTCATAATCTTTAATACATAGGAAATTTTGTACTACTTTGCGGTTAAACAGTGCTTGTACTGCTTGGCCTAGAGTTTCACAGTGTATTTCTTCTATTCTACGTACTGACACTGTGGTAGCAGATGCCTCCACTAATGTATGTACCCATGACGGTGCAGACTCTGTGAACGTCTTATGATCTGAGAACTCTATGGATTCTGGTAAAATCTCAACGTCACCTAGAGATCGTATCTGCTCGCTGTATTTTACGTGGTTCATCTCACTGTAGAAGGTCAGATTAGCCAGATACGTTGTCTCCTCTAAGTCTCGCAGGGCTAGTACATCCCTTGCTAGTCTAGGTCCTTCAGACTTAAACGTGAGGTCTGTAGTAGGCGTATGTGTATGTTTAACCCCGTGCGCTTCTGTATCGCCGAGTACAAATAGTGTGTCTAGCGCACAACTTGCTAAACCTCGGTGTATTGGTCTTATGACGTCAGCGTTGATTAGCTCTTCTTCAGCGCATTGAACTTCGTACTTGTTCATTCGTTGGAGAGCTTCGACTATTTCTTTGCTCTTGCTCGATTTCATGTCTTAAGCTTCCTCTACTACTTCGTGTCAGCTACTACTTCGTGTCAGCTACTACTTCGCTAAGTGTCTCCACACTATAGACACGTCTGCATATTTAGCGCAGTTTGGGTGGCATTGTATGGCGTTTTCTATTAGCGTTTTCTTTGTTGCTTTCTTCGCTGTAGAGTGCAGCCTAACGTCTAGGAGGTCTTGAATCTTAGAGTCAGCTACCTCTTTGTCGTGTTCACGCCTTATAGCCTTGGACTTCCTTATTGCATAGTCTCTTAGCTTGTAGACTTCTGTCTCCACGTCGTTTGTGTTTTCTAGGGTAGTGTCTAGGATGTTAAGCCCTTGATCTCTTAGATACCGGAGGGCTAGGACTGGAGCTTCTAGTACTATGGTGAGTTCACCTGTGCGGTTCTGTAGCGGATAGTCCTCGATATACTGAGAGTTTGCGTATGTACTCTCTATAAGTGTGGCTACGTAGCTATTTCTTAGGTCTTTTAGTATTGAATCGTAGTAGTTCTCGTCAGGGATCTTGAGGAGGTATCCAGGTGTTTTACGGAAGCTGTAACTTGCAGGGGCTCGGACCCTTATCTTCTTTGCCATCTCGCGCATTGCAGGCTTTGAGTACTTTGACTCGTACAAGTCTCTATAGACTGCGGCTACCTCAGTACAGCGCTTCTGCCTTTCAGGTGACATATATGAGGTTAGGTGGTACCCACCGAAAGTTGAGGCGTTGATTCTACGTAGGTACTTGTCCACAGCTTTGTAGTAGGCTGCCTTGATTTGGCTGATTGGTCTTTGCTTGATATCTGCCCAACCTGTCGTCTCTCCGAATGTGTGGAGCAGGATAGCTTTGACGTCTTCAAGGCGCAGCGTCTTAGGTACTAAGTAGGGCTTATAGGACTCTCTACCCGCTGTAGGTAGTAATCTATTTGTGTGGAGGTGGCATGGGTTTTCTAAGATGCCTGTTCGACACGGATCATCCTCACCAAACCATCTTAGCTCTCCCGAAGTTTCACCCGAGAGGATCACTGCCTTATCCTTTGTGTAACAAGCTATCACGCCTTGACTGTTCCAATTTGATGATCTAGGAGTCCAGACTACGCCCCTGTACTCTATAGCTCTAGGTCCCAGCTCTTTAACAAGGTTGGCGTACTTAAACCTTTGACCTTTTAGATCTCTGATGTCGTCCATCGTGTACAGGTAGTTTGGTGTACACTTAAGCTTTAGCCTACCTGAGTTGTTTCCGTATACGCCTTCTCTTAGGAGTTGTAGGAAGGGGAAGCCCCTTGAGCACGTTACAGAAGCTGCTGCGGCGTTTCCGTACATCTTTGTTTCTCTCCTATAATCTACTGTTAGTTAGAGTAGAGCCTACTGTTAGTTAGAGTAGAGCCTACTGTTAGTTAGAGTAGAGCCTACTGTTAGTTAGAGTAGAGCCTTATCTAAAAACTCCCCGTCATCGTAGCAGGCAGCTAAGTCGTAGCTAGCATCTAGGTCGTAGCTAGCAGCTAAGTCGTATCCTACTTCACGACCTCTGGACTTGTGACGTTCCTCAGCCTCTACGCCGCTGGTCTTGAAGGCAGAGTAGCTATCTGCGATTATATTTTTGTGTACGCCGGGTACTACTCTAGTAGGTGGAATCCACCAGCGTAGCAACTTTGACTCTGATACGCCTATGATGGTGATGACACGCTTATGTTCGCGAAGCTCTCGTAGTGCTGTGAGTAGGTTGTGTATGTTAAACCAGGTTATTTCTAATAGGAGCGTCGCGCTGGAGTATAAGTTCTCCTTACGCTTTGAGCTGTATATTTTCTCCACAACTCGTAACACTAGTGGAGCTTGACTCTTACTGGTGTTACCAAACGCATCCCACGTATCCCATATATCTCCGCGCGCGATATGTATATCGTATACGTGCATTGACGTCTTAATAGGTATTTGTACTAGTAGTCTCTCGACGCAACTAGGTTTTCTAGCTGCTGTGGAACCAGGTAACCTCACATCAGAGAAGGAGTCTATATGTCGTACCTTTGTCTGTTCTACCTCGTTGTAGCCTGATAGGTGGAATAGCGCTTGGACCTTAGGGAGGTCGAACAGTGCTTGAACTGCTTCGCCAAAGGTGTTGAATTTAGGAAGGTCTACAGTGCTAGGAGGGTAGACTTGTGGCTCGTAGACTTGTGGTGCGTGTGAGGCTCTAAGAGGCTCTACGTATCCCACGGTGCGGAATTGGTCCTCATACACATACTTACTAGACTTGTTGTAGATTTCAAGGTGCGAGAGGTATGTCGTCTCTCCAAAGTTAGGTATGTAGCCCCCGTAGGTAGCTGTAGGGTACACCTCCCTCTGGTACTCTTTGTAGGATATGCTGTCAAAGCAACGTAGTACGCCCAGGATGTAGAGAACTTCTAGACCTGGATTGCCTGGTAGGCTAATGAAGGTTTCCATCCGTCGAAGCGCGTCTCGTATCTGGTTGCTGAGCTTTGCGTCTATGCGCCTCCGAGGTGACCAGGAGCGTGAGATGCTGGCGTCTGTTCGTACTGTGGGCATATTTCTCTCTTAGTGTTATTGGCTGAATAACTGATAGATCAACTCATCACACAGCCTGATGTATTTACTCTTTTGGGTGGAGTCCCCTGGTGCTGTGTTGCGTAGGAGATCCCAGCAGGCGTCTTGTACGGAATTTACGCTAGCCCATTTGTAAGTTGTCAGCTGGTTAATTATTGTGAGCCTTGGTTGATCTACCCGGATTAAGTCCATACCTTGTTTTGTGAGGTTTAAGAGCTCTATGAGTTCATGACACCGTGTCCAGTACATCGTTAGGAGTCTAGAGCGATTGAACACGTAGTCATAGACGTCTGGGTAGAAGAAGTTTTGTGTTATGTAACTGTACGCTAGCTCCGAGATAGTCAAGATAAACTTAAAGCCTGATGAGCTACCTGGTTGTCTATGTAGAGTATCCTGTCTATGTAGAGTATCCTGTCTATGTAGAGTATCCTGTCTATGTAGAGTATCATAGATAACGCCTATCGCAACTTCGTAGACGTGGCGCGAGGTCTTTATTGGAATGTGAGCTATCAGCGTTGCTAGGCAGTCCATTGTACCCCCGACTGCTGATATGCCCGTACGTAGGCCTCCTAGCTCTGTTACGCATAAGGCTTTGCGGACTATCGCCGTGTCGAATAGTGTCTGTACTGCGTCACCTAAGCACCTACAGTGTATTTCGGCTACGTACTTATTCTTAGCACTGCAGTAGCTCGCATTGTGAGGGTTGGTTAGCTCCCAGTCGCATAGCGGCTCTACAGACGATAGCGGCTCTACAGACGCTATCGTCTGGATCTGTCGGTGGTAGTCAGGCCTGTTAAGCTTTGTGTGGATCCTGAGGTCTGCTAGGTACGTCGTCTCGAACTTGTTGGGCACGTAGATAGGTGAATTGCCTGTCCTGACCTTCGCACTCGCGAGTATCCTTGCTGGGTAGTCGAGGGTCTTGAGGTGTTTAGTCTCGTCGAGGGTGGTACGGTCCGGCTTCTTTAAGTTTAGCTTCGACCCGTAGGCTTGGTTATTCATGAGGAGGAATAGTATGTCAAGCCTTGGATTTAGATATTCTGTCTCGTCTACAGCACTCATCCTCTCTAAGGTCTTAAGGAGGTCCCGCGATGTATAGCTGTCTGATTCAGACATTACTACGGATTTTGGGACTGAGACTTTGATTGGGTCTGGGAGTTCCATAGAGTTAGGGCCTCTTTATGCGTACAGCTTAAATATCAAACTCTCACAGAGTCTTAGGTACTCAGCTCGCTGGCATTTTTTATCTGGGGCGCTGTCGAGTATTAAGTTCCACCAGTTTGACGCGATGTTGTGATTGTTGCGGGAGCCGGGGTTGTGTCTATCAAGGAGTTGTAGGCCTGGGACGCGAGTGCTGGGATCTGGGTTGTCTAGCCCGTAGCTCGTAGCTTCGATGCTTCGTACTAGCTCTGAGATTGTGCGCCAGTGCATTGACAAGATGTTACGTTGCTGTCGTACGTAGGCGAGGTGAGTCCGATGGTGCGCATTAGGGTGTAAGTAGGCGTAGGCTAGCTCAGTGATTGTCAATGTGAACCTCCACTGATCTCTGCTGAGGTCGGAGTAGGCTGAGTAGCGTTTGACACCGAAGGTGATCTCGTAGACGTGGCGTGATGTCTTTATAGGTATGTGCGCTATGAGAGTCGCCAAGCAATCTGTGGAGCCTGCGACTGATGACCTCCCTGTGCGTAGACCCTCTGGCTCTGTTACGCACAGGGCCTTGTGTACTATAGATGTGTCGAATAGCGTCTGGACAGCTTTACTGAGCGTTTCACAGTGTATCTCTGTAATATAGTCGTTTTCAGAGCTGCAATAGGGTAGTTTAGAGTTCTTGTACTCATGCACGTCCTGCAGCGTGCCGTTTAGAGGTTCTACTGCTGCAATTGTCTTAAGCTGGCTGTCATAGCCAGTCCTGTTGAGCTTTGTGTAGATCTCTAACCCCTTTAAGTAGCTAAGCTCTCTAGTGTGGGGGATGTAGCACGGGGCGTTATGTATAGCATGCTTCTTTGCGACTTTCAACGTTAGGTCAGCGTACTGGTCTTTAGAACTCATCATAGGTGTGCAAAGTGACACTTGAGCCGAGATACGCTTAATGTCTTCAACTTCTGCATCTGAGAGATTTAGGCTCCAGTATAGCTGCTTGCTAAACGCTCGTGAGTCAGCTAGTAAGAGTAGTATGTCCAAGCTTGGGGTCTTGAGGACTGAGGAGTGTGGGCTCTTTCGTTTTAGCTCCTCTGCGCGCTGTAGTTTACGCTTTATCTCGTAGCTCTCGTTATCGTGTACTTTAGTACAGTCGGTCAATCTATACGCCCCATAGGTTCGTTTCGACACAAGCTCTTACGCGGTTTGAGAAGTTAGACTTGCGGGTTGTGTCTCCGTCAAAGGCCCAGTCGAGGAGGTCGAGTCCGCATTCTGTTGCTGTGGCTTCGCCAGCTATGATGCCGCGGAGGGTTGGGCTGCAGACTCCGCGGGTTGGGTGATCTGTGGGTACGGCGTAGGTGACTATGGCGGTGTAGCCGGGGCGTGAGACGAACTTACCTCTAAGAGGGTCAGCACTACCTCTAAGAGGGTCAGCACTACCCAGGTCAGCTTGCCACGCTATTGACTTCTTTGTGACTCCGTGAGCGAGGAGGCCGACGTCGAGGGGGTCGGAAACCTGAGGGATTCCAGAGACATAGAGGCCTCGTTCTGCTGTTCTGCGATCTGTAGCAATTCCCCCTACTCCGTCTACGATTACTGTACCGGGTCTGTTGCAGTACTCCTGCTTGATCTCCGTGTCGGTGAGGTGGGCGTGGGCGACTGAGACTTTGATGCTCGCGAGGTGGAGGTTGCCCCTGTAGCAGACGCTGCGGATGTAGTGGCGGATGGGGGAACTGTGGGCTCCGTAGGTGATTACGTCCCCGTCGCTAAGGAGCTGAGGAGCAGGTTCGAGTGGGCTTGAGGTCTCTTTTGAGAGGACGGCGAGGGTGACAGTGATCTGGAGTCGACGTTGGTTTGGGATCCTTGAGATGTGGGTTGTCGAGGCTACGAGGTTGCGCATGGGTTGTCTCCTAAAAAGAGATGGGTTTTTCCCGTGAGGGAGGAAGAGATGGGTTTATCCCGTGTGGGAGGGGATTCGTGGTGCAATATACGAAAGGTAGATTACAATACAGCCACTTATACCCTGTTTTTGGGTGTTTTTATTGTGTGTATGATTGTGTAGGCGGTGGCGTGTGATGTGGATGCGATGTGTCAAAAAGTTAGGATTTTGTAGTGCAATCTTTACATTGGTTTTGAGGGGTTAAGGTCAGAATTCTGAAATAGAGGTCGTGATGCCGGGGGTCCAGATTTTAAGGTTTTGGCAGATGCTAATATTTAAAAGTCTTGACAACTTGTGGTTGGGGAATTTTGGAGTGTTGCGGTCCGGATTCCACTGAGGTAATGTTTAGTAGTTGGGTCTTCGATGTGAGGGGAAGTGGGAGAAGGACCTACGTAGGGTGACCTGTGTGGTGATGTCGTTGTATGTACGGCGATGTCAGGTTAGGTAGGGGACTACTTGGTGTAGGGAGGTGTAAGGTGGTGTAGTTTTGGAGGGTAGGGTGAGGTAAGGAGGTGTAAGGTGGTGTAGGAGGTGTAGGGAAGGTTTTAGAGGTGAGGAGAGGGTGAAGAGGTGAAGAGGTGAGATGCGGTTTGAGGCTGTAGGAGGCTTTGTGAGACGTTTGGAGGGGTGAGTCTCCTCAGGGATCCCTGTTTGAGGCTTTGGAGGGCTTAGAGAAGAGGTGAGAGGTTGGTGGGGCTATAGCGGGGAGGGTTGGGGATCGGGGATTGAGCTAAGAGGAGAGGGGAAAGGGGTCTGAGAGGGTTTTGAGGACGGTTTGAGAGCGGAGCCCGGTAGAGAGGGGGTCGAAGGGAGGAAGAGGGAAGGGAGGGGAGGAGAGAGAGGTGGGTTTACCTATAAAGTTTGGCTTAAAGGGTTGGTTTTTGAGAAGAGTGTTGAGAGTTTGTATTTATGCCTTATGTTTTTCTAGGAAATTTTTTAGATAAAAAAAGCAGCGATTTTTTGTAGCTTTTTAATCTAGGAAAAGTGAGGTTTACCTTTTTAGCAGCGATTTTTTGTAGCTTTTTAATCTAGGAAAACATTGGTTTAGTGTTGGTTTTTGTTGAGAGAGGTGCGTTTTGAAGGGACCTCGATAGCACCGGTGCTAGTTACCCGCCTGCCTCCCCGATGATCCGTCGGAGACCCTACGGGCTAAGGTCCGTTAGCTGTGTCAAATGAGTTTTTGGTCGTTTTGAAAACGATGAGTTGTATATAGGGAAAGTTGGTGTGGAGAAGAAGGGTCGGAATCTATTAATCCTGTATTCTATAATGTTCTGTTTAAACTAATATTATATTATATAAATAAAACACACAGTCACTCAACCCTCTTTTTTCGCTCTTTCTGAGCTTTTCAGAATATCGCTCTTTAGAAAACTGGTAGTTTCGATAAACACGGGATCCGTTCGGGTTTTCGACAAAACAAACGCTGTTTTTTAGCCTATCTTAATGTTACTCATTTAGCTCCCCTTTTATAGGGTCATGCTTTTTAAAATCGACAAAAATGAGATTAGACAACCAAATTGGGGTTAAATTAGGTGAGGAGGCGGGGACGTCGGCGGTGACGGGACGCATAGATTTTGGAATTCAGAGAAGATAACGATCTACGGTAGATTTATAGGATTAGGGATTCTGAGACCTGTAAGTACATGAACTATCTAGTAAACTCACAAATGTATAGAACATCTTTACAGTGTAATTAACAGGGTAAAACATGGGGTAACAGAGACCTTGGAAATGAGATGTAGGTTAATCAACCAGATGTTCAGTGGGTAAATGCACTAATACCTAGAAAAAAAGGGTACTAAAAATCGCTGGAGACTTTTAAGGGCTGGAACTTTGACAGAGGTAAGTGCACTTACAAGGCCTTTTAGGCTTAAAACACGGTTTTCTGTCTGTGATTTTTATCAACGAGTTTTGAGGGTGTTGATATTTCCTAGATTAAACGTCGTAAAATAGCCTCGGTTAACGTATGTATTCTCAGAGGGTGTTGTCAACGAGCTTCTGTGTTCTGTAAGTGTATGTTCTATCTAGTGAAATAGCAAATAGGGGAGAACATCTTTGCAGTAGAATCGGGCTGTAAATACTGCAGTGATCTGAATATTTAGGACCTTAATCCTGTAATCGTTAAAGGTTTGGTGCAACTTGCAAAACGCCGACCTTCAACTTCCTAGATTAATGTAAGGGAAAAATCTGAACTTGAAAAGGTAAACCCCGTATTTCCTGGAAAACGTACAACGAAAAATACCCCTGTCTTTTTTACAGCTTATTGGGGTGTGTAACTTTACAGTAGCCATCTGCTAGTACAGGTATTAGCCGGGAGTGGCAGAGATGTATATGTTTCTTACTATTTTAAGCCCTCTAAGCATTAAACACTTGACGTGGAACTCGACCTGTGAGTTGCGATTTGAGGACTTTCTGCGAAATGACGGGTTTTGACGCTGCTGGCACTACAGGTTAGTGCCATCTGTGTCGTCCCTTCCTCTCCCTGATAAATATAGCTTTCTGAAAATCAGGACAAATATTTCTAGGATATCGACGTGTTTGTTTTGGACCCTAAATCGGCCTGGGGTGCAAGAGACGCCAGCCTTTGCACAAGTACTATGTTTAACAATAGTTAAGTAGTCTACCTAGCTAGCGCTAAGCCTCTATTCAACTACTAAGCTCACAAGTAGATTACAGCTTCAGATATGGTACAGTCGTAGGTAGCTGTGGTGTGGCTCAATTTAGCAGAACGGACTAATATACTAATGCAACTATTACACGAGAATAGACAGACGGTGCTTCACGTCTTACACGCCTTCATGCGGAGTAGGTTCCGTAGTATTGTGGTGTCTGATAAGTATGGGACGTATGCGGGTATAAACGTAGAGTTCTACAGGTGGATGCTAGAGCTAGACCTGAAGACTATAGACAACGAGCTTGCCTTATCTGCACAAACACTTGAAGTGTCACCTTATACAAAAGTCTTGACGTTGTTGTGTGGTCCGTACGTATTTACAGCAGCTGCGAGAGTCAGGCAACCCAGCCACAAAGCCTCCTGTGACGACTCAGGGGAACTTATAGACTTTAAAGGTGTCGAATACACTGTAGATGACGCTCGTAAGTTCCATAGGGAGCTAATACGAGCATATCTACGTGACAGGTTTAAGACGAGGTTTGAGGGTTGGGTTTTAGATAACGTATTCGAGTTAGCAGCCGAGCTACGTACGCACCCTACGAAGGTTAGACGACTCGTAGGGTATACAATAGGTCCTATAACAGGGGGAGACGCGACGTTCAGCTTTGAGTACGCGGGGAAGTCGGTATTCGTATCAACCGGGGTCAGGTCGAGGGTGAAGATTAAGCCGCTGCTAGGAGGGGAGGGAGCAGATCACTAGGAGTCGAGCCATGCAACATCTAGTCAACTTATGCTACGAAGAACTTAGCGGAGCCTTAGGGTCTGCAGCAGACCTACGAGCCGCAGCAGATTACATCTCTAGCACTGTAGGCTACCGAGCTGCGTACGAGATCCTCCACGCTGACTCCAAGTTCCATTATACAGAGTATTTCAGTGATTTAGACGAGTTACTCTACGACAGCACACTACCCTCTAACATCGCAGAAGCGATGTTAAACGTAGCCCTTATTGAGCCGTATTATTTCGCGTTGAGGGATGAGCGGTGCACAGGGGAGTTGAAGGAGACGCTTACACAGGGAGTAGACCAGGGAGTTACTGACGCCTTCCGCGTCTACGCTTGTACGTACGCAACTCCTCACGAAGCTCACGTATCTCACCCTGGAGCTCTGCAATTACCTCCTCAGTTTCGAGAGCGTGTGAGTGAGCTAATGACATCGCGTAGGCTAGCTCAAGTCGTAGCTTTGCGACAGTGTCTACAGCATCAGTGGGTGTAACATCTAAAGATGTATCAGCATCTAAAGATGTATCAGCATCTAAAGATGTAGAGTCGTCAGCATGTTTGTCAGTACTCACAGAGTCAACCATCGCACACCTCTTACTTTAGCTCCTAATACTCTATGAGGTACTAAATACTCATCAGAGAGCGTTAATAAGCGTCTTTGCCCTACTCGACTTGTCTGTAAACTCCTCTAAGTCTACCAGATGTTTTGCAGCCCACCAGCCAATTCGTGCCGTTGGGTTAATAAGTAGGACTGCGTCGCGGATCGCAATGTAATTACGCCGCATTGCTTCAACAGGTTTAGGGGTAGGACCGTTCCAGCCAGGGTAGATGCGAGGCGAGGGCCAGGTCTGCATGTAGGCTGCAAGTCCAACGCTTATTGTGACGTTATTCAGCGTCTTCCAGGCGGCTAGGATTGGGTCAGCGAGGCGGCGCTCAACAGGCATCTTTGTAGACCAGTGGCGTTTTCCACGACTATTGATGCGCTTGTTGTAAAAGGCGTAGATTTGTGCGTAGCCCTCGGTGACGTACTTGATAGCGAGGGCGTAAGCTACCTTCTTGGTGAACTTCGCCTTAGGCCACTGGGTTATCGCGGAGATGCCGAAGACGAGCTCAGGCCAGAGGGCGAGTAGGTTGCCCATTGCAGCCTCTAGATGCTTTGCAGACTTTTTAACATCTGAGTCGCTTAGCTTCTTATCGTCCCACTGCTCCTCACAGTCCCACTGGATACTACGGGGTTGAGCTAGGGGGAGGAGTTCCATGAGATACTCAAACTGATCGTCAATCTTCACGTCGTCAGCGTAGCCCCAAACGAGCCAACTAACAGATTTCCCGTGGGACTGGAGTAGCTTAGTCACCTCGACGAGTCGGTCAACCTTCCAACGTCTCCTAACTCTAGGGGACTGGAGCTGGATGATATACTCATCGACTTCAATCGTTTCAAGAAGTTCTACATACCTAGCAATCTCAGATGCTAGTTTAGGGCGTGGGCCATCAACCCAGACGAACTTGTTCATTTTCTCTCCTAATAAGGTCCCTATGGACTGTTCGACCAATCTTTGTCCGTCGTAGTGCGCTATAGATTAGTACAATCAAGGGTGTGTACTCCCGACCTATCTCGCTGAACCAGGGGCTCAGGACGTCCCAGGATTCGCTGTCTAGGGTATAGCTATAGTCTACAGAACCTATAGTGAACTTCGTCGTAGGATTAGTCTGAGACTCTCGGATAACCCACGACCTTTCACCTTTAGCCAGCTTATCACCACTAAACGCCTCAGCGTTGTCTAAGTCGCTATTCGTGATACCCGGACCAATGGAAGCAGGCGCAAAGGTGCTACAGTTTTTACCAACTGTAGAGTCACTAAGTGTAGACAACCAACGCTTCAACGCCGCATGAGCATCCATAGCAGTATACCACGTGTCCCTACCATTAGAGATGATACGAGTTTCGTCGACTAGAACGTTAAAAGCCCTATCAGCTTTAACACTCAGTACGAGATACTCAGCCAGTGGTATCCTTACCAACGTATTAACACTGTATAGATCGAGAAATTCATTCAGCATCATTGGATTACACCACTTAGTAGAGTAGGAGTGTTAAGCTGTAGTAGGAGTGTTAAGCTGTAGTAGGTTGCCTAGCGGAATCCACACATCTCTGCAGCACTAAGACCCTCAGATCTATAAGACGACTCTTTGTAGAGTACTCGACGTGCATACTCGCGAGGTATCCCATTTAGAGAACCTGTAGCCGCAGATACTGGAACGGTAATGGGTGCTAAAGCTCCACCCGACAAGCCTAAAAGACCACCGATACCTGCACTCGCAAGCATCTGGTTTTTGTAGTTAGGCTTTACACCTGCAGCGTGCATCATTGCACCAGCACCAGCGCCTTCAAGTGCACCTAGACCTGAAGCTAACGCCGTCCCGCCTAGTGCGCCGGCTCCCGCGCCGAGACCTGCGCCTAATAGGGCCCCTAGCACAGGGCCTACTTTTTTCTCCTCTCTGCCCACGAAGTAACCCCCAAGACCACCACCTAGTGCGCCAAGTGCTCCGCCTGTTAAACCTCCGACTACACCATTGCCCACACCGCCTGCAACAGCGTTCTCCACTACAGCCTCTCCAAGCCCCTGACTAGCCGAGATCTTCTGCCTGACGTACTCCCTAGCAGCGCCTTGCCCACCACCTAGTGCGCCACCTGCTAGTGCAGCTTGCGGGCCAAAAGGCGCTGCTAAGAGTCCACCGAGTAGTGCACCACCTGCAACTTGACCTCTATAACCCTCCTCTTTCCCAACAGCGTTCAGCCCTCCACCGACTATGCCTCCACCGATTCCACCTGCAATCCCACCACCTAAAACGCCGGTTAAGGCGCCTAGACCTACACCAGCTAATCCACCACCAGCCCGTATGGCCCGAGCCCCACCAGCGAGACCTCCAATTCCAGCGCCTACAAGACCTCCTGCAATAGCGTTCTCACCAATAGCCTCTCCAAGCCCCTGACTAGCCGAGATCTTCTGCCTAATATACTCCCTAGCAGCACCTTGCCCACCACCTAGTGCACTTCCTAGTAGTGCACCCTTTGCGCCAAGGGGCGCAGAGAGGATGCCTCCAAGAATTGCGTCACCACCAGCCTGTTGTGCATATCCGAGGTTGCCGTTACCTACTGCGTGTGAGACACCTGCAGTGATGCCACCTCCGATACCACCTCCGATACCACCTAGTAGACCTCCACCTAAGACACCGAGGCCCGCTCCAGCGAGACCCCCTCCACGTCGGAAAGCTTTGAGTCCACCACCAAGGCCGCCAAACCCCGCACCCGCAATTCCACCTGCGATAGTATTGTTTCTAGCAGTTTCCCTAAGTCCCATAATTATTTCCCCTGTGTTAAAGTTCTAGAATCTTGTAGTTTATAGAAGCTCTACATCGTCAAGACATCTTACACCCTGATGCCGGTGACGTCAAAAGGGCGGGAGGCGACATTGACGAAGGGTTGTGAGGCTGTTAGTCTTTGAGGTGGATCTAGAGTCTATAGAGTCTGATCTTAGAGTGGTTTAGAACTGAGGAATTGGATGAACAACCTGCAATACCACATGAAGCTAGCATACCAGCAAGCCTATAACGAAGAGTCTGCTAAACTTGCAGGATTCTTCAGTCAGGAAGGACAAGACAAAGGCCTAAGCACTCCAGCTAAAGTTGGGTTAGGAGCGCAGGTTGGTGCAGGTCTAGGCGGTCTAGCTATGGGCGCAGGTGCGCTATACTTAGGAGGTCGCTACCTTAAAGGCAGAGGGCTCCGTCAAGCTGGTGGAGCTGCAGTCGACGCTGTAGGGGATGTCGCGGGGGAAGTAGTCGACGCAGCGTCAGCGCCTTCACGGACGCAGCGTCGACTGGACGAATTTGCAGCTATAGGTGTACCCCTCTTAAGGAACGCATAGACGACTGGTCCCGGCGTCAGACGGGTATATAGATTAATAGAGTCTCCTCAACGTCTAAACGAAGTAGGCCACTAGAACCTACTTCGTAAGGGTGTGAATTTAGTTTCAAGGCTATAAAGGGTTAAAAGATGAATTTACAGCACCTAGTAAAGCTCGCCTACTCCGAAGCGTACAACAAAGAGATGGCAGCGATTAAGAACGCTGATCCGCGTAAACGAGACGCTACGATTCGCGAGTCGCTTAAACGCGTGTCGTCTAAGCTGACGGCGAAGGAAATCTACAACTTAAAGCATATGATTGGTGATAGAGGGAAGCAAGCCAGGCATATACGTGCTAAGATGCTCCCTGGTGAAAAGGTAACAGAGTACGTGAGTAGACGTAAAGGTACTCTTGATAACCGCATTGTAGATGGTTTAAGTGGCGGACTCTTAGCGTCTACAGGTTATACTATCATGAACGCACTAAAGAAACGCAAAGCTCTAGCTGCTGCTGCTGATACTGCTAAGACTGTAGTTAAGGCTGTAACTTAGCGTACCTATGGGTATATGAATGAATGACCTAGATTACATAGTAAAACTGGCGTATCAACGTTCATACGCTGAAGAGGTCCGACGGATTCGACTAGCTAGCCCGTCGAGCCCTAAAGTCGCTATGCACAGCCAGGCACAGGCGCTGATGCCACCCATGCGACCACCAATACCCACACAGACTGGACCTGTTACTATGGGTGGCGTCGCAAAAGGCTTAGGAATCGCGGCGGCAGGAACAGCAGCGACAATAGGTCTGACTTACGGGGTAGGTCGTGGGATGCGCAAAGCGTTCAACGTCGTAGACGACTGGGCTGGTGCAGGATTACGCGCTGCTAGAGGCGCTAATAAGTCTGTGGTTAGAGATACAGTCTCAGAGCTCCAGGGGGATATATCTTTTGAGAGGGGACGTAATCTCCGCGCTGCTTTAGCTCAGATGTAATGGCGACTTACTTAGGGAAGATAGATGTACACAGACACACATAAGAAATGCCTAGCTAGTGTATACACAATTGCGTATAACGAGGAATATGGTGCGCTAGCCTCCCAGCTAAATAAAATCGCAGCACATTTGCCTGTACCTCGCCGTAAAGGAAGTTCAGGTGCTGGAATTGCAGCAGCAGGACTAGCTGCAGGAGGGGGAGGCCTAGTTGCAGGAACTGGATTAGTAGGAACTGGTGCAATAGCTCAGAAGTTTCTAGGTGGTACATCTGCAAAGACGAATTTAGCTAAGAGATACTCACGACTAGGGAAGGCTAAAGGTCTCTCAGCTATACCAACTATGGCGCGTGAGGGCTTAGGCTACGGCGTGGACACTGTGAGAGATTTAGGTAAGGACTTATACAAGACAGTAAGTAAGCAGCGAGCTACTAGCGCCGCAGCAGCCAAAGCGGGTATTAGGAGCGAAGCTAAGACACTTAACGTAGCAGCTAACGCCGCAGCAAAAGCAGTCCCTAGTACAGTAAACAAAACGGTTAACATTGCAGCTAAGGGTACAGCAGCTCTAAAAGCTGAGAAGGTTCTAGCAAGTGTTGCTAAGAACGTAGCCAAAGTACTATAACAACATTCTTGGGAGCTAAAAAAAAAGATGTACAACCTCCAGAGCTTAGTCAAGCTAGCCTATCAAAACGCCTACGACGACTACGTTGACAGTGTAAAGATTGCACTTAAGCACCGCGGAATCGACGGACTCGTAACTAAATCAGATAGCCTCTTTAAAACCATTGGCCAAGGAGTCGTAGGGACTACAGCCGGTATTGGGATTGCAACATTAGCAGCACGACGATCCGCAAAAAAGTTACTCAAGTCTAAGTCTGCTATGGGTGCAGCAGCAGCAGCAGCTGCTAAAGTTATTAAGAAGGCAGTCTAGGAGACCATCATGTACAACCTACAAAGCTTAGTCAAGCTAGCCTATCAAAACGCTTACAACGCTGAAACCTCCAGCCTAAAAGTTGCAATGAGCCATCAAGACTCTAAGGGCAGAAATGGTGTGTCTACAACTCAGAAGCTCATAATAGGCGGGGGAGGTCTAGTTGGCTTGACTAGCCTTGGTATTGTAGGCGCAAGAGGTGTTAGAGCCGCAAGAAATACAGGATCTTTTTTAAGGAGGATGGTATCTTACGCTAAGGCGGTGAGTTGAGCACCTCTCTAGCCCTCTAAACCACCTCTCTAGCCCTCTAAACCACCTCAGATTTGATCACTGCAGTAGTCATCCCTGACCAGTCGTCAAGCTCCCCTGATGTAACATCCTTGTTCAAAGGCTCTGAGTATCCCCTCAGTGCAACAAACGAGAACCTTTGCTCTCCTAAATCCGCTTCAGCTCTACGTCTAACAGCCACCTCCTCTTTGAGCTGTTCCATTTTCTCAGCGTAAGCATCCTCTGCAGCCCGCAAGCTGTCATACGTCTCTATGGTGTTTGTACCCAAGTTATCTACAGTTCGTATGGCGTAGTGAGGCCAGAGGTTCTCACTGTCGGTATCTAGTCTTTGATTTGGCACGTTGAACCCTTGTTTGTCATTGAATATGTATAGCTCATCCGCCTCAACGTTAGAGCATAGTATATCAGAGTCGATGTAGTCTGTCTCAGACATAGTCTGTACTCCCTTTTGAGGGCTTTACTCCCACTATATATCCTACTCTTTAGTTCCTAGCTTATTCATCCCATCTTCAAGGGCTTCTTTATCTTCTGCGATCGTATCTTCTACCTTCTTCACCGCAGACTCCATTTCTAGAAAGTCAGCTTGAAGTTTCCGACCCATCGGACTCGATAGAGGTACTAAATTAGGGCTGAGACACTTAGAGCATACCGGACCTCTCGTTGTAAGACGCCATACGGTGTAGCACATACCCGGCAGTATCATCATAGCCCACAGAATTAGCTCTAGAATGAAGCTACCTTTTGTTAGTGTCTTAGACCTTCCGATTGACCCGCATGCTGTGCATATCTTTTCCATGTTAGGACTCCTTACGACTTTTCCATATTGACGTGACAACGACTCCGGCAATAGCAGCGCCCAGCATGAATGACCCTGGTCCACACCCTACGCCGCTACCCATACCTACAATACCTATGCCGCCTATAACATACCAGATTAGGAGCCCACTCATCGCGCTAAAGAGGGGGGTGACTAGAGTCTTAAGACTCTTAAGACTCTTAAGAATTTTAAAAGTTTCCATCTATTCCTCTGCTTGAAGCAAGGAGCGCATCATTAAGGTTAGCGCATGTAAGGTTGGCAGCTGTGAGGTTAGCACCTCTTAGATCTGCATTATTTAGGTCAGCGTAGCTCAGGTTAGCGCCACGGAATCGTGTTCCTCGTAGATCTGCCCACGCGAGGTCTGTATGGCTAAGATCTGCTCCGGTCATGTCAGCTCCTACACCTGCAGGGTTAACACTGAGGTTAGCGCTATGGAGGTTAGTCCTACGTAGAGTGGCTCCGATGAATCTAGCGCCTCGCAGGTCAGCACCACTCAGGTCAACGTAGTCGAGATTTGCGTAGCTGAAATTAGCTTCACGAAGGTCTGCCCCTTTTAGATTTGCGCCGCGTAGGTCAACGTGGCTGAGGTTAACGTTTTGGAGGTTCCAACCCGCCATACTATAACGGGGTAGGAGTCCAAGATTGCAAAGCCGGCTCCAGGTAGTTGCGAGATCAGGATTCATTAGGAAAACAGCTTGACACATTGCCGTCCATTCACCATCCCACCCCTCAGGGAAGTGATCCTTGAATAAGTCGACGTAAATAAGACCATTTTGAATGTTGAGCTTGTATAAGGTTTCTACCGAGATTTTCATAGGCCTCTCTCATTAGAGTTACATGTTACAGTGTCTACGTGCTTATACCACGTTTAGTACCCTCTATGTCCCGCAGCGTGCTCACCAGATCCTCCTCAGGAGACTTAACATGTTTAATATGTAGGAACGCATACTCAATGCACTCCTGACATACAAACAACTCTAAGTCGTTGACGTCGTCTTTGACGCAGATAAGATCTACCCCGGGGTCACCGCAGCATTCACAGTTTTTAGGCATCGTTCGTCTCCTCTACGTAGCTTTTCTATCGTTGTATTAACAGTCATAGTTATGTTGCCTTATATAGTGATGGCCATTTTAATAACGGTAGACCAGCCTTTACTCTTATACTCCAGCAATCATCACAAACAGGGCTGTCTGTTGCACCAAATTCCCAAGGATGTACGAGGTTACAGGCTATACAGACGTACTGCTCACACCTCGTGCATTCCCGTTCTGGTAAAACACATTGCCCTGAGCACCTGTTTGCATTACTATAAGGCTTACCTTGGTTCTTCTCTAGCCTAGCTGTGACTTCGTCTGGTAGGTCTATGTCCATTCTATCAACCTCTAGAAAGCGTCAGACCTACCAGGACGAAGAATCCTAGAGGCTCTTTGTGTCAGTAACAACGAACTCATCTTTCACGCCAGGTGTATCGTTCATATACCCTGTAATGCGTAGTTTGCGACATGTACTCACTCTAAGTTTCAGCTCCTTCAGAGTCTCGCCCCACTCTTTACCCTCAAAGAATTCGTAGATCTCGCATACAGGACATGTAATCGCCCTACACGTACACGCCCTTTCACATTCAATTGTGAAGTGGGAAAACCCATTGATATTAATCTCACGAGTTGCAGTGAAGGTTATAGTATTCGCCATAGACGCAAGCCTCTTATCAAGTATTCATACTGATAATCATAACAATTACGGAGACGCCTATAGCCGTCACAGCCATAGCGATTGTGTATACATTACGTAACCTCAACACCTCCATAGCCTTGTCACTTCTGCGCATCGCTGATCTCCACAGCTCTGATATTTCGTCAGCATTTTGCCGCGCTTCATCAGCTAATTCATGCTCCGCCTTAGCAATCTTTACGGCAGCTTCAAGTTCAGCCTCAGCTTTATTGACCTGATCTATTAAGTCATTAGCCTTTCTACGAGTTAGACACCGTATATTTACCATTTTAGACATCTAGTAGCCTCCTAAGGGTGATGGGATGAGCCTCTCAAGTTTATTCAAGAGGGCGGAGACCGTAGCACTATAGCTACGCATCGACTTTTCTAGTGTCGACCCGTAGCCTGCAGGCACCCCTTTATAATTGTAGATCCACAGGTCCTCATCCCCTTCGCAGGAATATGTGATCCCAATTCCCTCGAAGGTCCACTGGATCTCGTAATCTAAGGTTATTATTATGTAGCGGTCTGACATCTTATTCCTTGCTGCAGTCATACGCGCAGACCTATGTTTAGTCTGTGCTCGCCGCCGAGTTACAGCGTCGCTAAACACTGTCTGTAGGTCAGTAGCGAGATCCCTAGCGTCTATAAGCGCGTCTAACAGCTTACCGCCCCTAGTGCTGATATCACCATATACCACAGTCCAAGGTTTGTTAGTGTCAAGGTCTGGCTCCCATGCGGTTATGATACCTGCAGGAGTACGCCAGCGCTTCTCCCAACGCTCGTCCATAAACAGTTCATCATCAGAGTGGATACCGTATTCGGCATAGGGGGTAAGTGTGGTGCTTGTTTCGTCTTTCATATGTTATTCTCCTATCAGACAGTGTATCAGAAGCGAAACGCAGGATCAGGCGACCAGTCAGTCAGCTTTTTGTAGAACAACCTACATTCCTCTGGGACACGGTGCTTAGTCTTCTCCCAGAAGTGACTTGTGATATCTAAAGGATCATGACCCATAGCGACCCAGGCTGGAAGTATAGTACGTAGGACACTGCCCAGCCTAGTAGTCGTCCACTGACTCACGTCACCATAGAAGTGTTCGACTACACCCTCAGGGTCAATACAAATGTTTATGAAAGGTATACCCTTTGCATCGCAGAGTTTAAGCGTTGTGTTACCTCTGACATCTACAGACACACCTAGCGATGGATCGTCAGTAGATTCAGGGTAGGTAGACGGGATGCATATAAACGTCCATGGACCATTAGTATCATCAAACTCAATAGACTCAGCCGCCCAAGCATCTCCAGCCCAGACATCTCCGATTAAACAGGCAATGAACACCGCGAACCGCCGAGGGTCCGAGGGGAGTGATGCACACACTGTCTTGCTAAACTTTGCCCAGTCATCAGCCGTTCGTATTTCAGAATGTGGAAACTCAAGCAGGTCCTCAACGCTGATAGCTTTACCTCCGAGAGCTTGACGAAGCTTAGCCTTCCTAAAAGCCTGTAACGCACTCGTATACGCTGTAAAGGCGAGGCTACCTTTAGACCTGAGTTCCACAAGGCTATAGACGGCTCCCACCTCATCAACGAAGGCATCTAAGGTAGCCTCAGCAGCAGATAAGTCTGCCTTGAGGATGTCAAGATCACTATGTTCCATCAGTACCCCTCCTCTATACTAAGATCTAGGTAGTTTTCTTTAAGGCCCATTTACCCTCAGAAATAAGAGATTTTATACCTTCTTCAATATGTTCTGAACAACCGATTTCAAGAGCTTTGTGCAGTGTGTAACCTTTGTCTTCTAGTCCAGATGCCTTAAACAGCTCCTTTAATGCTTCGTCTGTGTAGACCGCTATGTACCCCTCGTACTCTTCAATACTATAATCACTAGGGTCACAAGCTATGTGATTACTTAGGTAGTTTAGGGTGGTATTACCTGCGTAAGCAGTCATGCAGAGTAGGTTTATCCACCGCTGTGTCTCTCTAGAAATATCCATAGTCAGTAACCCTCCTTAATAGTATACACGAACTCAGTAAGCTCATTTGCTAAGCTACTTCGCATATCAAGCATCGGGAACATCGTGTGACCCCCTTCAGTATCCTTCTCGAACTCTTTGAGCATCCCCCGAGCCTCAGATTCTCCGAAGGTATGCGTATCCGCATCTAGGTTCTTTAGAACACTACTCCAACAATACCTGTTGCCTACGAATCTACAAGTAGCTACATCCTCAGGAGTGAACACGAGTGTGTATTCTTTCTCAGGCTCAGCTTCGACTTCTGGCTCAGGCTCTGTGTAGACTAACTCGGTCCCAGACGCTTCAATAAAGTCCAAGAAACTAAGACCAGTCTTTGCGATCCAGATTTCAGATTCCAGATCGTAGTTGAGTGACGAGCTTACTGTAACAAACCCTAGACTTACTAAGACCCTAGCAGCCTCCTTGTTTACATCTTTTAGGTTTAGAGGGGTTACCCCTATCTCAGATGTAGCGCCCCTGAGTTTTTGCAGTAGTTCTATGACTAGTCTCATTGGTTCCCTCCTAGTAGGTCTCGCTACTAAAAAATAAGCAAGCACAACAACTATCCACATTAGATAGAAGATATGCCTGCTTGTAAAGTTTTCACTACCCGCTTATACCAAGTTTATGCTTTAGAATCCCACTCTAACAGACTCCACGAACTCAGTGATCTCTCAGAGCTACCACTGAAGACTACATGTCTCTCAGAGCCTTAAGTGCAGTAGATCCGCGACCAAAGCAGTTGTAGTGTTTGCCTTCAAACCAGCCTGACACACGCCAAGCTGGTTCGCCGGCTTCAATAGCCTCAAGGGCTTCTTCAAGTTTTTCTTTGTAGAGCGCGCTTTGTGTCGCCATAACATACCCTCTCCTAGTAGTCTCGCTACTAACTTCGCGCTTTTACGAGTCTATTAATTATACTCATCGCGATGATGCCCAGCAATACTCCTTGACCCATCCCCATAAAACCTAACTTGAGTATAAACTCTGAAAGAGTATTATCTACGCCAAGCGTAATAGAGTTAAGTCCCTTAGACAGTGTCAGGTCGTAGCTTAGTATCCCAACGATAAGCCCGCAGGCTGTGGACAGCCCGATACAGACTGAGAAGACCTTTCCCTTGAACATCACCAATGTAGATTCAACAGCTTTAATCGACGTATAGATCACAAGTTTGGGTTTATTCTCTTTCTCTTTTTTTTTTAGACATAAGAGTCTCCCACTTTGTCCCTTACTTTGTAAAGTCCCAGGTTGCTTTCGTTACCGTACGTTGCATTCCCTCCTCAAGCAGTTCAGAAGACATTCGATCCCTCAAATATGTAATAGCCCGAGTAAGATCCTTGCTCTCAACACCCGAGGCTAACATAAGAGCGGTAATAACCAGGTCCTCAATAGCACACAGGTAGCTAGTATATTCGCTCAGAGTAAAATCAGTGTGGTGTCCGTCTATGTCTCTTGCTTCGTCTCTGCTGTAGGCTAACGCCCTGCCGAATGCGTAGACGACTACGCCCAACATATTCTGCCACTCGTTATGCGTAATGAGCTGTAGGTCGAGGGAGCGAGGCGTCTTGACAGCTTGGACGGGTTTAACTTGTGTAGGTTTAGCTGTAGTTGTACTACCCGTAGCTGTCCTAGCTAGTCTCTCCGCCGCTTTTCTTTTCTGTGACTTATCGTACAGGTCTAGAGCCTCCATACCCTCATATGTAATTTGAGTGACTATATTCTTAGACCAGGACGTCCTAGGGATCGATAGAGGCCCGTAGGTATATTCTATAAATCCGAGTTTATGAAGTAGAGGCAGTGTCTTACTTCTATGTCTATCGCTGTCAGAGACACAGAAAGGTTTGCCGTCATCCAGGGCTGCGCTAATTTTAGTATCTAGTTTCTTTAGTGCTTTAAGTAGCTTCATCATGTTGGCTTTCTCCCTACAGGTCAAACTACCTACAGGTCAAACTACCTATAGGTCCTTCTCCCTACTAACATCACACACCTCATAATGGTATGCTATCCCATAATTTTGGCAGTATTTCCATAGAAGGTCTTTCTCGCTCTCGTGGATGTAACCCAGTTTTACAAGCCACTCGCGTGCGTATTGTACGTAGTAGTCACCGTAACCGCTTGTATAGTCCGTTCTAGTGATGTGCACACCGTTAACAATGATTGAGACGCTACAGTACGAGTTACCATAGGTCTTACTAAACCAACGACGCCCAAAGAGTGTGAGGGACGTCATTGGCTTGCGTCGTGGGTTCATGTCTTCGTTCACGCTATCTCCGCTCACGCTTTTTCCACTAACTGCACCTCAAACACTTTTAGTGCCCTTGAAAGCTTAGCGTCGTAGTCAGCTATAGATTTACGGAGTGTATCCCCGTACCCTGTAACGTTTCCATACTTAAAACGCCACCTGTCCTCAGGAAACACACAGGAGTAGTGCACGTCAACATCCCCAAGCCAGTGTATAGTCATAGCTGTAACCTTTGGAGTTCGTGCAGGGTTCGGGATGTCTGCGAGTGCACTAGCTAAGCGTTCACGGGTGATGGAACATGTTGACTTGCTTGGAGAGGTCACCGCTAGGTGAGACTTTAAGGAGGATGTAATACCTTCTGAGCGTTTGATGCACGCTAGGATAGCGTCAACTAGTACTACGTCGCTAGCACTTAGACGTTCCCCGACAACCTTACCTGTACAGATAATAGTCCAGGTGCCTGGAGAGGTATCGTCTCCGATAGACCAGTATGTTATTAATTTATCTGTACCTCTATAGACTTCCCACCTTATATGACCTACTTCGTCAATGGTGATGTCACGATCTGAGTTCGGTCCGTATTCTTCATAAGGTGTCATATTACTCCTCGCTGTCTACTCTAGAGCAGAGATGAATTGTCTCGTCCGAACAGATGTAAACTGTCTCAGCACAGATTCCTTTAGACTCCTCGATCATGTCTAGGAGCCACACTAGATTCTCCAGATGTGTGTCACACGCGCCTACCTTAACTTGTATCCAGTTAGGCTCCTGAGGTCGGTAGTCAAGCTTAGCTCCCTGAGTGAACATCGCTACAGCTCTCTCCCCCTCTTCTTTAGTTTCGACAAAGGCTGACAGGTTATTATACATATCTGTGCAGCCACCACAGACAAAACATCCTGGCATCGTTTCGAGTCCAAGTCCAAGACCTCGTGGACGTAGGGGGACTATTGGATTCTTAATATCAGGATTCTTAATATCAGTACTTGAAGACGTCGCCATAGCCCTGTATCTCTAATACAACCCTTGAGGGGATAAAGTTGAAACAGCTCTCAGCTAATTCAAGCTTTGAGCTTTCTATAAGAGGTCTACGTAGGACATCCCGTAATTCTATGAGATACTTTACGTCGTGTAAAGCGTACTTAATCTGCTCAGGACTAAGAACCTCAGCCCGCCAGTCACCACAGCGGATGTTAGGGTCTTTAATCAGGGAGACGCCAAGTAGGCCTTTTAGTAGGTCTTTAAGACTAGTTGAGATAATCCTGGTAATCTTTGCCATGATTTTCGTACACTGGATATTATTAGGAACCACACTCCAACAATGCGCCATGAAGCATAGGTCGAACATAGCATGGTGGAAGATTTTTGTTATGTGTTTCGACTCGATGATGACAGCGAGGTTTAAGGGTTTGATGTCTCGACTCATCTTCACGATCCAACCTGGATGCTGTGGTATTCTCAACTGGCAAGTACAAATGATCTCGCTACGCCAATTAAGACCTGTTGTCTCGATGTCAACAGCAACGGTACCTGCCTCTTTTACGAAGTCGAATAGGTGATCAGGTAGGTCGCCAAGGAATACCTGGTTTTGTTTGTTAGTCGTCTTAGTCATTTTTGATCTCCGTTAGTACATTATGAGTGCATAGAGGAATACAACGAAGGACACAGCCGTGAGTAACAGTAAGAACAATCTAACCGACAAGCTAAGATCATCACTAACATCCATAAACCAGTTAGTCGCATTTATACGTACCTTCTTTACAGCACCACGAATCCTACAGCGTAAATATCTCATAGAACTAAACCTCCTTAAACCTCCTCTTCTAGTGTAAACCCTGCTTCAGCAAGCTTAGTACGCATACGTTCCAAGTCTAACGAACTACCAGGTATATACGTGTAGACTATCTCTTCATCTACAACCCAGGGATACGGATGCGGTAGTAACTTGACTACTCTCCGCGCTAGCGTAGGGTGATCCTGGTTCGAGTAGATCATTGTTAGGTCTTTACTTGCGATGCGGTAGTACATATGCATGTTAAGTTTTTCAGACGGTGACTTCTTCTCACTAGACATATTACAACCTTCTTAAGGCGCGGGCATGTTAGAGATGAACAGCATAGTATAAGCTACCATGACGAATATGGACACGATAGCTCCAGTCAATGCTACGATGACATCAGATAGAGTCGCTGAACCTTTACGGTACTTAACGTAGACGAGTACAGTCAGCATCACTGACACAATGCCAGATCCGTAACCAATCAAACAGAATATTGATGGGACTGTAACGAAGGAGAGTAACAGCGATGATATAGCCATGATAGTGGCTTCAGGAATTGATCCACGCTTAGCAGGCGCATTAACCTCAGACTCTGTGTTAAGAATTGGCATTGAATTTCTCCCTGGATAAGAATCCACCGTGTTCTTCCCTAAACGTCTCAGTAATCTTGATAGACTTACCATATGTGAGCATATTATTCATACAGATGTGTATGATATCATATTCCAAAACCTCTAGAAGAGAGCGTTTAAAGAGTAAGTCCCCTTCGTCTCTAAACTTCTTACCTTTGATACCTTCGTCTAAACGGTTATAAAATTTCATAGCTTCTCCAGCACGTTCAGTGCAATAGTCACTCATCGCAGCAAACCACTGGAGTGACAGGTTGTAGATTTCCTCACGATTTAGACCTTCGAGGTCTTTAGGTGAGACTATATCTAATATTTGATCTTTAGTGAAGTGTTTCACAGTGTATCCCCTCTAGTTAAGTAGTAGTAGCGCCTAGCTTCCATCCTGCGACACCCACAGTAGGAAGGTCCAAAGCTAAAGTTATTTGAGCAAGTACAACGTCGCGGAGAGGCACTGACGCAAAATCTGTAGTGTCAAGAGACTCAAGACCCTCCCAGTCAGCTGTAACGATAGTGTCTGACACTACGAGCAGCCAGGAATTATCTTTGTTATTACCATCTGGATCCCCTGAGACCATACGAAACTCGATAGTCTTTAATTTAGAGGTTAAGTTATCGTCAATCCACTCACACAGTCTTTCTACGGAAAATCCATGGAGACCTGCGCCATCATGACTAATGTGCCCAATGTCGCTAGGTTCATAGAAACACGATTCAATAGCACCGACATCAATTCGTATCCCGTAACATAGTGTTGCGTTAGCTGAGTTTCCCATTGTTTTGTCTCCTAAGTTAAGGTTAATATAAGGTTAATATAAGGTGCCTCTATTACTACGTAAAGAGTCTACCTGGCGTAGCACCTACGACATCGGTAGCGACATCGGTAGCGACATCGGTAGCGACATCGGTAGCGACATCGGTAGCGACATCGGTAGGTTTCGCGGAAGCCACAATTAAGCACCCTATAGAGGTATAATATACATAGGTTCCAATTGCCTTCTTATACCAGGTATTTAGCTAGGCTAGCACAGCTAAAAAGAGAGGAAGGCGCCCACAGTTTTTGAAAACTGTAGACGCCGAGAAGGCGAGAAGAAAGGCAGGAGACTACTTTGTGTAGTCGAGGCGAGTGAGGGGCTGAGCCCCCCACTCCTCAAGCCGAGCGAAGAAGTCCTCACTCCCACGTGGGAGTGAGTAATTGGTGGAGGCAACGAGCGCCTCCACGAGGGGAGTGCTCGCAAACCCTGCGACGGACATGGCCGGCAGGATGTACTGGACCAGGTGGGACAGGCGGCTGCTCGTCCACAGGCCCCTGTCTCCCCAGAGGGCGGTGATCCCCCCAGATGGGGAGAACTCCACGGCGAAGTAGCATACATCTTTACGTGGCGTCGAATTCGACGTGGCGTCGAGGAGATCGTCCATCCCCACCGACGTATGGAGGCCGATGGTCACCGAGCCATCGGGCTCGACGGTGACTCTCATTCTTCCCGACGTGGTTATGTACACCCTCGTCTTGAGGGACTCGGACATCTCTATGTCCTCGCCGACATGACGGGTTGCACTGTACCAGTACGACTCCTCAGGAGGCGAGGACGCCCCTCCGAACCCGTACGGCCAGGACTCTAACGACCAGTGATCGCCCAGGAGGGCGGTCAGGACTAGAGGGAAGACCCCCTCCGCCACGGACGCAGTCACAGTCCTCCCCACCGCGCCCCAACTACCCCTCCCCCGGACGAGATGCCACGGGCACTCCTCCAGAACGGAGGGTGAGATGGCGACGCCGGAAGTGACAGCGGTGTACAACCCCTCCTGGAGCTCGTCCCTCGCCGCGTCGAAATTGATCCGAGCGTCCTCGAATGCTACGACCCTCGGATCCCCCAGCGGCGTAAACGCCGGGGGCGACGGGGTATCCACGTAAGCCGCGTGGGCGGCTCTCTCCTCCTCCCGGAGCTGGCTCAGTGCCACCGAAGTGGCGTTGTTGTTACTTACGGCGATAGTTGTCTCAGTTTGAGTGTTGTCCATAGTATATCCCTCCTAAGGGACTTGCGACATAGTCTCAACTTTTAAACCCCTTATTGGGCAAGTAAGACGTTAGAGTGTCGCGTAGTTATACGTAGATGATACGTACACTATCTTATACCAATTAAAGGTAGGGCTTATCTCCCTCACAAGTCGAATTCGTATTCAGATTTAAGGTGTAAGCCTTTAGGACCTGAGCTACCCATCCAAAGTCGTGTATACCGTTCAATCTCCTTCAAACAGGATAGGTACGTTGCGTCGCTATCACCCTCGGGCAAGCTAAGAACTTTTGTCTCCCAAATACACTTCTCCTCCTCTTCACGGCCAATAAACCAGTTTGACCACTCCATAGTCTCTACGTCGAGGACAAACAAGTGGTGAGCCACAGGTTTAGCCCAGACGTTAGTGGTTCCTTGTCTACGGTAACACATACTTGACAGTGCGTTTACGAGATCTGGATCAGTGTCCATAAGTCTTTGCTCCTATAAGGTGTAGCTTGTTAGGTGTAGACTACTAGGTAGTATACAAAAAAAAAAGACACCTCAAGACCAAAGTCTCAAGATGCCTAACAGTACTACGGTGTATTAAGCGCTAGAACTGCTTAACCAACCGAAAGTCTACCATCTGAACAACAGCCCTAACGTTAAAAGTCCAAGACTTAGACTTGTCTGTACGCTGTACCGTCACGTCCAGGGGGAACACGTCAATGCCCTCACGGCGAAAGATACGCTGTGCAGCCTCTTCCGTAGCATCCCGCCGCTTAGCAGCGCGAACGGCCATAGGTTTAGACTGTCCTGGATATGTGACGGTCCACTTAGGGGCCTCGGGCATCTTTTGACGCTTCCACTTGCCTTGTGCGTCTTGTGAGAGTCTTGGGTTACGTGGCATCTTCTGGCTCCTTAGGCAGCGACTCCAGCGTGATGGACTTCCAGTTCACGACTAGGTCTTGCCCACGTATGCGGGATGCTTCGTAGCCATCTTCACCGCGAGCCATGGCATCTAGCATTTCAAACCCCATGTAGTCTATCTCGTCCATCGTCTTTGGTAAGCGTGGGACTTTCCGTTTGTTGTTAGGCATCTTAGTCCTTGGTTAGCTTGTAGAGCTAGCCCACCGATGTCTGTTGAAGTTTAGGTAGTATCGTCACAGACTTCCAGGTTACGACGAGGTCTGACCCACCTAGCCACTGAGCGCGTAGAATCAAGTCAAACGTTGGCGGGTTGAGGTTTGGATATCCCGTTGAACTGAAACCTCCACCTCGCCCGTCCAGCTTGTTAATAATCCCAGTAGTCCCCATCGACGCCGAGTAGTTTTGCCCTGTAGTGATGGACCAGTTGTTGACGAAACCAAGCTCAATATAACCAAGATTCGCCTCGTTGCTAAAAGCGATAAGGCCAAGAGTCCCTAGAGTGTAGCTCCCTGTGCCGATACCATTGAATCGATCACCTACACGCCATTCAGTCGCGTTGGCGATGCACATGATATTATAGTTGAAAGCAATAAGGTTGTTGTCGATCCTGAACCCTGCAGCGTTATCTACCACTGGCGACGCACCCGAGATACCCATCTCAACGTGGATCATCCCTGGCGTGAATGGTCCGATGCCTGGTAAATCAATCTCAGTTAGGATGTTGCCCGCGTTTAGCGTCGAGACGAGGCCGTCAGCCGTTTGTGCGCTGGTCCCGGTCGTTTTGATGTAGCCGTCTGCAGGGTCTTCCGAAAATGGTCCATTTGTCCCTAAATGGATCGGGAGGCCCGAGGCCATTGGATTGATGCCCGGATGCTTGTTCACAAGCTTTTGGATCCCGGCGTTGTAGACTTTGCCAGCACGGTCCAGCATGACAAACGGCGCACCGTTGGGGGCGTCTGGAATCGCGGCGCCTTGAGAGCGGACAAATGGCTTTTGGATAATGCTCATCAGTTTAGTCCGCCACTGACAGTGTGGGTTGCGGGAAGATCATCAGGTATTTGTAGGTGACGATGAAGTCACTACCACCAGCGAAGAAAGCCCTAAGTGTAAGATCATATGTGTCGGGGATGTCGTTGCGGATAAACAGCGTTGAAAATGTGCTGCCATAGGCTTGAAACGGCACGAGGTTGCCTTCTTCGCCGATTGAGATTGAGTAGGATTGCGCGAACGCACTAGACAATCCAGAGGTGAGGTCTAGCACGATATAGTCAATATCACCCACGTCTGCAATTGCAACACCACCCGCAGAGCCAGCGGCAGTCCACCCACCTCCGTTTATGGACTGACCGGCTTTCCAATCTCCAGAGCGGAACACCGCGGTGTCAACTGTGTAGGCAACACGGTTATTGCTGAGCTGCAGACCTACCCTATTGTTACCTGGCGCAGGTGCGGCATTAACAATGCCAAGACCCAACAGAATCTTAGAAAACGCAAACACCGGACCCATCCCCGGCAAATCAATCGTAGTATTCGTCTGCCCCGCATTCAGCGTCTGCACTAGACCAGCTGCCGTCTGTGACGTGTTGCCAAGCGTCTGGATGTAACCGTCTGCAGGGTCTTCGCGAAACGGGCCGTTTAAGCCGAGGTCGATTTTATAGCCTCCGGCGTAGGGTTTTGGATGTTTTTGAGTCGTGCCCTCGAATCCCACCTGTGAGACGCTTCCGTCTGCGTTGTGCATGGCCCAAGGCAGACGTGTGGGAACCGTAGGGATTACAGAGTCGTGTGAGATTATTAAGCCGTTCTTCTTCCTAGACACTGTCAGCGCTCCGGATGACGAGGTCAGCGGTTCCTGCGGCTACAATGACTTTGATGGTGTCAGCAGGGACGGCCTCATCCCAGATGTCAGTTTCACCAGGGTAGAGAGGTGTGGTACCCGTAGTCATCGTAGCAGCGCTGCCTTCAATGGTGTAGCGGACAAGCTGGGTATCTGCGTTGTGGATACTGAGGTAGGAACGACCACCAGGTGTAGCAGCTAAAGCTGTAGTACTAACGTTAGTTGCTTGATACGCAGTTTTTGTGAACTTTGGTGAACTCATTAGTCTCCCTCATTTAAGATATCTATGACACGCATAGTGATAGGACTGAGGCCTACGGGAAATGCTACAGCCATATCTTCCCAAGGTCCACCACCCTTCAAGGCCTTAACCTTATTGTCGTAGACTTTCTTAGCTGCAGCGATGTCTTGTGGAGTACAGCCGTAGTTCTTAAGTCGGTTAGCGATCTCTTGCGTATTGATATACGCTGTACCACTCGTACGCCACAGTTCGAGTTCGATTCCAGTGACATAAGCCTCAGACTCATAGAGGGCACGCTTACGACTTGAGAGCAGGTAGCCAAAGGTGAAAGGGACGCTCCCTATATCGATTAGCTGTACTGCGTGTGTATGCTCGTGCACAGCAAGCTTAATCTGGAACCACAGTGTATTCGTATCACCCTCCCCAATCACAGCGGGAACATAAATACGCCGACCAATAGTTGTAGTGAACCGGCTACGAAACACCTCTTTGTCAAGGATACCAATAGTATCCAAAAACAAGCCGATAAACCACATCAGCAGACTACCTTCCTTAGCGAAGACTTTCGTGTTGTATCTCGCGGACAAGTTGTCCCAGACCTTTAGGACAGCGTCCTTCGTGATTTGCATGCGTCTCCTGTAAAATCTAAAGTAAAGCGTCCTACAACCTACAGACGTGAGTATAGTCTGTAGGTTGTAGGACGTCAAGTGCATTGAGTGGCCTAAGTCTCAAAGAACTCAAGACCTTTGCGGAGAAAAGGCATGTCCGGCAATTTCCCACCTGAACGACGTTTCAAGTTCTCAGGGTCGAGGGATGTGAGTACGTCGGTAGGGTCCCCACCAGACAAACACAGCGCAGGAAGTATGTAGTCATAAACGTGATGAAGTCTCCTGTCAGTAATTAGATCAGTGTCTATTCTGACGTGATAACCACCTTCTAGGCTTGAGTATATTGTAAAGTAGTCCACGGGATCCCCTCCGTCAACTTGGGCTGTTAGCGATACGCGGGTCCCTTTAGAGTCATTGACCAGGATAGTCAAGTTCCCTTTTGTGTACTTACACGTAGGTTCCTCCTCATCTTGAGATAGGTACCATTCGCTACCTCCTAGTAGCGCTAACGGAGTACCATCTCCCAGCCAGTCCTGGTAGGTTAACCAGCTGTAGTGAGACCACTCGTCCCATAGGAGCCAGGACAGTGTTACAGGGAACCTTCCAATTCCTTTTGTTTTATACCCGAGTTTATCGAGTGACGCGTCAATTGTCTTGCCTATCTGAGACCATGAACCTGGGCGGGACTTACGAGGGATGAGTATAGTCGGCATACCTCGAATCTCCGCGAGTGATATCGCCTCACCAGAGCAGAGACGTGCATCCCTAGCTTCGTATAGACGCTGCCGAGCGGCATCTACGACGTCCATCTCTAGTTGGACGTCGGCATGAGGGACTAGCCCCTCGTTCCAATTATTTTCAACTAGCTCACAGACCTTACTAGCCTCGTAGTAGGCGTCTTGTAAGGATTCGAGGTGTTTAAGTGATGGCATGTCTGTCATACTAGACCTCCTGTATTTAGTTTCTAGACCCAGTATCGTTGTGTAGTTTCTAGACCCAGTACCAAGGAAGTAGGTCATCATCAACGAATTCGCTGAGGAATTCATCAATCTCATCTAGTGCACGACCTGTTTGACATCGCATAGGAGATACGATTAGCTTAGGATCCCCACCGCTCGCAACCCAGGCAGGTAGCAAATAGGAGGTTATGTGACTTAAGAAGTCGGGAGTCCAGAGTTCAACACAGCCCTTAAGACTAGCTACATCGCCCTCCGTGGATACACCCATTGTGAAGTAACACATACTCTTAAAATTGCTTGTAGAGGGTTTACTCCCTCCAAGAGGTACGAGGCCTACGTACCTCCATAGTGCAACGGTTACAGCACCTTCTGAGGGAACACGGATAGCGAATCGCCCTGTTGAGTAGGTGAAGTCGTCACCATCCTGTTCCCAAAACCCGTTTGATGCGACACCTCCAGTGAGGTCGAGCTGATCTAGAGACGCCCACGAGTCTAGTGACCACTTGTCTCCTAGTATCGCGGTCAACAGTACAGGGAACCTAAGCGGATCTGAGGGTAGTGACTTCTCAATTATGTAGTTTAGTGCCCGCCACTCACTGGGACGTCGTGATACCCGCATAGAGTCAAAAGGAGTGTTTAGTAATCCCTCTGACGTGGATCTAGCCTCCGCGGTCTTCTTAATACTCATAGACCCCCCGCATTATGTAATATATGCTTGACGCTCCATCCAGGGTTACGAGACGTGAACAGGTCTTTAGGGCTGTTGTATTCCTCCCACCGCTCAAGCATCCGAAGGGAAACGTCGAGTGGGACTCCGTGAGTGTTGCGCTTATTAAAATCCGCAGCTTGATCTGCGTCTGAGCACTTGATCTCGTGTATGGTCACTACGCCAGGTGTGTACGCCAGCGTAAACACGTTTGCGTAATTGATGTACTCCCACAGACGGGAGTTTGTGTTATCCAGGATGACTCTAGCTGTTGCGCCCGCGTCAACGGTCTCTATAAATTTGCGCATACAATGTGAATGCGCCTCCCCTCGTTGCCAAGGTGAAAAGTTATAGACTCCCTCACTGTCAGTGAAGAAGTCGTCTGCCGAGACGACAACGCCGTCGTCTCCTGCGAGTTGGTGAGCCAAGGTACTTTTACCTGACCCAGATAGCCCACGCATAATAATGAGTTCCATGACGATAAGCTCCTAGTTGCTAAAAGAGAGTCAAGACTGCTTGAGTGCCAGGTCTAATTACCTGACACAACAATCCAACCCTCGTCTAGAAATACTCTTACACTCTTATACCAGTTTAGTATAGATGTTTAGAGTCGTCTGAGGTCTTAATTAAAAAGAGGGTACCCGTACACTCCACGGTAAATACCAGTTAATGGTTGTACGGGTACCAGTGTTTGTGTCTGATAGCTCGTGCTATGCTATCGAAACAGAGAGAATCGCTAGAGTGAACAGCGAAGTAGACTCTAGCGATTCTCCCAGGGTAAACCTTTTTTAGGCGAGGTAGCTACCTTAGATTCGGCAGATATCTTAGATGACGAGGCAGATATCTCAGTGGAGGCAAGATCCTTATCCCGCCGCTCAACACTATCTTTTACAGTAAAGCCATCAGGGTAGCGAATCTTGAGCTTTGAAGTATTATAGTTAGCACACATCCCAAGTTGCATACCTAGAGCGTCGCAAAGGCTCGCGAGGTAGTAGAGCGTATCCCCTACCTCTTCAATGACTTTGACTATGTTGAGCCTGTGGCCTTGGTACCTGAACTTCTTTACCAGGTCCAGTATCTCCCCGGACTCCCCGCCGATGCCTAGAGCAGCATTGAGTATCTTATCGTCATTACTCAACGCAGGATTTGCTGTACGCAGGCAGTCCTTTTGGAACTCTGAGAATGTCATGCTAGGTCACCTCCATAGATCTTGAGCAGTCTAAACTTGATAAAGGTTTTTACACAGCTAGACAGCCTACCACCTGCCAGTGCTTTACGTAGGGAAGATGCAGTCCAGCTTTCGATGTCTGCTACTTTAAGATTTCGAAGCATAGTGTTACTCTCTAGTAAAGTGTTACTCTCTAGTAAAGTGTTACTCTCTTCTAGTAAAGTGTTACTCTCTTCTAGTAAAGTGTTACTCATAAGTTTCCTCGTCTAAGGTAGGGATTAAGATTGCGACGCCATCAGGGTCATAGTCTTTGTCAATGTTGTTCATAGCGCAGGATACAGCGTCCTGGGGTTTTCTGAATCTTTCGATGTGTTTAATGCGCGTCTTATCGTCTAGTACGCATACTACGTACTCAGCTGTGTAGTCTACTGTATTGACCTGTGTTATGCGAGCAATCGTTACTCCGTCGGAAATACGTTTGATAGATAGGCTAGGTGAGTAAGGCTGGTTTTTGTAGCCGTGTGCTCTCCCTTTCTTCACGGAACAACGGTCAACGAAATATTCTCCACGGAGGAGATGTGCATACTCTCTTGTAGCCATATGTCTCTCTCGCTAGCGGCTAGCATTCCGCCAGGTGTATCTTACGTATGCGCGACCACGCTTTGTAGCCTGGTAGACAAGTTCAAATGTGCTGGAACATACTCTAACGCGAGCGAGTCGTACAGTTACTAAGTAAGGACCGTTTCGCTGTGTTGGGGGATGGACCCACATACCTCTAGGAGTGTTGTATAGTGTTTCCAGGAACTTACCAGCGCCTACGTATAATGGGAGCAAGTCGCCCCCTGGGCCTTCGTATATATAAGCAATACCACTATCAGTGTGATGTATGACAGGACCTAGCCCCCCAGGGCTGATGTCTGGGATGTCGGGTGGCATTTGAAGTATCTCCTACTTTATTATAGGGACAGTGCGAGTAGGACAGTTCAGGTATGATTAGTATCTATAGGACTGGTGGGACTCGAACCCACACTTGAGGGATTTTAAGTCCCTTACCTCTACCAATTGGGTTACAGTCCCACACGGTGTAGTACACCGCGGATGTGCTAAGTTTTGTTGGTAGACGCACCGCGTGCTAGGCTGCGGATGTAAGCGTCTTTAATAGCTGCACGCCATCTATCAAACTTATCCTGATAACGCCGTCGGCCGTTGTACCACCAGATAACCTCTGAGGGAGGGATACCAGACTTCCGAGCCTTGACAGCCAAGTAGGCTAGGTGGTAAGCGAGTATTTTAGCTGAGTACTCAGGAGTTTTTAGAAGATTGCACTCCTTTTCTATCCGGGACTTTGAGTTTTTGATCTTGGAGTAGGGCGACACAGCCCACTTCGATGAGAATCGAGCATGTTGCTGTGCTAGACCACAAGCTCGACCTCCATCTCCTAGCGCTCGTGGCATCCACCTAGATTCAAGAAAGATGATTGTGACAGCGTCGAGGGGGTCGACTCCTGCAGCGCGGCTCTCCTTAGCGACAGCAGTAACCCATGGTGTGATCTCTGCCTTCGTAAGTCGAGAGGAGTCGAGTCTAAGTGCACCATAGACAGCATTTATGAGCGCCAGAGTCTCAGGAGACGAATTTGCTGTATTATACACTGTGGTTTTGGAGCTAAGAGCCTCTAACCCTTCGCTAGAGTGTACGTTTGTCTTTCGCATTTCGGCACTAACATCTGAGGCTAATAAACTTAACGCGGCTAATAAACTTAACGCGCTAAAAAGTAGCACGACGGAAAACTTATACATATAACATACCTTTATTCTAGGGTAAATACAGGCAGCCATCTCCGCATGCTTCGGTCTAACGGACCAAGCTTAGATAGATCGTGGAGTTGGTACCTGTGACGTTGGAACATTGTGAAATCTCGACGTGTAAATATCCGCCTACGGTGGTCTACATTCTTATACTTTGAAGTGACTTCGATGTAGGTAAATTGGTTAGTGCAGGTCCACACTAGGACTTTTATGAGTTCTTCTAGGTCAAGCCGAGTGGCGTCCCCTTTGGAACCAAAGGTATAAAAAACCTCAGACTCTCGGCTAGCTGAGAAGGTGTTCCACGCTACGTCGGTGAAGAAGTCGTCTAGCTCAGAGTCAATAAGACTTAGAGTTTCGTCGGGTATCCGAGCGCTTAGCGTAATGCAGAGAGACCAAGGATCTACTGACATATGAAAGACTCCCTCTCAACAATACTACCCGTGTAATGCATCATAATCTTCTGAGTCACTGAACTCGAAGCAAGTCTTAAACACAGTCCCCATTTTATCAGGGAAGCACTCTATAAGAACGACTTCAAGCCATACATACTGCTGAAATACGTCCCATATAATGCTCGCAACTCTACGCGCGATCCTAGGGTGCTTAAGTTTACTCTTGAATCCCCTACATGTCCAGACACCTTCCCATTCATAATAGTTGTCTTCAATGTTATGGGTAGACAAGTGTAGGAGAGGTCGGGTGGGTGAGATGCAGGGTAGACGATCTCGTAGGCACCTATTAGCCTCTATAATTTTAGCCACGTGTTCGCTGTGGCTACGTACAGGTATCTGGAATACCTTGAGGTGTATCTGCGTCTTTCTATCGGCTGCCATGTACTAGCCCTCCTAGGTAGGTAACCTCTATAGCATATTATACAGCCCTCTCAGGTCCCGTCAACAGTTATAATGATATTTCTCAAGAACCCCTCAATGTAGACAGGGACCTCTTGGATCTCCGGACGGACCTCAAGAGCCGGAGATGTGTTAGTAGAGTTTCCTCTATTAGATTTTATTAATATAGGAGGGTGTAATATCTGTAAACCTCTTGTGAATTTAGGTGAAGTCCAGGTAGATAAGGTTATAGACGCGGGGTAGAATGTCGGCTCGTCTACTGGGGTTGTGTACACAGTACAGTAGGTAGCACGGTGTGTCTTATTGAACACAAAGTCAGAGATACCCAGAACACGGTGTAGCGAACTCTTTAGTGTGACACACCCAGTAGGGCTAGGGTCTAAAGAACAGAGGTCTCTGTAGAATTCAACAAGTTGATCTTTTGTGTATTTTGGAGCTCTGAAAGTCAGATTCCACACGTAGGCTGGACCGTCGTACGTTACTGTTAACGGAGTGTAACTTACTGGCGCCCGTTCCTGTGCTAGTTCCGCAGCAGACTGATCAGGGTTGTTAATTTCTTCAGTTAGCGACCATTTCATTACAGCTCCCTGAGTTTTTATTTAACTGAGTACGACTACTTTACGGTAGTCGTAGGCTGATTTCCTGTTTTGTAATAGATGCGTTTGATAGGTCGGAATGTTGAGGGCGTTGATGCTCTCAAGTTTCCAAGGTGCAAAGCATGTAGGAGGATCGATAGCGTTACCCTTGAACAGGGCCTTAGAATATTTGTTCAAGTTTTTGGCAACATTATCGTACATAGCTCCACCGACATTATAGATCTTATTCTTGTTTATCTCACGGATTAGCAGTGTGTATAGGGCGAGTTCTGCCTGCATACGACTCTTGCATAAGACCAGGTATCTACTAGGGAATATAGTGTTTAGAGGGAGATTATACGGGATAGCATTCGGGTCTACTCTAGCAGTGATGTAGAGTGTATTTCGCTCTGAACCCCGCCTATTAGACAGCATGAACCGCATACTGTAGTTTGTGATAATGCTGAACAGGTAGAGAGCCTGTGTGCTTGTCAATAGACGGCGGATAGACTCTGGCGGGTGGTAGAATCCACCAACTCTATGTAACCTGAAGAAGTCAAGCATCTCGCGAGGGTTTATTTGTAGAATATCCCGAGGCGCCTGTACTCTTGATATTATCTTAGAGAAGGATTTGCTGAGCTTGATAGCTAGCTCCTCTTCAGATTTCTCACTGTCTATCTTGTTGCGTTTTGCGTAGTATCTAAAGAAGCGCCTGAACGACATAAGGTCCACGCGTCCGATCCTGACAGCGTTTATTGACTGTGACGGGTACTTAAGGCGGATCATAGACATCAGCCGCCCTGCAGTTTTCTTAATTACCCCGCTCTTTCTACCTGTTGGCGGTAGGATCTTAAATAGCATCTCTGGCGTGTCAACGAAATAGTATAATTCAGGTTCAAAGTCAGAGTTTATAACTAGACTCTTTTTCACGTTTCGCATAGCTACGTAGTCTGTAGGGTTTTCCATCGTATACCTGTCTATTGAGCTTTCCCTTATACACCTGTCTATTGAGCTATCCCTTATACACCTGTCCATGCATTAAGGATTGGGAGTAAGTCATCGTTAAGGTACCATGTCTTTTCTGTTTTAGTTTGGACGTACAGCTTCGTAGAAGTATCCCAGTATATGCCCTCATCAATAGAGATAGCGCCTACGGGTGCCCAGTAGACACCTGAGTCAGCGTAAGGGCTATAGTTAAGGTAAACTGTAATCTTGTCTAGCAGAAGGAATCCAGATTTTTTACCTTTATTCACTTTCTCGTCGTTTGACATATTCTTCATCCCAGTACTCTGAGTGTTTGGCGTTAAGTTCGTTATACCGTGTTGCAACTTCTTTAAGGTTATGTGTTTTCGTAGACTCGGTGCAGGTACTCATATGCTTTAGTATCCTACGACCATATGCTTTAGTTGATACCCGGGTATCAAACAGCGATACAATACCGTAGTCGTGTTGTGTACGGAGGAGCCTCCCCTCAGCTTGTCGGAGATGTTGCGTTGCAAAGGGGATTGAATACTGATTAAACGTGTCAGAAACACCACGATCTTTTAGATACAATAGTTGTGGGTCTTGAGGGCGAGGAAATCGTAGTTTAGCTACGATGACGCTACGGAGAGCTGGACCCTCTACGGAGAATCCTTCCCAGAAAGAATTAAGACCTAGGAGAATAGGGCCAGGATCTTCTGCTAAGTAAGCATCAATGCTTTGCTCTTCGAAGTCTTTTGTTAGGTCTCCGGTGTTTACTCTCAGTGATTGAATAAGTATCTCGCGACTGGTACATGACTCGTGGTCACGTAGTCTATCGTAGACGGAATCCATCTCCCTACGTGCACTGAATAGTATGACAGTCCCGCCGTCTGTGATACGTATAAGCTCGGCAGCATGCTTGATGAACTCGTCAAGATACTTTTCTTGCGCACTACCACCCTTTCTATAGTTTGAAGGGTCTATAACATTACGTCTAGGAATATAGAACACACATTGCTTGTCGTAGTTAAATACAGTGTTGACCCGATGTATAAACGCTCCATTTTGTAATCCCATAGGGCCTAGGATGTGGTTACAATGTAGCTCGTCATTCCTCTCCTTAACGAGTGTCCCGCTAGTTAGGACTACAGTCTTCAATGCTACTATATTTTGTATCGCGGCTTTAGGGATATGATATTTAATGGTTAGAGTAACTTCACCTTTTGGAGTTAGGTTTATACAGCTGAAGTTTAAACCACAGTCAAACATTGCTCTTAAACTTTTTACATCCTCGATTAGTGACTCGTAGGTCCTAAGATCAATCAAAGGGCCTAGGTGAGTGCCTATAGGCTGCGTCTCTGGGAATCTCAGCGCTTCGAGTGCAGCCTGCGACAACGCTGAAAAGTCTCCAGAGGTTATGACATGGGTACCGCCTCTACTATCCTTAAGGAGGTTTTTGAATGCGATGTCTAGTTCTAGCACAGCAGATGTTAGACGACTGATGTACTTAGTCGTGTTGTCTGCTAGCATCCCAGACCCTGACCTCGCTGCCAGACCTGGTAGGACTTTACTTATAATCAACCCACAGTTACGAAGTACTGTGGGTAGCGACACATCATCAGTGAAGGCGCTCTCTAAGTAGTCAACAAACTGATGAGCTTCGTCGAATATAATAGTTGTAGACCGGCTGAGGATCGTCTTAAAAGCCATTGAGCTTATTTCTACAGGCGTAACAGGTACACGTTGCTCAATGTCTATACGCGCTTTGGACTTCAGCTTAATCTGAGCAGCTACCATAGCGTGGTTTACAACCACTATCCGGCTGCCCTGCTGACACATCTTGATCTTATGATCGATGAAGTTGCACTCATCCCTGAACTCACACTTAGTGCAGGTCTTGTTACCGTATACGCCACACTTACGGAGATACTTAGTGAGGTGTGGATTAGCTGTGGTTATCTCTGCTAATGATAAGGAGCAGTCACTATATACCGAGTCGTTGATAGACTCTAGGTTAGTCGCATCTGCCTCAGTAAGACCACCCGACGCCACTAAGGTTGCGCACTTAGAACGGCAGAAATAGTTGCTTGCCCCTCGCAGCGCATAGGTCTTACTAAGATTGGTAGGCACGCTACCTGTGAGCCTTAAGATATCTGCGCAGAGTCTACCAATGTCATTGCTTACTTGGTCTTGTAGGTTCTTCGTCGATACAGAGATCACGACGTAAGCGTCTGGCTTCTCAAGAGCTGCAGCTAGGTAAGCTAACGTTTTCCCTGTACCAGTCGGTGCTTCTATAGCTATGACACTTGACTTAGGGGATAATACACTGTCGCGTATAGCCTCGTCGATGATAGAGGCCATCTGAACCTGTGGTTCTCTAACCTGAGGAACTATTTTAGTGTACATAGAACTAAGGAGGTCTTGAGGTGTCAGGTACAAAGCCCCTGAGCATGGGCATTTCCGTCCAGGATTTGATACGTCAACAGGGACGGCTCTCTTACATGAGAAACAGTACATTTGGGTCTCTTCAGGGAGGGATGTTAGTCTTTTGGAAAGAAGCCGCCGTACACGGCATCGAGGAAATTAGCATATCCCTGTTCATCTTCTTCGGCGTAGTGTCCAAGACCTGTGAGTATCAGTCGGCTGGACTCTGTATTAAAAGTTATTATAGCCCTTGGAGGTATAGACTCTGGCCCGTGATGGTAGGTTATGCTCCGCTTACCATTCTTATCAGACCTTATCAGGTTGATGTAACTACCATCAGAATCTGTGTTTATCTCTTCAGAGGCGTCCCATAGGTAGTTCCAGTGATCTAAAGAAATAGTGCCACTGATAGACATTGACATTTCCTTATCCGAGTTATAGTCTAATGTAGCTAAGGTTCCAATACCTTATACCAGATAAACAGGCTACACCACAACCAGACATAACGCAACTAGGGAGCTGACATGCTAACAGACAAAGAACGCAGCGAGTATAGAGACGATCTCAAGATTAAAGCTCTAGCTTCTGTTACGCTCAACGCCCATTATAATGGCGATGATATCTATGAAAGCTCTAAAGACTTTATGAATAAGATAGAGGAAGGGTACTATGACCCTGATGGCGAAGCAATGTCTAAAGCTATAGAAGAGGGCTCAGTAGTTGTTCCGGTCGTTGTAGAGGGTGAGATGGTTATGTCTAACTTAGAAACGTCTAACCTAGAAACGTCTACAGACGAAGAGTTAGTAGGTAAAGAGTTTCACGAACGTATAGCTAAAGAAGTAAGAGACCGCTGGAAAGCTGTTCGTGGAGGGAATATTAAAGTAGAGAAATATGAGGAAGACGAGGAAGGGCAGATGACTAGAACTCTCGTGTCTAAGGACGCACCTAAAGGTGGTGAACTCTCCGCAGCGATGCCAGACTCTGTCCTAGAAAAGGTAGATTCGTTAGACACCAAAGAGCTCGAAGAAGAAGTTTCCATCACTCCACAGAGTATCATTGGAGAACAGATCAAGGTAGAGAAGAGTAAGAAGGAGATATTTGAAGCAAAGCTAGAGTTAGCAGGTGTAACAAAGGAAGAGGCTTGGGAGATCATTGATACTATGATGCTCCAGAATAAGCCTTATAGACGCGTCTATCAGATCCTAGGAAACTTCTCTGTTGAGTTAAAGACTCGCGACGGTGGAGACATCGCAAGCATCAATGAGAAGCTTGAACAGTCCGCAGAAGAATCGGCGATGTCAGGGATCACGTTATCATATTTAACTTGGCGACAGAACTTAGCTGCGTCAATATGTAGGTACGGGGACACTCGTATGGATGACTGGACTGTTGAAGCTAGGATTGAATGGGCGTGTAACCTGCAAGAGGCCGTATACACTCTATTACTTGATAAGCTTAGGGAACTCGATCAACTAGTGGCAGCAGTGTTTTCAAAGGACTTCATGTCAAATTTTTAGAAAGCCCTATGAACAGAGCCCGAGCACATAGGGTGTGGCATGGACTCCCGCTACCAGAGAGGTATACATATCAGAGCATCCTCTTCAAAGAGATGTATCTACGGGAGAGGGATCGGGATGCAGAAGAGCTACAATTTTACATGAAAGTTTTGATGCTTTGTACACAGTATACAGGGGCTAAGCCCGAGATCATCCAAGAGTACATAGGCCGCGCAGAAGAGTCGGTTATTGCACATGTTGACGAAAGTGTACATACGACTAAGTATAAGATTGCTAGGTATAAAAAGAGAGTCATTGAGCTTGAAGCAGAGGATAGGGACTCTAAGAGGCTCCAGAGAGTTTCGACATTGACTGTTTAGTACTAGTACAGCTTATCCAAGATACGTTCTCTCAACGTAGGTGGGTCGTACTCATCACGTAAGGATCTGCCAGCTTCGTAGCCTATGTAGCCGAGTAGACCTGTTGTAGCGTATCCACCGATAGCACTACCAACATCTCCGATAGTGTCTTTGACTTTACGTGCGTAGCGTGGAGCTATTAGCATAGCGGCGCCTTCGGTAAGTGCTCCGGTGGCGCCACCGACATACGGAGCTAACGCACTGCCAATACCACCGCCGATTGCACCGCCACTTAACATCATCGGGATACCTGATGGACCTTCCTCTTTGATAGTTTCCTTAAGTTCACCCAAACCATAGACACCACCTGCAACTGCTATAGCTGACGCAGGTACGACGTCCTTAGCAAACTCTAAGATATCTAGATCCTCGACCTTGATACGGCTTAGCTTTGTGTTGACCTGCGGGGGATTAGCAATGCTCGGATTAGCAGCTCCAGGATTAGCAGCTCCAGGATTAGCAATGCTCTCTTGTCTCGCACGTTGTCTAACTGACTCAGCGGCTGCTGATTCGCGTGCTTTGCGCTCCGATCGTCTTCGGTAAGCGTTGCGGAGTGCTACTTCAGTAGCTGCGCCAGCTGCAGTGGCGGTTCCGACGATTCCACCTGTTGCAAGGCCCTGTGCACTTTGAGATATTAGATCTACGGCACGTGGGTTATTAACAGTGAGGTTGGGTGCGTAGGTAGCTAATGCTCCGCGAGTAAGACCACGTACGTATTGACCTCCGAGTGTGGCTATCGGTGCACTCGCCAGCATCCCAGCTATACCACCTATTGTACCGCCGGGGTGTGACTTCCTAGATATCTGTGCTGAAGCAGCGTCAGTGATGCGGTGGCCGACAGTCCCGTGACCTGAGGACAACGCTGTTGCACTCTGTAATCCAGCGTCTCGGCCAACAGCAAGGGGATCAGCTAGCGGCTTAGACTCTATTCCTGAGTACTTAGCAGCACGGATGTCTCTACTACTCTCCATCTTTCTCTCCCTTATCATCGTTAGGTAGTGTAGCGAGAATATCGTCTAGAGCTTGCCAGGATGAAGCAGTGTCTATCTTGATACGCTGTTCACGTGCAGTGTCCCGAGCGCGTATAGACTCTTCTTTAGCGCGTGTAATACTCACGTCTAAGGATTCCAGCTGCGTGTCTAAGTTTTTCTTTAGTATCTGACTACTCTTATCCTTAACACGTTTATCCGCTTCTGAAATCTTGAGTAATCGATTAAGCCTATCATAGTTACCAGAGCGTGATACAGCGTAGACGACGCCAATAAGAACGACTACGACACCTAATACGTAAACAGCTATAGAGTCCATCTAGTTAGGCCCTCTCTCCAGTAATCTTGAAGGTGAACGGTCTATACGTATTGGTATCCGAGATTAGATCGCGACAGTAGACAGAGAAACCTAGGGTCGTTTTAGATCCACTTTTCAGCATAAAAGCGTAGAATATTGTACCAACAGCACCTGACGGATCATCTGGTTGGATATCAACGTGATAGCTGGTATTCTTCATAGAGAAGCTGCCGAAGAGTACAACTATCTCATTAGTTGCACCACCAGATTTTACTGTGAAATTTCCAGACCACGCCGCATTAGACTCGTATGTAAAAGGTGTTAGAACATCCACACCTCCTGCTGAGACTATCTTAGCCCAGGCCACAACGGTGTTATGCGCGGTAATGTTTCCTAAGTAGTCTATGTCTACGTTGTGTGATGTCCCTGCCTCGTTATACGCATTCAGTCTTAGGACCGCTTCGCCAGCACCTGTAGGCGTTTTGATCCACTTGGTTGTGATTATAGAAGCTAACTTCGAAGTGTTCCCACTATTGTCTAGGTAAACTCTATTTTCGAATCCGTACCCAATAATGGGGGTTGCGGTCGTGTTAACATAGGTACGATCCGTCATCATAGCGTCTGTGAGATTAGTATCTAGACCTCTATTAAGACTAGCGCCACTTACGATAGGAGCGTTAATCCCTATACGACCGTCTGCGCTTATTTGTAGAGCTTGAGTGTTTAACGTCCCAGACTGTTTAAGAGCTACATGGAATTCTGATAACTCTGCCGCGTTAGCCGGATCGCGCCATACGATCCGTGTGTCCCCGGCCTTAGACTGTGTTCCTACACTATTAGCGAGGTATATGTCTTGTGATGCACCGAGATCCTGGAGTCCAACACCTCCACCCGTGACATCTAGAGTATGTCGTACGCTAGGGTTAACTGTGTTAGCTGCAGCGCTGGTCTTTCTTATGGTGAGTGGCGCGCTAGAGTGTGCGTCGCCTCTGAGGTTAATTCCAACCTTATCGCTGGTTACGGAGAACGCCTCGTCGGTTAAACTTGCAGTACTAGCGTCTTGATCGCTTATCTGCAGTGAGAGGCGTACTTCAGGATCTCCGCCACCTGCGAGACGGTACTGGAGTTGGGCGTGGGTCCCAGTAGTGTAAGCACCGCCGCCAGCTGAGAAAGTCTTTAACTCGTGGGCGTTGTGAGTCTTAGTTAAGTCAGTAGTGTTACTAGAGTCTCCGTACACCGTGTTACTCGTAGACCCTTCAACGGAGAAGTCGATATCTCCGCTAGGTTGCGTCTTAGGGATACGTAGTAACACAGACGCGACTTGGGTCTCCTTAGTAGTTATCGAGAGTAATGTCGCTTTGACTGTTGAGTTAAGGGGTGCAATCCTGACTTCTAGTAAGCCAGCACCTTGGTCACCATCAGCGACTACTGTAGACGTCCTGAGCTTAATCTGTGCGCGGATGCCTGCGTAATTAGCAGTAGCATGGTTACTAATCCCGTCAACTACAGCGAGGTCAGAGTCAGCAGGTAGAGCTACGTCAGTATTACGCCCGATATAGCGCCCTCCAGCTGCGACGCCGCCTAAGTGTATCGGTGCATCAATACCAGCATTTGCAGCATCGGTCAGCGTATTGAACGCTAGAGCTATAGCGTTTAAGTCGTCCTGGATAGAAGGTGATGCTCCAGTAACGACCCGACCTGTTAATGCGTTTGCTAAGATAGACGTTGCATGGAGAGACAGCTTACCTGGAGTTGTATTCGAGATTGTAGTCCCGTTAACGAACACAACTTTGTTGTTGAATGCTTTGCAAATTGGGATTAATACTCCGCCACCGAGACTATCGTCTATGTAGCGTGAGATATTCTTCAAGTTAGAGGACAGCAGCGCAGGTATACCACCCCCTGTAGTAACTTTTGACAGGAGAACTTGTTCGTCCGCAAAGTATACTGCGAGTGTGTCCCCGTCGCGAAGCAGGTTGTCGTTAGTAGCAGCAAAGAAGCTGGCCATAACAGACCCGGAGACTGAGAACATTACTGTCTCTAATCCCTGGCGTAGACGAGTTTTTGGAATCATGAACGCTGTGCCGGCAGCGGACACTGTCATCGTCACAAGCGCATTAGCTGTTGCGTTTCCTAGTATTGCGACACGTATATCATCTACAGTATGAAATGGCGCGATACCTGAGACTGTAGCTACAATTTCAGTAACACCAGGAGTGAAAGGCTTGTTAGCTACTGTAGCTGCATTACCTTTTATTTCAAGTGTTACTAGAGGTTCAAGCTGTGACGATGCTACGACTGTAATACTTACCCAGTGACCGCCCTCTGAAGCTAGGCTATTTGACGTCAGTGTGAAAGTAGCTGCACCGTCTGTAAAAGTCTCCCACGACAAGAGGTTTTCATAGGGGGTCGCAGCGTCACCAGATGCTCCGCCTCTAGGCTCGCCTGCAGACATAAAGTTAAAGAGGAACATTGTGTCAGTTGTTCCGTTTCCTATGACTATGCGTCCTTCGTTTCCAGCAGGGGCTCCTCCACCATACGTATCCCCATACGTTATCAACGTACTACCAGACGTCGTGTCTAGTATCCAGTTACTGAATCTGTCAGACATGAACGAAGCTATGTTAGCTACACGACGAAGAGTTTCAGTGCGTACGCGTAGATTCTCATGAGGACGGTTCGCGACTGTAGGAGTTGCAGCTTCAGCGCCGATAGGCTGGATAGATGAAGCTTGGTCAGTACCATCATCAACTATAGTCGTTAAGTCTACATTCTTATTGGACATCAGTGTTGCCTTTGATTAAACGGTTACTGCTTTAAGGATTATCGCCCACTTCATCTCAAGAGCGAATTTATCTGTTTTAACGAAGGGGCTTATGACCTGGCGTGCAACACACCATACGTTATCAGTACCTGGGACCCAACCTCCTGGTGCTGGAGGCGCAGCTAGTGTACCTTTTGTAAATAAGCTAAAGCCCGCAATGCTTGTCCCAACTCCTTCTAGTTTGTCAAGGGAGGCTTTAACCTCAGCTACTACAGTGTCTGAACCTTCTGAGCTGTCAATCTTGTCACCGTCAGCCACGATCTTCTGCGCTACAACTGTGGAAGCTGCATCAGGCCCAGTGTCTGTAATAGAGGGATTAGCAAGAGCGACTGCACTAGCTTCAAACCATATAGAGAACAACTGGTTCTCTACTGCAGCAGGATCTGTGGCCCGCTGAAGTAGAAGCCGCATAATATTTGTAAGAAACGCAGTTGTTACCTGGTTTCTCTTATCAAGAATACATACACGCTCGTCATCCGTTATTCGGTATATACGTGTCCGGCCGTAACTAATAAATCCGTTGGCCATCAGGTTGAGCTCCTTACGTGGTTTTATAAGTCGTGGGCCTTAGGTGTCAAATAGGCTCACTTCTACTGGAAGTTCTTCGATAAAATTATCTCCAGCGACAGTCCCTGTTGGATTATGGACGCTAGGTGTTAGTGTGTAGCCTATCTCAACAGGTGTTTGACCCCAGCGTCTCTGGGCTCTAAACTTCCATGAGATTATACCAGAGGTCATAGGAGCTGTATAGTCGAGGTTACTAGAAGAAAAGACCAAACGCACAGACGTCGGAGAAGGTATCGAGACTATCCGACAGCTATCGTACACTTCTGGCGATCCAGGGTACGTAAGCGAAATTTCACGCCCTACGTCAAGATCAAAGAACGTTGACGCTGCGTCAGTCATAACATTGTTACCGAGGATTATAGACCCCGCTGAACCGGATAGAGTGTAGGCGCTATGTGTAACGAAGATACCTAATGCACGGCGCGCCCCAACAGCAAGACAGACATCAGAGATTACAGCAGCACCTACAGGTGTAAGCTTGAACGCTATAGGGGCTCCGCCAGTGTTGAACATCGTAATAGGACTCCCAGCAGCGTTAGACACGCTCTTTATGATACCTGTTGCTAGCCAGATGTTTGCACCTGAATCCCACAGCATAACTTCTAGTGTGTATACTCCTGCTACACCACCAGACTTTAGGTATGCAGAGACATAAACTTCGGTTGCATATGTAGCGTCGAAAGCTCTGTGCAGAATCAGACCATTAGCGTCGAAAGGGTTTGTAGGAAGAGCTACAGTATTTAACACTTCAGGACCAAAATACCGTTTGTTCCAGGTTATGTACCCATTAACTAGTGTGTATGAGTCTCCGTACACCCAGCCCCCATTCATAGTCAATGGGTTAGACATGACTCTGAATAGTTCTTCAGGTAATACAGATAAGCTACGTAGATCATCAGAGAAACTAGCTAGGTCACTAAGGAGCGCAAAGGGTTGGTTAAGGAGTAGAGTGTGTGCTGGTCGACCTTTAACCACTATATCTGAGATGTCCGCTTGTAGGTTAACAGAGTCTATAGACAGATCAGTCAGGTCGTAGCTCACCCCGAATATATTTGAAGACACTAGGCTAGCTGTAGTTGTACCTAGCGTGAGGTGTGTTGGGGGTTTGTTAAGTATTACTACAGGTATAGACATATCGAACGTTACGATTCTAATAGGATGGTTAGCCGCGGTACCATCTACGTTGCTAACATAGAATCCACTAGTGCTATCCCATATTAAGGAGTCGATAACATTTAGACCGGTTCCTAGACCTTCGACCCATCTAACTATCCCACCAATGTATTTCTTATCCAGGATAAGTTTATTAGCAGGGAGGAATATAAGCTGGTTTCCAAACATAAAACCATCGCCTGTAAGACTAGCGATGTATGTAGTATCTAGAGGGTTTGTGAGTGTTAGCTGTGTGTCACTAAGGACCGCTTTAATACTATTCTGCTCTCCATTTATATAGACAGTCTTACCGATAAGCGAGGGAGTTATCTTTGACGCTCCTAGTGAGAAAAAAAGCGTATCAGTTGACCCTGCGACTAAGAACGCGTCTTGATAGTTAAGGATTGTGTTAGGGTATATCGCGCCCGCAGTAGACTTGCCGAAGTTTACACCGATGTCCCCGTAGTTCCAGCTACCATTAAACGTAGTCACATACTGGCGTGTATCTACGCGACGCTGAGCTTCTGTAGCTAGAGGTAGCGTCTTAGTCGGCAGCTTTTTACCGTAGAGCCATGTCTCGTCTATATAATCGTCTTCAAGTATGATAGCTTTACTTAGATGCTCAAGTTTGTAGAATTTGTAGGACGAGTTCTCAGGTAGCAGTAGATCATCTCTTACTAGTGCTGTAGGTAGTATGTAAGTATTTAGTGAAGTAGTGACTGTCGTAACACCGGAGTTGTCTACAAGACTCACTAGCGTCTCTTTATCTTCTTTAACTATAGGGAGCGAGGCCATAGAGTTAAGTGCAGAGTAAAGCGTTTTTATCGTCGGGCCCTTCCAGTAGTATTGTGACACGCCTTCGAGAAGAGTTTTGTACGTGAGACTAGAGACCTCTTCTTTACCAAGAAGTACACCGTATTTTGACGCTAGAGATAGATCATCGTAAAGTACGTCGACGCCTACTAACGAGATCTTACGAGCATTAGCGGGTGTACGAAGTATCCAGCCTATATTCGCAGACTGTACTGGAATCCTATGAATACTCAGTACTAGATTAAACAAGTCGAAGGCTGCTAACGACTCTGCTACAGTAATTACCTGCATGAAGTTATCAACGTTAGGGCTGGTAACCGTTACGATCTGGAACCAGCCTGTTGCGCCAATCTGGTCGCTAAGGAAAATATAATTTCCCACGTCATTAAGGGTTACCCGTGTTAGTCCAGTCAATATAGATACTATACTACCAACCCGCGTACATAGCGTTTGAGTCTGTAGAGCAGTAGATAGATAGCTCAGTGGCCTGTCCAAAACTACAGAGAGTCCGTTAGTCACAGAACTTACAGTGTATATACCCGAGTTAGCGGGGTTGTAGCTATCCTGTATTACAATCTCGTAGCCTACTGTACTAGAGAGTAAGTCAGGGTTAACCAGCTCGAAGCTTACGGTAGGATCTAAAGTAACGTAGCTCGTGTCTGTAGTTACTACGCGAGATGAGAATACGCCAGTGACCTTTCCAGTTCCAATAAGTCCACCAGAGTCATAGACTCTGATTGTTAGGCCGACGTGCTCTACACTGAAAACAGGTGACGGAGCTTCAAGCCAAGAGATGTTTCCCTGGTAGAACGTGGAGGTTCTACGAGACGCTACTATCCCTAGCGTCGTAAATGTACGACGGGTCGAGTTACGACTATTCAGCAGTGTATTCTGGTCTAGAGATGATGATGTGATGTGCGTAGGTGGTCGACCACCCGACACAAACCCATCTGTTGCTGCGTTAAGTGTATTAGACGTTAACGTCTCTATTGTCGTAGCTACACCTTCAATATCAAAAGGATTTGCTGAAAACGAAATTAATCGTCGTGTAGCTTCTAATGGCGCTCCAGGCAGGATAATAGTTGTGACATCGCTAACTGTATAGTCTCGGTCGTTCTCTAGAATGGTATTCTCATCTAGAGGTCTATCTTTGATAAACGCTACAGACTGCACCCCCACAGGGAGAAGGAATGTATAGAACGTTGTACCTGCGCTAGTAACGAGTTTAAGATCACTCTCAACGAATGAGATGACGGAGAAGTACTCGCGGGCATAGATAGGGGTATTTTGTAGAGTAGTCGACGCAGCTTCCCGGAGGAGAGTGAAGTACGACTCAGCCATTAAGGCCTCAGCTCCACGGTACATAGAGTTTAGGATAGGTGTATCAGTGAATAGCTCTGTCCAGAATGAATCGAGGTTCTTAAGATAGGTGTCTTCGTCTCCAGGGAATTCGCTCATAATTACACCTTCAGGAGGGAGATGTCACTGCGGGTACAGACATATCTCACAGTTCGATCACTAACCCCGTATTTCTTAGCGAGGGAGTAGAGTGCGCTGTCCGAAGCAGAGAGTAGACTAGTAGAGGATATTTCAACTATGTCGTAGGTAGTGAACACGATAGCATCCCCTGTGGGAGAGTATAGCGTGTAGTCCACTTTAACAGGTTGCAGTATATTTCCTATGCTCGTAAATGCCCGACGTAGGTAGCTAGTAATATCTCCTACGTTGAGTACGTCAGTAGCCAGGAAGTTGTTTACGAAGTCTACAACACTGGCTTTCATCTGATTTTCGTCAGGCGGGTCTTCACCAGTCTTAACAGTGTAGTTCAAGCTCATGCTAAGGTAGACAGGGTGGTAGCCTTTAACTAACGGGCTTGAGGCTACAACACGATCTGGAGAATCTTGAACGTATGCAGCCAGGCTACTAAAGTTACTCAGTGTGTCGTAGGTAACACGTAGTAATCCGCTAACGCGACTAGACGCGATAACTTCCCAGGTTAAGTTTATCTCATTAGCCAAAGCATCAGGATCATAGTGCCTTGAGTTTTTAGTTACGTTTACGTTCTTAGAGTCTATGACACTATCAATCGTATAAAGCCCTGCGTTTCCAGGGTTGAACGCCTTGGTCACTAGGATCTCAAGGCCTACGTCTGCTACAGTAAAGTCAGGAGCTAAACTAGAAAAGACGCCCTGCCGAGTTGCAGCATTCGTTACAGCGAGTGAGCCTTGGTTGCCACCTCTAGAGTCCACAGGGCCTACACGTATTAGTGTCGAGCTTTTAGTAGACTGGTGGTAGTTAGGGGCAAAGCTGATAGCTTGATACTCATAGTTGAGCGTCTTATCTGCTTTCATCTCTGGTGGAACATTAACTCTAGTTACGAATGACGCCCCACCTACTTCGGCAGATGCAGCAAGATTTGTGGTATCTACGAGTGTTACACTGTGTATCTTGTATATTGGGAGCCCGGTAAGTATAACTCCATCAGGCGAGAAGTAACTACGAGTTATCTGGCCAAAGTCTCGCTTGCTCATCTTATTAGCGTATGTAGGAGCATCGTCTCCAATAGAGTACTCGACCTTAGAGTCATATGCACTCACAGATATGCCACTAGTAGCAAACGTAGCGAGGTCGCCTTCAACGTCAATTAGTTCTACGTCCCCATAACCTTGACTGGTCAGATTGACGATGGATTTGATCTCTTTGTAGTAGGCATCACCCGCAGCCCAGAGGTATACAAAGTTACCGATGTCACTACTCGTGAACTTTGTATAGGGGACTGTAAGTATAAGTGTCGCAACAACGAGTGTACACTCCTCATAGCGGGTTCCGTTATGCAGGATTACAGGCCTGGCCGTCTTGAACGGCAAGAGGTCCTGGACTCTGAGGAAGTAACCGCTAACATTATGTATTAGATAGAGGCTAGGCTCAGACCCCTCAGTATTGTAGATTCGTAGTGTATCCCCTGGTTCGACCATACCACGCCAGTCAACTCCCATATCGATAAGCTGTAAGTCACGGAAGACTGTAATCAAGGGGGAGCGCTCTGTAGCTGGAGAACCTATAAGACCCTCGAATACTGTAGTGATGATCCCAGTATCAACAAAAATGTCTACAGAACCACCTGTGTGTATTGGTAAAGCTTCTGTGGAGATGGGAGATATATCCCGAGTCATCTCACTGTCTTCAGCGCCGATGACAGTGAGTGAGCTTATCTGTGGATAACCTTCTGTGAGAACTGTAGTTATTGAACGTTCAGTCAGTAGATTCCTTACAGTTATTGCGTTAGGGATCCGCTCTAAGAAAACATCAGCATCTTCAACGTCACTACCGTTTGTGATAGGCTCTATAGATTCGACTTTTACTATTTCAGCGAGAAATCTAGTAAAGTTGCTAGCTACTTGAGGAACGATGTGTGAGCTAGTTCCAACTTTCAGTGCTATGATAGGGACACGAAGCGTATACAGGACCTGAGTATTGCCCCCTAAACCTACGGATACGGTAGTCAGATCTCCAGTGTCAAAGATTAGTGGCTGACCTAAGTTGTTAAGGACGTAGTTAATCGTAGAATTGAACGTGAATATAGACGCGCTAGGTACAACACCAAACACGGGCTTATCAAAGTAGATATCTACTAAACCCTGGGCGTATCGACCAGCTCGTGGCGTGAGAAAGAAGTTAGCTGAGAAATTGATTATAGCCTCAGCACGCTCTTCATCGTCAGTGATAACAGCTATCTCTTTGATTCTTGAGAGCGTGCGTACCTTATCAGATAGTGAGGTGAGGTACGCATATGAGATAGCGATACCGCGTACCGCGAGATCTCGGAGGGTTGAACCTTTAGAGTAGTCAGCATCAGGGTTTTCAGCTGCTAAGAAGCTAGCTACAAACTCTTCAGCTTTCTGTATGTCAGACGCAGATAACGTTACAGTGGCCATTTATCAACTTCCTGTTCTAATGCCAACCAACATAGACTCACCGAGTTCGTTTACGAGAGACACGATGAAGGACACGCTCGTATCAGACAACTTTTCGAATGAGAGGAGTTCGTGGTTTTCTAGACGCTCACCTGCAGGGAAACTCTTACCTAACTGATTCTTTTTTATAATTGCCGTTGCCTGGTCTATACCAGCCGCTCCAACTTCACGAGCGTATGCGTCGTCAGAAGTATTAGAGTTTACAAGCTCGCTGAACACTGTACCGTAGTTAAGATCAAAGATATTAGAGCCTGGGCGGGTCATAAGGACTTTGACCCACTGCATAAGCACGCGTGTCTTACCTGATACACGCTGTATCTCTCCCGCCCCTAACCCAAAGGAGAACTGCACCTGATTGAGTTCGTCACTAAATAGGTTAACCCAAATGTCGTCTTTTGTATTTGCCAAGGTGTCACACTCCCCTCAAAAGGAGTCCAGTATACACTATTCTATCTCCAGACGTTTAAGTCAAAGTCAAAGAGTTTTCCGATACTACGTACGTGGTCTATCTTGTAAACTATTTTTTTATCGAGAGGAACGTCTGCAGCTAGAGGGTCTTTTGCACTTTGATAGGCGTCATAACGTGTGACGCTACTAAAGCCTGTAGCTCTAGCCGCATAAGCGTCTGGCATCACGAATCCGCCGTCAGGCAGCTCTAACCATTCTTTGCGAGTTAGGAATAACTCCCAATGCCACGGTTCGTTATTATAAGGTGTGAACCCGTAGTTAATAGCGTTGGAAGCTAGCCACGCGTAAACCTGTGTACCCCTATAAAAGTGGATACGTTTACTGTTGGTCCCTAGACCCTCTGACCTAGACGCAAAGTCAACAGATAGCCCGGTTTCGTGACCACTGTTATACGCTCTGAATCTGAATAACCGTTTCCTAGATTGATCTTCTGTTTGATCTGTCACCTTCCAGTATTTTCTAGGACCGTTAGGCGCTCTGGCTGATGGCGTAATGTCAAAGGCTTTGATCTTAGCTATCCACTCTTCCTTAGTATCTTTCTTTGGGTCTCTTAGACAGGACACTGCCCTTAGATCAGGGGTTACAGACCACGCGGCTTGTAGCAACTGGGCTAACTTAGTCGCAGCTCTCCAGTGGAGCCACTGTCTACCACCACCGCGCAGCTTAGCGTCTAGTAGTACAGCTCTAGGATCCGTCTTTGTTAAGATCCCTAGGTTTTTAACCCTAACCCTCTTCTCAGGTGGACCTTTAAACACTGTACGTTGCACTTACATCACCTTCTTTAGCATATCAGCTATTGATTTCTTACGCTGGTGAACTTGCCCAGGTGACATCTTAACCATCTTAGATATCTGCAGTGCTGTCTTGCGAGGCTTTCCGCTAAACCCAGTTGAATGCTCAAAGATGACTTGGTCAGTAGGAGGTAATCCCGCGTATACGTAATGTATCGTATCACGCAGTTTACGATCAGAGTCGCCATTATCCCCTAAAGACAAACCACCTGCATCGAGACTAGATACCAACTCGTTAACCCCGAGTCCCTGTGACTTTCGGACTTTATTGACATTCCACCCTAGATCATCGGCTAGTTCCATATCGGAAGGCGTCCGTCCTAGCTCGTCCTCTAGAGCCTGAGTTGATTTGAAGATGGCTTGACTCTCAAGCTTTTTATCTTCAGGTAGTCTTATAATATCTTGGTTCTGGTAGACGGTCCTGCTTATCTTACGCAGACCATTTGTTACGTGTGTATTGAGCGCCGCGCCTTTATTAGGGTCGTAACTATACAATGCTTTGAGCGCCAGGCTTTGAGCTGTACGATCTAGGGCGTAGTCTGGAACTTGACCTTTCCACATCTTAGTCTGGCTAAAAATAACAGGGGCTAGCGCAGACATCAGCGGCTTTAATGCTCCAGGCTTATGTCCACTGTGCTTCCAGTCCTTCCACAGCTGTATATCCTTTTGCTTCCTAGTGAGCTTAAAGACATCTACTTCTGTAACTTTTGCTGACTTTACCGATGCGGTCCAGTCTGCACTACCACCTTGCAGTTTCTTTGCCGGTGCTATGCTAGACGCTGTAGCAGGTAGCTTAGGCTTAGGAGCTGCAATAGGCTTAAAGTTAGTCTTAGGTGATAACGACTTTGGAGATAATGAACTTGCAGAGAATGACTTTGCTGAAGCAGATACCGAGTCCCCGAGACCCTTAGTAGAAGATCCTACGACGTTAGGGATCTTAGGGATAGAGGGCATCTTCAACAGGTTAGCGATACGAGCCATCTTCAGCTCGAACGATAGATTGACAGGGTAGCCAGAGGGTACAGGTGTAGAACGTTGTTTACCTAGCTTAGCCATTTTTTCTACGAGATCGTCTGTAAGCATGGTAGCTCCAAAGCTAGGTAGTCGTTAGTGGGAAATCTCTATTATAGATCCTGTTTCTATAGCGGAGCAGATACGAAACCCAAGGGAGTCGGGTATCTGCTGTAACTTCCCCGACCCTATTACCTAACTCAGTCTGTGCCGGTTCTTTCCCTGGTCCAGCCTCTAAGTTTAGTACCATAACATAGTACGAGACTAAGTGTCCCTGCGTCTCTACGATAAGTTTATCCTTAGCAACCCCTATGGACGCGTTGTGTGTCATCCACTCCTCTAGAGTGCATACAGGGCGGGCACAGTACTTAAGTCCATCACGCGTTGAGTTATTAAATATTTGAGCGTCCTTAGTGGGGTGGAACTCTGTTGATGGATTTTTATAGTCTTGTGCACTCTCAGTTGTTAATGCGATATCCTGTGGGTTCATACCTCCTGGAGATACAGACAGGAGTTTAGCCCAGTCGAATATCGTATCTTTGTCAGCGTCTCTAGGGAGGTTCTGCCAGAACAGACTGTCGTAGATTGCCCTCGCGCCTGAGTTACGCTGGAATCCGTTCCGATAGCTCTCAATAGGGTTAGCAGGTCCCGCGTCTAAAGGTTCTTCTTTGAGTAGACTAGGGTCCTGTAAGAAGTCGCTGATGTTACGAGTGTCGAACACTTTCTTTGGTACGTCAGAAAATCCAGGTTCTATTAAGAAGTCAGTAGCAGGCACGGAACTAGCTAGGTCGGAAAGCTTATCTTCGATCCTGGCTCCAGATACCTGATCCGTAGACGTATCAACACGCGCAAAAGAGTCAGGATTTCTAAGTTCTAACAGCTCTTGAAAGAACTCATTGAATGTCCTCGCATACGAATAAGACACTGACGTGCTGAATCCGTTAGGCGACATACTATGGTTTACAGAGACGACGTACATGAACTGGTGGTATTGTAGGGCGTCCTTATCGAATACTGCACCAGGGTATCCAGCAGCCACGTAGGGGTTGAACACCATATTAACTGACCCGTTCCGGCGTGAGTAGCGTTCTCTATGGTACTCATAAGCTGCGTAGAGCTTATAGACTTCACGGGTCGCATCGTCACCTTCTGTTGAGGCTACTGAAGCTTCAGTAGGGGTAGCTAGATCAGGAGTAGCTTCAGCGTCAGGAGGCTCAGCTATGCCAGGCTCTGACACTGTAACTCTCGTTGATACAGTCGCCTCGTCTATCGCGCTGATAAACTTGTCTATCTGAGAGATGCTAGAGAGTTGTGGGCTGAATTGCTTAGCTAGCTCTAGGACGCCTATGTAGTAGTCTTTAAGCGTAGCAAGGCTTTCGTCGTAGCCTCCTGTTCGAGCTGATGATACGTTAGTCCCATACTCTCTAACCTTAGTAGGCAGAGCCTCAGCAGCTTCTATAAAACCCTCAATCATCTCTAGAGGGAATTGATCCTTATAGATTGAGGAGTTTGTACTTAATATGGTGTTTAGTAGAGTACCGAGACCTAGCAGGTATGACCTCGGAGACGCAAAGTCAGCTGCTACACCGAGTACTGCAGGAGCTTTCTGCGCGTTAGCTAGAAAGTGGAACCACTGGGGTATCTCTCTGTAGGAGGAGACTGGACCTTTGAAGAACTCCTCAGGCCAGACTAGAAAATTGTGGGCGTTACGAGAGAAGTCACCTTCCTTATCTGCACGTCCTACGCGTTGATCGAGTTGATACTGTGCTATAGGTGGGAACGCAACCGCCATAACTTGGTTCAAGATTTCTTGAGACCCAGGGTTCTTATTGCCGCCGTTCGGTGCGTAGATATTTGAGTGTTGGCCAAATGAGGCGCGGAGTCGAGTAGGCTGACCTGCATAGTCTTCACTATAAGAGGTGTTAGTTATCAGACTTTTCCAGAGGATATTGCACGCAGGTGGAACTCCAAATAGCATCTGAGGTTTAGTCACGTGACTTAAGATCTTAAGACGGTCATTACCTATCTTAGTTGAAAAGGGTCCCCGGACTTTTAGGCTACTAGACTTGACTGCTACAGCTGGTGGGCTGAGCATTATATTGACTTCGTAGTATAGTGTCATGAATACTTTTCTAACAAGCTCCCAGACACTCCCACTATCTCCGATATTTGAAGCCATCTTTATAAGGGCGTTAATAGCCTCGTTCTGCTGTATGACGCTCAAGACAGGGAATAAAGAGTCTGTGTCCGTGAACGAAGTCTCGTAGCCTGGTAGAGGATTCCACATGTTGATAAAGTTAGTCCGTCGTAGCCACCTGTTAAACCAATGTGTAGCGACAACGGATTTAGTATCATTCGGCGTCGCAGTGTCGTCGTCCTTAGACAGAGACTCTAGTAGCTCAGGTGGTGACATCTCTATACCAGCAACGACTTTGAATACGTTATTCACGATATCAAAAGGGCGGGTAAGAGGCTCATTTGCGGAGGGTGATAGTCCACTATAGAACAGTGAGGCTGGGAAGATCTTAGAGTATGCTGCGCCTGCGACAACTGCATCCGCATCTGGATTACCAGTACTCGCTTTAACGAAATTAGGCATCGCTGTTAAGAATAAGAGCTTAAGCCTCTCGAATGCTGCAGCGAAGCCTCTACAATTCAGAGAGAGCAGTGCTGTCATAGCTGAAGACGAGTACCCTACAGATGTCACCTCTCCATCGAACATAAGACAGTAGACACCGTCGTAATATACAGTGTCTAAGTAGAATATCGTAACCCTTATACGATCTTCAGCACCTATACGCCTTAGATTTTTGTCAGCAGGTAGTTGTATCGTTGCTGTAGGAATATCCCAGACGGCTCCACGTACGCTTACTGCTGATACAGGGACCTCTACACCGCAGATATAGACTAGGTAATCATTAACTTGAGGGGTATTAACATTCTCGTAGGTAGTCAACTTATGCTCCAGATCATATGCTACAGGTCAACTTACGCTCCCGTTTGTACTTTATCACTTAGATTGAAAGCACTGAGGAACACTATAGCACATGAAGCTGCGATGTAGTACCGGCGTTGTCGACTATCTACTGAGTCTAGTAGACTTAACAGGTCTGGACTTATAGTTTGATTTACTAGTTCACCCAATGCCCTATCCCGCATAGGCTTTAGTCTCTTAAGATCAGCGTAGGCGCTGTCTACAGACCTGCGAGAATCTAAGTCGTAGGCCGCTAGAGAAAAGTCACGTGGGAGAAACCAGCCAAAAGGTATAATCAGCGGGGTTGCCGCAAGGAAGTAGGTTATTGATTTTCCAGTTTCGAGAGTCTCATTAGTTGATGAACACGCGGAAGCTAAGGCCAACCTGTAGTTGTTTATGTTTGAGGGGAGTGTGGTGGTCATGATGATTGATTCAATAGACATCTACTCAACTCCTGAGAATAGAGCCTCTGAGAAGCTAGCATTCACAGCAACAGGATCTGCAACAAATGAGGCCGCTTCTTCCAGGACGTAAGACTCTTGTGCGATAGTCACGGCAGTCTCCACGTCTAGGCTAACATCCGCTGCTGGAGGGGAGTCCATTTGTAAGGCAAACCGCTCTCCACATACTAGCGCAGAGACATTAAATGCTGATTGTAGATCACAGGGGTTTGCTACGCTGGCTTTACCTTGATTAGTTACCAATGGTGATGCTGAAGGGTTGATAACTAGGCTAGGTCGTGTATTCGCATCTAGTGCTGTCCTAACTCCTGCAAGATTTTCTAGTGCTGTAGGGTCTCCAGAAGTGAATGTATCCACTTCCTCTATTTTTGAGACCAGACCCTGCATGCTGAAGCTTCCTAGCATCTCCATATCTGCGCTAAGGCTCTGCGTAAGACTGTCAATCGATATAGAGTATCGCTTGGAGTCTAGAAGCAGTATCAGCGGTGCGCTGAATATCGCAGTTTTAGTCCCTCGGATCGCTGAGATGTATAGATCTAAGAAGTTGCTCCACCAGTTATTCTGCACAGTGTTTAGTAGTGAACCGCTAAGACTAATGTTTGGCGCAGCGAGTCCGTGATAGTACACAGCATAAGCGTCTGAGGTAAGCTCGACAAGCTGTCTCTTCTCTCTAAACTGCAGGTTTATCTGTGAGAGCCAGAAGTCAACGTAACCGTATCCTCCCCAGCTACCCTCTTTATTTTCTAGGCCAGAGTTAGCAGTAGCGCCTGTAGGGTCATTGGCTCGCGTTGTAAGAACCTTAAGGATCTTCCGCGCAATTGCTGAACCACTCGCGGTTTTGATAACCCGGTCTAGTACGAGCTTGCTAGGTAGAGGTATCATGAACCTAGCTTGCTTTAGTACTGAGTCAGGACCGTGACCTGTGTGGTACTTTGGTGAAAACGTAGGTGTTACCGCGTAGGTTCCCGCTAGCTCCCGACTACTCTTACTTTTATCAAGGTACCGGAACTCACGACCACCAAGTATCTTGCCCCTGTTGCCTTTAGTACTATTGCTCACTTGGCTTACCTACAGCTACAGGAGTATCAGACGTCTCAAGACGAATAAGGGTATCTTCTTTTAGAGCGAGGTCTGCGCACTCAAGTATAGACGGGAACTCAAACGTAATAGTATCCGTGAGGTTCATCTGTTGCCTGATGTAATCTTCCAAGGTACGAAGTTGAGCACCCGCGTCTGGGAATATATACTTAGGTTTCATTTTCTATCCTTAAGGTTCTTCGAGCTCTTTGTGACCTAGCATCGCAGGGATCTTATTCAGGTTAGTCGTAAGGGCGTTAACACCTCTATTAAAAGAGGTGATGCTACCACTGAATCTACGCTGGTTATCATTTGACAGTTTACGTAGAGAGTCTAACTGTTCTAGATTAGCTCTAGACGCTTTGTCCCCATCTGAGTAAGCTGTCGGATCTCTTACAGAGTTTGTTTCTAGCCCACCAGGGCCTAACATCTGGTTGAGGATCTTGCCTGTCTCCTCCTCAGACATAGTCCCACCACCTTCGTAAAGGCTCCTTATGGCGCTTAACTTTGAGGGGTCTAGATTAGCTTTCGCGAGAGCAGCTTCTAATGACTTAGGAGTTGTAAACTTTTTCTGTAGTTTCCCTCTAAGAACAGAGAGTCCGTCCTCACCTCCAAGATCCTTGAGGTCAATACCGATTCCTAGCTGACTCATTGTTGCTTTAATAGACCTTTGTGCTTGGAGTTTGGGTATTGCATTTCCTATTGATATCGCGGATGTAGCACTCTTCTCTACTGCCTCGAACTTCTTCTCAGTAACGTTTGTCATGACATTTTGTTTACTACCCATCTTCTTGAGGGCGTCAAGAGTCTTAGGTGGTAGACCTCGCATAACTTTACTAGCTGCAGCATACTTTTTCCAAAGTGCGCTGCGTTCTGTACTGTCCTTAGTCTTAGAGTTAATATACGCTGTAATTTCTGATTTACTTGCTCCAGATGCTGAGAGGAGCAAGAACGTGGCTACTTCGGGATCCTGCTCACCCATAACTTTGAGTGCTGCAGCATCTGAACGCTTATCTAAGTCTAAGCCGAACGCCTCTTCAATAGCCTGACTTGAGTTACCTATCTGAGTCGACAGTGTATCACGCCCTCTAGCAGAACTAACACCTCCAGCAGCTTCTATAGTACGTTTTGCAGCTTCATTAACTCCGCCGTTGCGTTCACTGATAGCACTCGCAAAGTCTTTTGCAAAGCCAGCGTCCATAGCTGCAGAGTCTGCAAAATCTGAGATATCTGTAGTAGACATCTCAATTCCACTTGCAGCCATCCCAGTTCTAATGCTTTCGCCTACCTGTCCAGCATTAGTCGCTTTATATGCTCCGTAACCGGCATACTCGCGCTTAGTATCCTGCTCGTCTAACATAGCGCTAACTGCAGCTTGAACTTGATCAGACGATACAGGCTTTCCTCCATTAGCACTTTCGAGTTGTTTTTTAACCCGAGCACTAAGTCGAGACATCCCACCTTCACCGTCAGTTTCTAGCGCAGCTTTCGATGCCGCTACGTAGATGCCTAGCTCTTTCTTATCATCAGCATATTTTTTCTTTAGGTCAGCAGGCCTAGTATATTTGTCATAGGTACCTACTAAGCCTCGGGAGGATATATCCCTGTATAGTAGACCCGCTGTCCCACCAGTTAACGGGCTATATAGTGAACTACCTAGTTCAAATAGCGAAGAGTTTATACCTGCAGCACCTGCCAAGTCTTCGACACCACCTAGGTACGATACGGGGTTTAGCGCGGAGGTGTTTCGACTGTAGTCTCTCAGAGCTGCAGCCTCGTTTGCGCCTACTCCACCACGTGACCCGTCTAGTGCAGTGTCCCACTCGTAGCCAAGATCTGATCCAGCCTGGACTACACCGCCTGCGGCTCTTGAGTACGCTGATCCGAATCCAGACACAGTGCCATATGCCGTCCCATAGATGCTGCCTTGTGCTAGTGCTGCAGCGTAGCTACCCTCACCTTTATACGCAGCATACATTCCACGGACCCCTCCGGTAAGTCCTCGGGTCGTATCTTTTACGGTTGAGAACATACCACCACCTACCTGGCTCGCGAATCCCAAGACTCCTTGACTAAACAGGGTCTGACGTTTAGACATACCACTAGTATCCTCTCTAGAGAGGAAAGCGCTTGTAACGTCTTTATCGCTCAAGCTGCTCAAGTAAGCTCGACCACTGTTCTCATACATGGTTGCACCACCAGCTTTGATCCTAGCGGTCTCGTCACGCCGCTGAGTCCAGTTGCTGACACTCTCGTTCATATCAGCGTAGCTACCACCTATCCCGCGCCTAAACCAACCTGTAGCAATATCGCTACGATTCCAAGCTCCAGTGAGACCTGTTGTCGCATCCCGGTTCTTAGCGGCAGCTTTGTCAGCAGAGAACTGAGACTGTCTAGACTCAGACTCAAGTCCTTGGACTACACCATCCAAACCTCCGTTAGCCAAGAGTTTTGACAGTTGGCGGGCTGAGGTCTTATCCCCGAGTACCATATTAGCTGCGCCTTCGAAGGAGACGTTACCCCCCATTGAGGCTTGGACACGGTCTATCTGGCGAACCATCATAGAGAAGGAGCCCTGGGGGCCTAAGCCTTTCGCCATCTCTTCTTTGAGATCGTCCATCGAGTTGATGAGGCCTTCAAGTACTTTTGGATCTGAGCTAGCCTTTGCGCTATCGGCGAGTACTTGGTCCAGGGATATCTTGTTAGAGTTTAAGTCAGAGAGTTTCTCTTTATCAATTGAGATTTTACCATCTACGACCTTTGTTAGACCTGGGATCAGCGCATCAGAGTTCTGGATGAAGGACCCAGTCATCTGCATAATACGCTGTGCCATCCGATCTTTACCACCGAAGCGGTCTATAGCGCTAGCAGAGTACGCGCCGCCAGCCACTGCTTGGTTTGATAGCGCAGCTCCAAAGATCCCCATTCGGGTACCCTGGAATCTGGATAGTCCCATAGTGCTGTAGTCTTGAGCGCCTCGTGCACCTTGTGAGTTCAACGCGTCTTGCAGCGACATCCCAGATATCCCAGCCCCGCTACGAAGCTCAGCAATATCCTGTGACATAGAACTCAACTCACCACCTTGACGTCGCAGGCTCCCGATAAGCTTTATGTTGTTCCTAAAATCAGGATCCCCTGTAATCTTAGCCACTGTCGCCAACATACCAGACACGTTCTTAACAACACCGACTATCTCATCTTTGTTTTGTGCGAACTCCATCAGACCTTGTTCACGACTTACAGACATGATGTCCATAAGATCACGTTTAGTGAATGAACCTGCAGCGCTACCTTTACCGCCTTGTCTTACGTTAGATAGATCGCTTAATGAATCTGAGACATACCCTGCAGAGTAGATATCTAATCCGCGTCCGGAGATATCTAGCGAACTACCCTGCATTACACCTTGGTTTATCCCTAGAGTGTTTGATATATCAAGGTTGCGCCGTAGAGCAGGCTGAAATACCTCTTGTGTTACAGCTCTTACGTATTTGTTCTGTGCAAGTATTGGAGCTGCTATACCGCCGATAGTTGCGCCAATATCCGAACCAGTAATGATACCTCCAGCAGATCCACCAGTCATAGCACCGCCAATAGCTCCGCCAGCTAGCCCACCTCCAAGACCTCCAAATGCTGCGGCTCCCGCAGTTGCTAGGCCCTGTGCACCTAAGCCGAGTGCGTCCTCTTCTACCATCCCGTACAAAGATCTAATATCTCCGGCCTGACGCATAGAAGCCTTCATCTCCCGCATAAAGGGATTCTGATTACCGACGATGTAACCTGCAGACATCTCAAGCGTGCTTGAGATAGCAGAATCTACGTAAGGCGTGGGATTTAAATTACGCTGTGCGCTCTGTAGTATACCTCCTACACTCCGCATTGCAGCACCCGCTCCTGCAAAAGGGTTGAAGGGAGGCAACGGTGGCATAATCGGCGCAGGTGGAGGAAGTGGAGGTAACATCATAGGCAACGGTGCTGCAGCACCCTGATAAGGGGGTGGACCTGCAAATGCAGGTAGCTGCATCGGGAGGAAACCAGGTGGAGATAGAGGCGGAGGTACTGGCAGTGGAGGAGGCATCGGCAGCGGCGGCAATGGAGGCACAGGGAGTGTCGCAGCGCTCGCAGCAGCAGAGAAAGCGTTAGCGTTTTCAGTACCTTGGGCGTATCCGGTGAATACCTGATTGGCGCCTTGTATGATGCTCTGGAGTAGGTCGTCTTCCACAGGTCGCCTCGCACTCTAAGCTAAAGAAAAAGAGGGTGGCATTCTAAACCACCCTCGTTGTCTCACCTAGTATACCTTAGAGTACGTGTTTCTACGAGTCAGCGAATTGGTTTTCTGCAGTTTTAGCAGCATCTAAGCTTTCAAACCTAGCGATATGGTCGTGGGCCATGCTTCTACATCCAATACAGGAGAGTCCCTGCTTAGGTAGACGAGAGTATTTGTGGCTTAGACTATGGTATTTCTGGCATCTGACACCTATGACCCAACCGTCCGTAGTAGTATAAACACGACGCCCTTCTTTATCTGGTTTACTCTGCATAATAGTTATCTCCACGCTCTACGAACACCCTGTCGTTGTCCCACAGTTCCTACAGATCTTACAGGATCCGTTGGATACGAGCTTAAAGTGACCACAAGTTGAACAAGGCTCTCCAGTGAACTTATCTTGAGTTTCAGTATGTCTACCATCATAATGCTTCACCAGTATCTTGAATATCGCGTCGAGTATTGAGCCACACATCTTAACGTCGGGGTGATCTGCAATAAAACCATTAGGTTCAAATAGCGTACCAGTGAAAGACGCAGCGTAAACTGACAGCGGTATACCGTACTGGAGTCCAACGCTGATAGACCAAGCAAAGGCATCTAGAATTCCGCGGAATGTAGACCCAGACTTTGCAGTAGAGAGGAAAATCTCCCCCAGTGAGCCATCCTCATAGACTCCTGTCCTGAGATAGAATGTCATACCTCCTGTTGTAATTTTGTGCGTTACACCTTCTCTGACATTTGGGAGCCTTACTCGAACTGCGGGTAGAGGCATCTTAGGTGCAGGCTCCTTTGATGTAGACAACGCTGAGAGCCTAGCTTCTGTAACAGGTACTCCTGATGTAACAACTGGAACACCCTTTGTAGCAGGCACTACAGTCTCAACTAACGACGTTAGGGGCTGAGAGAACTTAGAACCATCACGATACACTGTAATACTCTTAAGACCCTCGCGATACGCTAATTTGAATGCTTCCCCAACCTGCCGTAGCGTAGCGTTGCTTGGCATGTTGATAGTCTTTGAGATACCTCCACTAACGAATGGCTGAATTGCAGCGCACATTAGGATATGGTTAGTTGGTGTTATGTCTAGAGCGCAAGCTAAGACGTCGTTGGCGTAGTTATGACCTTCTAACCCAACGACGTCACAGATAGGCACACCGTCGTTGATCTGCTCAATAATGTCATCAGCCGTTTGGGTATCTAGCATAATGTCAGAGATATAGTTTTTAACTTCGTCTGAAGCTTCTGTTATGATCTCGCCGCCTCCTGCCAGTTTCTTACTTGTGACTAAGCTGTAGCCAGGCTCGATAGAACTTGTCGAGCAACCCATGATCAGAGATATAGTCCCCGTGGGCGCAATAGCTGTTAGCTGTGCGTTGCGCATAGCAAAGTCGTCTCGATGCATTGCAGTGTGTACGTCGGTCCACACTTCTCTAGCTTTAAGGTAGATGTCCCGTGATGAGTACCCTGGAAATATAGACGTATTAACAACTAGGTTAAACGTGTCTGTGTAGGTTTGCTCAAGTACTTCTAGGTACGCATCCTTATTAAACTCGAATGCAGGGAAGCTACCTAGTTCCGCAGCGAGACTCATACTTTCAAGGCACGCGGTACCCTGGATTATAGACATGATTGCTGCTGCTAGATCACGACCCTCCTTAGACCCATAGGGTATACCGAGCGTTATGAGGAGTGCTCCGAGATTAGATACTCCAATACCTATCGTACGATACTTAAGACTTTCGGACGCCATACTCTCATAGGGGTACTGAGCGTATGAAACTGTAGCGTCTAGGACGCGTACAATCATCCTTACAAGATTTTGTAGTTTCTCCGTAAAGAAACAGTAGACTCCTGTATGGTCCTTCTCTAGGCATTTCATCAGGTTTATACTAGCTAGGTTGCATGCGGTGTCGGCGAACCATAGGTACTCGCTACAAGGATTGCTGGCGCGAATAGTACCGCTATGCAGACAAGTGTTCGCACGGTTTGTTGTATCGTGGAATTGGATACCAGGGTCTCCACAAAGCCATGCCGACTTTACCAAGTCGTCCCAGATAGCTTTATGCGATTTTGTCTCTACAGCCTCCCGACCTCCGACTCTGGAGGTGAACTTAAAGTCTGCAGGATTCTCAGTGTCTGCCAGAAGAGTATCCATGAACTCGTCGGTGATACGGATCGAGTTATTCGCATTTTGACCTGAGATGGTTTTGTACGCTGTACCTTCCCATCCAAGGTCTATAGCAGGAGGTAGTAAGCTGCTCAGTGGGATACCTGTTTTCAGCGCCTGGGTAGCACGATGTAGGACCTTAGGATCTATATCTGCTAGAACTTGTTTTTCTCTAGCTGTTAAGAACCCGAGATCCGTATGCTCTCGGTAGACTGCGCGTATGGATTCTCTGTAGACTTTAGATCCTAGTGCGAGGCACATCGCCTTATCTTCTTCAGTAGCTTTCCAGGAGATGAATTGTTGAGACTCGGGGTGATTTAAGTCGAGTGAGACCATACGAGCCGCACGTCGGGTAGTCCCTCCGGATTTAATCGCACCTGCAGCTACGTCAGGGATCTCAAGGAACGACGATAGCCCTGAAGACACTCCACCGCCGGATAGTGGCGCGCCCTTCTCTCGGATATTAGAGTAGTTTGCGCCACTACCACTCCCTAGCTTAAAGAGACGTGCCTCTCTAACAACTAGGTCCATGATCCCGTGATCTCCGAGCAGAGTATCCTCGACCTCCTGGATAAAACATGCGTGACACTGCGGTCGTGAGTAGCTGTCAACACTCTCGACTACTACGCTTTTAGAACCTTTAGGTGCCTCATGCCAGTGTCCACTAGCTTCACCTGTGATACCGTACGCCCAGTAGAGCCCTGTATTAAACCACTGGGGAGAATTCGGTGCCCAGCATTGCTGTAGCATAGAGTTCTGTATATCCCAGAACAGGCTTTCCATAGACTCATCTAGAATAGTTAAGGCTTCCTGTAGCTTATAAGGGTTATCAAGATTCACATGATGGTTGTTTAGCTTGGTATCTGCCAGTAAAGCCTGCTTGTAGATATAATTTACCCAACCACCTGCTAGCCGGCGGACCACCTTGTATACGCTACTCTCACCTCCAAAAGCAGTATACTGGGCTGCTACCCTACGAGATATCCAGACCGGTAATCCTTCGCTAGTGACTACGGTTGTCTCTAGAGGTACACCTGAGCGCCTAAAATACTTTTGTGCAAAAATGTCTACAGAGAGCTGACTCCAATTAGCTGGAGCTATGATTCCCTCCTGCTTAAAGAGGGTGTTACCATCTACGTCTAAGAGCTCTGAGTCAAAGTTTTTTGATTTCTTAGGGTCTTCATCAACGAATCTAGGCAAATACTCTAGAGGTCTTGATATCATTTATAGAATCCTTAGGTTATGGGTTGTTGAGGACAATAGTGTCTAAGACACCTTGTTGGTAGGCTGTAGGTCCCCGCTTACCTTTAGGGAGTCTTGAGTAGAGTAGGGTAGGATTGTTGTGATGTAGGTACACAAATCTTGCGACGCGAGCTAGCGCGTATGCGTCACTTACATCTAGAGTCACACCCTTAGTTCCACGGACTATCCCGGAGAACGTGTACATATACTCTAGGAGTTCTTTCTTGTCTGCGCGGCCTTTTCCTGTGATCATTTTCTTAAGCCTAGAGGGCTCAACGTAAGCGTAGGGTACTGACTCTATAGCTAGTGCTAGCTCACATACACCCATAGCTTTACCGAGTTTATGGTGCTGGCTATTTGCGCTGAAAGCACCTTGCTCTAGGACTGCGAATTCAGGTAGGTAATCAGTAATAGTAGCTGTGGCGTTATCGTAGATGAGCTTTAGCCTCTGACCTCCGAAGCCTTTTTTCCTTAGAGGGTTTGAAGACTTGATTAGGACGCATTTGAAGTAGACGCTCTTGCCCTTTACGTCTATTATATGTAGGCCCGTCCCGTTGATTGACGAGTCTATTCCTAGGAAGTGCATATGGCAGTCAGCCTTACAGTAAGTGAAACTAAGTTGCCTGTTCTCGTAGACGGTGTCGTAGAATACCAGGTGACTTGGTTGGTAACCGCGAATGTCGAGATAGACTCTCAGGTATTTCTTAAGCTAGCTTCAAAGGAGAAATTCGTTCGAATTGTGAATGTCGCTGATTTCACGTTCCCTACGACTCGGAGTATCAATACGGCTACCCACTATAGGGTCAACACGATCTCTGCTAAGTATATATCTATAGACCTAGCTAATCAAGCTATTGCACTCGTTGAAGCTGCAGTCGCAAAGTTGGTCGTGGATTACCAAGCTGTCCTAGATAGTTTCAACGGGACTAGACTATACACGTACCCTTAATCTTCTGGAGTCTAGTATGCCGACAGATGTGCTTTTCACACCCTACGTTTACAGTGTAGACGCTCAGGCGCTATACCGTATTACTGCGTCTGTGCAGGACAGAGGGGATTTACCTGATGACGGAGTGTTCGTTTACCAGATTGTGAACAAAGCTTACCCCTCCTTAGATGTTTACTCCCGCGTCTCTACTGTGTCAGACTACGTAGATATCGAGCGAGATAGAGTATTAGCAACTGTTAAAGGTTCTGGGTTCTACAGGAGTGCAACATTTACTAAAGAATACTCGAACGTACGTGTAGCAAATACTGCAAAAGAACTAGTCAAAGATTACGTCAACTCTCTAGTTGAGCAGTATGCATTATACTTATCTGGATTCACGGGAACTGAACTCACAGCTTTCCCCTTGTTTGCTGACTCTATAATCGAAGCGTCTAAGGCAGAGTATCTAACTTCTGCAGACACTGTAACTTCGCAAGAAGCTATCATCGCAGCTAAAGTTAAGGAGTGCGACGCTCTAGCCGTAGTACTCAATAACTTGACAAGTGAAAGAGACTCGTTGCAGTTAACGTCTGATACCCTAGCAGGCCTGTCAGGGATGTTAACCGCGAGCCTTAGCACTTGGTCTGACCTTTTCAGTTCAGGAGAACTATTCGCGGATAGTGTTAACGCGGCTACTGTAGCTGTGACAAGTGATAAGATTGCTGGTGAGATAAAGTCTACAGCTTCATCGACCTTAGGGTATATGTGGGATCCTGACCCTACCGCTGCAGGGGAGGCAGACGAAGGAACAGTCCCTGGGTTACTGAGAGACTTTGCGATAAAGGAGCAGGCTGCCAAAGCCTCAACGACTGGGCTACGAGACAAGTCTAGGCGCCTAGACGCGCAGTTACTAACGATTACTACACGCCTAGACTTGCTCACTGGTACTCTCGTTCCTAACGCAGTGACCTCTCTGTCTGACTGCCAAGAGTCATTAGGTGCAGCCAACCAGACTTTGGCGGGTCAGATTGTACTTAGAGACGCTGCTCTAGCTGCAGTTGTATCGCTCTGCCCTGATTACGTTCCCCCAGCCTAGGCATACTACGTTCCCCGGCTTAGGCATACTACGTTCCCCCAACGCGGCCGTTAACGCCCATAGCCATCACGAGTCCAAAGTTTATCTGCTCCTCCATTAACTCAGGGCTCTTGCCTAGTTTGGTAAGTAGCCAGAGAACCTGGCAAGGAGGGCTATCGCTACGGGCAGGCAGTGGGGCGTAACCATCTGTGATATAGATCAGTATGTCAGCTTTTACGATCTCGATAGCCTTACGCTTATTCTCCTCAGACATCTTAGGTAGGTCTTCGGTACGCTTTGTGAAAGTATGCTTAGCCATCTGAATTGGGCTAAGAAAGTCTGTACCGCCTCTGGATGTTAAGCTAACTTTCTTTATGTACTTTTCGACTGTATCGTCATTCGTAAGCTTGTACACATCTGAGATGCTAGTATCACACTGTATTATTGTGATGTCGGTACTCACGGATTTACGGATACTCCCTACCGCGTTTAACGCTGCACGTAGCGATTTTGTATCCATAGACCCAGAGGTGTCTACAGCAACGAGTATAGAGAAGTCTTTATTCGCCTTCACCCCCGGGAAGCGCGTATGTATCTCCTGTATCACGTCGTCATGTGTCGAGGTGTTGTCATCGTCAAACGTATAGAAGTAGCGGGAACGCTTTGGGCGAGAGTATACCTTCTTTGATGTTGCAGTTAGAGTACCTGTAACTATCCTAGCGAGTAGCTCGTCCCATTTTGTACCAGTGTCACTATTAATATAATCGAGGAACACTTTGTAGTGTGAGGGCATAGTCCCTCGTTGACGAGATCCTTTTGTCGACTCTATCGCGTTTATCACTACCTCGTTTCTCTTCTGATCTAGTATATCAGCTATGACATCCTTGTCTTTAGGTGGGAGGTCTTCAAAATCTTTAGCAGACTGATGCCAGATTTTATCGGCTTTATTATAGCTCTTTGATCTCTTATCATCACTACCAGATCCTACAGCCTGTCCACCCCCTTCCTCTCCAGGACCTGGACTCGTACCCTCTCCCTTTGGACTCGTACCCTCCTCTCCCCCATCCTCAGTCTCACCATCTGGACCGCCTCCACCGCTAGCTGATCCCGTCATCATTCTATAGTTACGGGTTAGATTCCGTATATCTTCCTCCGTAAGCTCGCTAGCCAGTTGGTGAAAGTACTTCTCGTATGCGAGGTTAGGATGTACGCTGTAAGCGTCAGGTACGACAGGCTCACCGCCCACACTTACGACGAGCGATTTAGAAGGAAACTTTGTGGGGAGGATACCTATCAAGACTGAGTTGACATCCAGGTCAGCGGAGATCATACTCAGTGCATTATAGGCCTCGACATCTTTACTAAAGGTCCTGCGTAGTTTCACCATACGGCTAAGATCGCCTTTCAGGATGTGGAGTGCTTCGTGTACTGCTACAGTCCAGAAGTCCTTATAGTCAGTCACTGCGTCTACAAAGTCGAGGTTCACTGTGAGCGTGTATCCGGTATTGTGGAAACCCACTGACATTGGTGCAGGATAGCCTCTACGGTAAACATGGGTACACTGCCGTAGGATACCATAAGCGAGTCCAACCTCTACCTGTAGGGCAGAGTTGGTATTCGCGGAGTAGATCAGATGGGCATCCGCCATCGTACCCCAGAGTCTATGTAGTTTTTCCTCAGTTGATATATTCACCTAGTACCTCTCATATGTTAAACTCTACATTGTTGTGTCTTTTAGATACTTGAGTACCTAATCCCGGAGACAGAGAATGTTCTATGACCACGTTAGTGACCCGGATCTAGCCACTCTGGCAGAGATAGCAGGAGCTGATAACGCACAGGCTTTTAGGGCTGATCTTGCTAGACAATTTGATCCTAAGAATCCCTTAACTAAATTGTCACGAGCTAAGCCTGTATACGCTTGGCCAGATAAGCAGCTGTTCCCCGTGCACACCTGTGACGACGCGGTCATGTCGTGGATGTACGCGGTCAAACAAGCGAGTGAACTCCCTAAAGAGGTTCTGCGGACTATATGTGATAACGTGTCTACTTATGGATACGACGCACATAAACTAGCTGTCGAAGTCCGTAGAAATATGCGTGACTTTGCAGACGCAGTTAAGGTCGCGTCTGCAGCAGAGAATTCTGACGAATACCTCTACGCAATCCCCGACATGCAGCGGCTTAGGATTGACACTCCTGACCTTGTTAAACAGTCAGCGCACGTTCTATTGGAAAACCAGTCGAGATTGTTCCCTGCTACTGTTAAACTCGCGGCTGTTAATATCGTGAAGAGGGCTGCTGAATACCAGATGAGTACTGATGACCTCCCTACAGACGTGTATAAGCACGCGGGGGTTACCCGGTGCCATGTTGAAACCCTTGTAGGTCATCTTGAAGCTAGAATTGGGGCCTGCTACCTCCAAGGAGATAAGGAGGGAGAGGGGACATATGAGAAGCTGGCGAATGCAGTTAAGAATAGCATGACTACTACAGGCTACTTTAGTAGCAGACCTAAGCTATCTAGTATCGTTGAGACTATTGGTCTTGCAGATGAGACGCACTCACTTAGCGAATACGAAGGTATACTATCTCCTCAACTTGCGGTATTCAATTCTGATAAGCTTTCTGAAGAATCAGCAGACGTTGCAGGATTATTGATTCCTTGGAGAAAACTCTATGCATTAGATAAAGGGTTCTACGAGGACATCCTGGGAGGATCTTTTGTCGAGCATATCACGGATAGTAGTGGTGAGGTTGACCCTCAGAAACTGAAAGAGGTCTTACCTACACTCCCACTCCCTCAGAAGAAAGCATTGGCCACACAGCTTAAAGCTTACGCTTAGGAGCCTAGATGCTCTACGACCTTACTAAGAAATACGAGAAGCCTAGTGCTAGAGTGACTAAGCTTTCGAAGAAGATTCTCAGAGACGCTATGTCTAGTGCTGAGGAAGTCTGGCACGCAACTAGTTTCATCTTAGGAGGTAATGCCTCAGATCTACTAGGGGAGACGCGTCGTAAGATATTCTCGGACTACGAGATAAGTTACGCCGCGAGCAATTTAGATAAAATGAACGCTATTATCGCGCTTATGAACGGCCAGACAGCGTTTTGGGACGCGATAGTATTTGAGAAGACAGTGCTAGCTTTCGATGGGCAGGAGAACAACCCTGAACTCCTAGAAGAAGCACTGCCTGCTCAGATACTTTACGGCCTGAACACGATGCTCAGTCTGCTAAAGAACACAGAGGCGGGTGGATACCTAGATAATCTGCCAATGTGTAAGCAGTTCGCGGATAAAGGGAGTTCGTGTCTAGTAGATGTACTAGGCTCTGAGGTTATAGATTACGTAGCACTAATGCATTATATGCACGGGTGTGTTAGTGTTCTACCCGAGCACTGTTGGGCCTCAAAGACGCTAAGTAATATGCTACCCTTAGAAGGTAGGGAACTAGCAGAGACTGTGGACGCGAGGATTAGCGTTCTGCCAACGGATATCAAGACCCTAGAAGATATGGAATATCCTGAGACGCGGATAGGTGTACAGCTAGCACGCCTATCCGCGTCAAGGGTATACGCTGCTAAGAAATCCGCAGCAGACGTCACACGGCTTGAGAAGCTAGTAGCGCTGGCGCTTGACTAGATTTCGCTTGACTAGATTTCGCTTGACTAGGCCTTCCCCTCCTCAAGAGTAAGCTTCATCGACACTCTTAGCCGCCTGATTGACAGCTTGTGTACTTCTGGATCTTCCTGGATCTGACTCTCAAGATTATACAGCCACGTGTTGAATGAGGATCCATTGACGGTGATTGTATTGCCTGAGATGTAGAGGGTGTGCTTGAGATGCTCGATGTACGTCCTCCAGTGTGTCTCTGTTAGCACCAAGAACAGTCGAATATGGAACTTTACAGAGTCTTCCATGCTGCAGGTCACCCCAGTGAGGACATATAGGGCGAGAGCCTTGAGGAGGTTTGTTACTGTAGCCCCTTTCTTCTCTTCTACGATCTTAGCGAACTTGTCTCCGGTATCGTTACCTACAACTCCGATGCCCTCGTACAGGTCCTTAGCTGTCAATGCTTCGCTAGGTCGTGTCACAAATACCCAGAATGCCTGAGCTGCTACACGCCCAATGATACCTGAGATGATCGAGAATAGTATACGATCATCGTTCAAGCTCAGGTTTGCGAGGTCGACGGTCTTCGCAGTGTCGACGGTCTTACCTTTCGCAGTGTCTCCTACTCCAGAATCCTCGGCCCTGTAGAGCAGGTCAGATATACTGTTCCAGCCCGCTGCAGTATTGAAGCAGTGACCGGTCTTAACCTTACCAAACTCTGCTTGTAGTTGATCAGTGTTGGAGCTGACGTACTCAATAACTGTAGGATGCCATTCGTGCTCCTTCATGTACTCCAAGGCCTCGTACAAGTTAAGTGCACAGGGGAGGATAACGCACCGACGTAGAAACGCAGGCTCATCTGTGATATTGTTCACATTGTAGCGTCCTGACGGATTGCCGGCTAGAACCATCTTGACGTTCACTCCTAGAGTGTTCTCTCCTAGATGTCTGTTCAGGATCTGGAACACGATGTTCTTGTTCTCGTTTGGAGCCCTGTTGACCTCGTCGAGGAATAGCAGGACTTTACGCTTATCATCGTTGATAGGTATTGCGCCTTGTGTCAGGTAGTTAAATGTCTTCCGGTCTTTCGACGGGAACGGAATTCCCTGGAGATCGGATGCCTCAGCGGAGACCATGTTGTATGTATGAATCACGTAGCCATTGTCGCTAGCCCACTGTTTGACTAGCGTCGTTTTCCCTTGGCTGGTTTCACTCACAAGGTAGGGGATAAGACCTTCACCCGCGTTAAGTGTAAGATCTAGTACTTTGGATATCTGTGACATGCTCATAGGCGCGGGCAGACCAAATTGAGTTTCCCAGAAGCAGCTTTGGGTTTCTTCGTTGCTCATGTTTTAACCTTGTTGTTAGGTGTAGAGAATTGCGTGAGATAGTTGTAGACGCTACCAGAAGTGAGATGGCAGAGTCCTTACTTGTGTTAGAGGGCAACCCCTATAGACTCGACGGGGCACCTTTTTATTACGACATACTCGACAGAGGACACCGTAGACTACTGATGTGCACAGCTAGACAGGTTTTCAAGTCTGTCACTGGTGCTGTTGACATGTTACTCGACAGCGTTCTTATTGCACACTTCAAAACGATGTACGTATCCCCATCTCGTAAACAAACGAAGCTGTTTTCTAAGTCTAGACTCCAGAAACTCTATGAACACTCCCCTGGTATCAAAGATATCACTAGAATAATCCAGCCTAGTGTATGGGATAAGTACTACAAAAATGGGAGCGAGAACTATTTTACCTACACATACGATGACCCAGATAGGATACGTGGTTACTCGACTGATTCTATAAAGTACGATGAGATGCAGGATATCATCTATAAGCTCGTGGTCCCTGTTGTTAACGAGACTATGGCGATGTCTCCTTACAAGAAAGAATACTACGCGGGGACACACAAGACTCTGGAGAATCCAGTCAATTGGCTCTGGAGCCAGAGTACACAGTGTATCTGGCTTATTAAGTGTACAGGTTGCAGTAAACACAACGTTCTAAACTCTGTAGCTAACGTCGGGCTCAAAGGTCCAATATGTAAGAAGTGTGGTAAGTCTCTAGAGCCTCGCTTAGGATTCTGGTACGCACAGAATCTCATAGAAGGTCAGGATGACGATGACAAGCTATGGGGGTATCACGTATCTCAGTTAATGCTCCCGAAGAATAATGAGATACCACGTGAATGGAGAATCCTTAGGCATAAGCTAGACAGCTATGATGATATCAGTGTCTTAAATGAAGTCTTAGGTGTCCCAGCTGCTAAAGGCTCACGCTTCATTGAGCGCTCAGACCTTGAGAGGCAGTGTAGAGACTATATGATATTGCAAGGATTAGGAGAGCCACCTCCTGGGATATTTAATAACGTCACCGAAAACGAAGCTGGAGAGCTTGAGGTCTACGCAGGAATCGATTGGTCAGGTGGAGGGTTTGCGTCAAAGAGTCATACGGTTCTGTGGATATTTGGAGTAGCCCCTGGTTACAAACACTTCGTTACGCTGTTTTTTAAGGTATACCCTACAGGGGAGCCTCACCGTGACCTAGAAGAGATAGTAGTACTGCTCCATCTGTATAAAGTACGTATGGTAGGGGCTGATGCAGGAGTTGGAGCGCATGCTAATTCCTACCTCAGAGAGAAGTTTGGTCATGAGAGAGTTATCCAGCTCCAGTATACGGGCGCTCTCCAACACTTCACCCAGGGACCCGATAGGATTATGGTCTCTAGAACTGCGGCTATAGACTCCTTCTTCCTTGAGGTAAAAAGACAGGCAATCTATTACCCAAACAAAAATCTCTGCGAAGATGTGTTTGACCACGTCCTCTCAGTGTTTGCGATGGTGACACGTGGGGGACATGGGCGTAAGATCTGGAACTCGTCTCCCGGTGCCCCAGACGACGCGCTACACGCTCAGATATTTTGTTGGATTACTGCTAGGATAGGTATGGGCGTGATTAAACTCTATGGAACCCCCGCTGAGCAGGACCTTGAGCCCTACACCGGTGTATTTTGAGTAACAGGCGTATTTTTTGTAACGTGTCCTCTAAGCCATTCCTGGTAGAAACTCTCACTCGTAGGGTCTAATATCGCGACTCCGAGGTATTCGCTCTGTCGGAGACACACTTGCATGTCGCTGCCCACTATCAGGCGGCATATGTCTATCCGCATATTCTCAGTAGATCCGTCATCCCCTGGCACGTAGTAACGCTTAAATAAACATGGATGTTCGAGTACGACTAGGTCATCTGGTGTCGCACCTCGGGTATCAACTACTCCTACTATATAGATACCGCGGTCTTTGGTAATATACTGGACGATTATACGCCCTAGGTCTGTTCGGTTGTTGATAAGCCGATATAACATTGTTATGCCTCGATGTATTTGTCATAGTCTTGAAGGTTATAGTATGACGGACCCACGTCTAAGTCGTAAATAAAATCTACGGGTAGCCAGGGGTAGCGTCTATGGGTCTCCTTAATTATCTTTTCGTCTAGGAAGGGTCGAAGTTCTATCATACGTTCCCTGCGCATAAACCCTGCTACGGAGTCATGGACTGAAAGACGTACATCTCCTCCGATCTTGTCTATGTCGCGTTCTATACTAATCAGGAGAGAGAGTACTAAGTCAGATGAGGTTGACTGAATACAGAAGTTGATAGCTTCCCGCTCAGCTTCTTTCCTATGAATCTTAGCACACCCTCTGGACAGCATAGGGAAACGCCGCCTACGTCCGAAGAGACTTTTGACCCACTTATGTTTCCGAACAAAAGCTAGAGTGCTTACAACGTAGTTCCTTATACCAGGAAACTCCTTGAACAGCCTATCTTGGATCTCCTGACCGTAGTCGAGCTGCATCTTTAGTATATCTTTCTGTGTTGAGAGCACTCCATACACTGTCTTTGCGATAGTGTAGGCACTCCCGCCGTATATTGTACCGTATAAGCCTCGCTTCCCTGCTACTCTCAACTCTTTCACAGCTTTGATCTTAGATTTGTTAGTGTTCACAAAGTTGTAGACAGTCTCAACGTCATAGAAACCTCGTGGGAGTTCATGTTCTGCTAACCTAAGTTCTGCTGGACTATCCGGATCGTTAGGGTCTGAGCCAGCTACCCATGTCGCGTGCAGCTTATACTCATCCCACACCTTCCGTCCAAATAACAGTGTACACACGTAGGAGGGTATGTCTCGTCCAGCTCTTACAGCCTCAATCAGAGGTGAGGTACCGTAACTCTTCGCTATGTAGGCGCACAGTGCACGTATCTCAGCTGCCTTGATATCCAGGTTATAGATTACGTAGTTTAGATCATCACAAATTACTAGGTCTTTGATAGCCCAGCCGTCTGTGGAACCTATCACGCAGCCTTTGGTATCTAAGACAGTTGTTATCGCCGCAACATCAGCGATGTTTTGAAATGCTGGACCTGAGCTACTTAACCTAGCCGTCTTGGTCCCTGTGATATTGAATGTTGTGTGGATTTTCCCAGTGATAGGGAAGTCACCCCCTAAGAAAGTATTCTCCACAAGAGTTTTTGCTGAGTTAACCGCTTTATATGCGCTGAGTGAGTGAGCGAAGAATCCTAGAGGTTTATTAGCGTGCTTCTCACTCAGGTATTTCATTGTGTGTTTGTCAGTAGACGGTGCGTTAGACTTAGTCTTAGGGAGTGTAGACAGGTCTAACCCGAAAGTATTGTGTAGAGTGTCGCATATCTGCTTAGGGGAGTTAGCATTGAAGTCCGGATCACAGATAAGAAGCCCGAGCTTACTTTTGTACTCCAGGCTCGCCACTCCCATTTCTTTTATAAACCTACGAGCCTTATGTTCGTCTACAGGTAGACCTCGCTCACGCATACGACTGAGACAATATACACCAGGTACATAGAGTGTCTCCATTATTTTATCTAGGTCAGGTAGTGAGTGCTCGGACTCTGTGCGCGCAGCTTTACGTTGCTCCTTACAGATCAGTCGACATAGGTCTGTATCTACAGCAGCGTATTTGAGTAGTAAAGATAGCGGCGCTAGTTCGTAGAGGTAAGAATCCTCAGGTGTACCGGCCTCTACTTTAGCAAGGGTAGGTATCTTAGGAGCAGTCTCCCCCTGCTTCTTGTATTCCCTCTTTATCGCCGCCCAACCCTTCTTTCTAAACTCTGTAAGACTATCCCGTTCCTCAGACCCACGTTCTAATAAAGATATTCTGAGAGTTGCGTCCACGATCTGGTCTTCTAGATCGTGTAATGCTTTCGTGCTGAAGAACACACCCCTTGAGTCCGCATTCTCGTAAACCACAGCGCGATTGAGGCGTTTTCTGACTTCTATATCCTTAAGAGAGTCAGCTATCTTAGTCTTAAGTTCACCCTCGTACCCTGTGTAACGCCTGTAGTAAACCTTAGCTAAATCCTTTAGACCATAGAACCCCTGGTTATTCTCCCGGAGGTAATGCTCTGCGTTCTGAGTATCCCACCAGACGTTGTTAACTTCGATGCCATCTACAGCGCGGAGCCACTGGTAGTCAAATGTCCCGCCGTGCCAGATGGTTCGCTTGTCACAAGTGAGTAGTCTTTTAAGGTGCGGGAGTACGAGAGCAGGGTCTAATGTACTGTCTTTGTGCATGTAGGGGATAGCACAAGCTTTGTAGTCATCCCAGGCCGCAGAGATACAGAGGGTCTTCATCCCAGGCTTACGAGGGTTTAGACCTGTAGTCTCAATATCTAGAGATATTGGCCAAGCTGAAGGGTCTCGACCTTTAGTATCACCCACACCATTATAATTTATAATGTGGTCTACGAGATCTTTCACCTCTGAGATACTTGTAGGGTAAATATACTCCTTCGCTATGTTGTCGAGTTTATCGGGCTTAAAATCTTGAGCTAAGACTTTCCACATCGTCATTGCGTCTTCGAGTATTACATTCGTAAGGCTCGGCTTAACATATAGCTCACGCATAGACAGCGTTGGAACCACGTCCCAGTGAGTGTTACCTATCTTTGTATGTGTTCTACTCCCCCTCACTGCCTTATACTTCGAGAACTTAACCCCTAGACTCTTTAACGCACCTTTACCGAACGCTAGGATGATGTTCTTCGCTCTAGGTTCACGTGAGCCTTCTGGCGCAGACAGGTCAGCTATCCTCCTCAGGAGTATGCTACTGCACTTCTCGATATCTGCACTCTTCGGTATTGACCTAGTGTGTGCGCATACGCTGTATAACAGCGAATACTCCGGAGTAGTTCCTGTTCTCGTCTTGATTACTTCAACTACCTTGTTACACACACTGCGGATCTCTGGACCCCATAGCGTCCCCTTAGCTGCTGCTGCGGGCTCAGGCATCTCAAAGAGGAAGATGAGATTATAAGTTGCATTGAAATCTGCAGCTTTGCACTTGAGTGTGCAGTTCTTATCTTCGTAGTTGCACCCACTACAGCTAGTCGGCTTCTCTTTGAGATACCATGAGTACTTCATTTTATATCTCCCAATTATCAATTTGATTAAGCTTAGCTATCGCATCCTCTTTTGTTGTCTTTCTTGAGGGCCTACCGCGTTTAAGAGGTCCTTTACTAACTTTGCGTGCAGGGGGCGTAGCTGATACCTCTATGACGGCTCTAGGCTTTCCTATATAATCTACCGATTTAGGTCTCCAGGAGTCTCCGAGTATCTCGTGCATATCGAATACTGCGAAATCCTCTGGGTTAACACCTAGGCTTATCTGTTCTTCTAGCCAAGGACATATCCCGCTAGCCTGTGATCTGTTATACTGCCAAGCTCCCTGCTCCCTGAGTTTACGCAACAGGACAGTATTAGTGAGCGAGGCAGAGATAATGAACTCAGACTCTTTGAGTACTCTAATACGGATGTGCGGTAGGTAAAGAACTACTACACTATAAACATCGTAGTAGTAAGCTCCCATATATGACTCGTTGAGTTTGTATCTACCGTCAGAGTCTCTAAGATGCGCAGCAATCCAGTTAGGGTGTGTACTATCCTCCTGTGGTCTAGGCTGTAGAGCTTTACAAGGCGTAGTGAATATCAAACTCTTGAAATCTTCCTGTGCAACGTTTGAGGTAGTCGTAGCCTCCTGTATAAGCGCGAACAATCTAGAGAATTCTTTAACGTCTTGTCCTACCCATCTCAATATAGAGTAGATAGGCAACATCAGACTAGTGAACCTATCTCTAGACGCGCAGTCAGAGGGTGTATGAAATACCGTCTTGTGACGCTTACACCATCTATACGCTTCTAGAATCTCATGCGCCCGCTGGGGTAGCATATTGTTCAGCCCTTGCTTTATTGTCGTGATGTCTTCTTTAGAATAGACGTCTCGAACAAGATCTATTGGGCCTGCCCGCCCAGCTTCCCTAACAAGGTTCAAGATTATCCACCTAGATCTATCCGCTGAATCAGCGAATGGTGGATTGATTCCTGCGAACAGACATGACGCACTGAAACTACGTTTACGTTGCTTCTGTTCCTTCGTACCTCGAACTGAGGTCACTTCACCTTTATAGTTTGCTCGGAATGCTTCTAGTAGGGCGCGTGCTACTACGCCTCTAGTTTTGTTACCTACCGTAGCTGCCTCGAATTCGTCTAAGAGCAGGGGGACTGCCCGATTAGTTACACCTTGTAGTACTGCGGCTACAGTGTATTCAGAGTAGAACTCCGAAGAGTCGAGTAAGGCAAGTTCGCCTTTAGCGGAGATCAGGGATTCGAGTAAGGTCGTCTTACCTGACGAGGGTTCAGCGGTTATATATGTTTGGTTCCGTGTCTCGAACAATGTCAGTACTGCTGATGACATAATCCATGCGGCTAGATATCTACACGTTAGATCTTGGTTTATACGATCGTTGAGCTTGAGATCTTTCTCAGGTATGAATGACCAGCCTATATTTAAGATGTTTACTAGCTGGTCAAATAGCTCACGGGGAGTTAGTGCTTCATACCGTGTATTGAGCGAATCTATATCAAGGTCAGACCACTGACGTCCCTCGATATTGAATAGCACCCCATTCTCTGTAGGTATATTCATTTTAGTGTACGTAACAGTTTTAACTAGAGGGTCAGATACTCCTGTTGTGTTATTTGTGTAGGCGTAGGGGTCTTTTTGGTCTGGAGTAGCAGGAGGATGCGTGGTTAGAGGGAACGCACCTTTATAGACACTCCTCCCGTTTACAATGTAGACATGCTTACTACTATCTGCCGATGTGTTCTTCCAGCCATAGTAATAGAATCCTGCACCATTCTGGTCTAGGTTGAAGACAGGTGGGCATGTACTCGACTTACACATGTGTATTACTGCACTCTTCACATACGAGTCGAGACTTTTCCTTATCTCAAGGAGGCTGCGGTCTTGATATATCGTAACATCTTTAAGTTTCTTCTCCTTGAAGAACACACGTTTAGGTAACTCAAGCTGTCTAGCCCATTCTACAAGGTGACACCCTGTAATATTCGCTAGTACTAGTTCTATAGAGTTAGCAACATGCGTCGCGGGCTTAGAAGGCTCAAGTTCAACTATTTCTGTGTCAGTAAGCTTACAGAAGTAGTATATGCCACCCTCGCGCATCAGCGGCTTAAGGTGTTCCCCCATGGCGAACTCTAGCATCCTAATGATAGCCTCGTCATCATCACGACCGTGAACAAAAGCTCGTGAGACTGCAGCTGTCGCGTACTCTTCTGCCTTAAGACTTGTGAATATCTCTTGGCGTTCTGAGTCTTGTAGCTGAGTTAGCGCACCGGCATACGCGTCTATAGCCTTAATATCTATTTCACGATCACTCTCACCTGAGACTCGGGTATCTCTAAGTCGCTTCCGTAAGGCACTCGTAGAGTCTAGGAACCAATCTACTGGAGATTTCCAACAGTTAGGATTGCCAATGTCTCTAAGGAACATCGAACCTAGACCATTTGTGACTACGGTATCTGGATCTAACCCCTTGGTGTCAACGCCTTTAGCTAATAAGTCTTTGAGAGACTCAGTAGCTGTCCAGTCAAATACTACTGCGGGGATTGATGTAGCTTCGAGAACGTGTGTTACGAACTCTTCACCACCGTGGTCGTAGTCTCCTAAGACTGATACATACTTAATCCCACAGTCTTTCAGGTAGTCTAGACTTGAGTCAAGCCCACCGCCCGACGCACCTACGAAGGCTCTAGAGTTGTAGGACGCCCCGAACTCTCGGGCTTGTGCGATCTGACAGGAGATTACATCAAACTCCCCTTCTTTAATGTACACGCGGTTGTCATGGATTTCGGAGCTGGATACTGCGCCTTCTTTTGCGAACTGTAGTACGCGACCACACTGGTTAAGTCCGTATAGACCTCTAGGTGATTTTACGTCAACAGCTCCTTCGACAGGCTGAGGGACTGTAGGATCTATATGCCCAACCCACGAGAATTGTTTCTCTGTAGGGTTTCGTAGTTTAAATCCACCGATAGTCCTGAAGTCTACGTAGTAAGGAAACGCAACCCAGCCTGTATGAGGCGACACATAACCGGGGTCAGAGGAGAAGTGTTGTGTCCCTCCTAAGAGTTCTAGTACTCTATCAAAACTGTACTTCTGACCTTCGTTATCAGGAGACCATATCCCGGTACCCTCAGTTAGGTACTTGAATAGGTGGTATTTGTTTGGGAATATACCTAGCGACAACCCTGATAGAACAGAGAGGTTAGCAGGGATACGCCTTGAGATTATGAGTTCTATTGCTCTACGGCAGTAGGCGTACTCTTCATCATAATAGTTTATCAGTGCGTCTTGTAGTAGGAAGTTCATGGCCCTTCCCACTGTACTACGTATAACCTTAAGCTCATGATTCTCGAATAGGCTGTTACGATACCTATTCGATAGTCGGATCCCTAACCCTGTGATGAACTCAGGGAACGCAGCCTTATCGCGTGTAAGATCTTTGAAGAAGTCTGACAGCGAAGCTTCCGCGTATCCACAGCTGAAACACTTAACAAAACCTCGGGTTGGTGAGAACGCCATAGAGGGGTTGATGTCTAGATGATCAGGGTTAACACACCTACCGAGTATGTGACCCCGCTTAACGCTCCATTTGTTGTCAGGCTTTATAAGGTTTAGGGCGTCTAGTATCGCTTTGAACCCTGAGTTAGCTACACCAGTCCACAACTGGCGATTACACTGTATAGGTTTCCCTTGAGACATAGTACCCTCGTTTAGTACATATTTAAGTAGGAAGGGTATTCATCGCAGGGCACTTAGCTTGATAGTTACAGTACTTGCAGTACGGACCTCTCACAGCTTTCCTCCCATCTTTTATATTGTCTAGTGCTCTGGAAACCTTATCCATGAGCCAGGGTCTAAACTCATCGAGTATCTGTTCCCTAGATACTGTTGACTCTCTTTTAATAACCTCACCTGTTTTAGGGAAGTGTAGCTGAGCCAGTACTGTACTTACCTTAGGATACAGAACCGTCGCTAACACAGCGTATACCCTAAACTGTTCTTCGAATACTGCAGTTGTCATCTCAGGAGGTCCAGTCTTATGATCGAGGATGACAAGCACTTCGCTACCTGAGTCTGTCTTTACGTGTGCTAGCAAATCAACACACCCTCGCATCCAGGGCGTGACTTGACCTCTTCTAGGCCAATACTTTGCGAGCTTGAAGTTTTTTGTTATCGCGAGCTTCTGCTCAGCTACACGGCTTATGAGCTTTGCACCCATCCTCTCTACCCATTCATTGTTGTCTTCAACGAACTTATCGATATTACCTAAGAATTCAAGGGACCTTAGTAGCTCAGGGAATGTGATGTCATGTTTAACACCTGAGCGTCTAATGAGTTCTTCAGTAGTACTGTTACGACTCTTCCCAGATATCTTTGTAGCGAGTACATCGTGTACAACAGATCCAACTCTACCGTCTCCAATGCTTACTCGATACGTAGTAGCCTTCTGGAATCCAAGGGGCGGGTAGAGGTTGTAATACTTATGTGAGCAGTCGATTGCTGTGTTAAGTTTTGAGTGTGACCAGATGATACCCTCTGCAGAGGCTACGAGGGGTACCGTATTGTTTGGCTTGGTGGGCATCTCATATCCTCTGGAGAGTTAAGCTAAAATATAGCGGAGGGGCTCAGCACAATTAAACTAATTGTACCACGCCCCTCAGTATACAGCTTTTATGTAATGGTGTCAGTTACATAGCGACGTCAGGCTACATAGCGACATCATCTGTATCAGGAGTCGAGGGTGTAATATCTACCGTACCCTCTCCGAGCTGAGATCTGGAAGACTCCGCAGCGATCAAGACTTTCCGCCGATCTTCTGTGAACCTCTTCGACAGACCTTTACAGACCGCTACTTCACCGGCGGTCATAGGTTCAGTCCCACGCTTAACCTTATAAACGTAGTACTTCTCTCCTCGCTTGTTGGTCATCTGCGTACGTCCTAGTAGGATTACGCACTGGCCCACACCTCTAGATCTGCGGATAGCTTTCAAGATCTGTTCGCCAGCCTTAGACGACGTTTTCTGGAAAGAGATCTGGTATACTTCGCGCATATCCCCTGCGAGGAATAGGATCACGTGTTGTTTGGTGCACTTAGGCGGTGTACGCTCAATCCATTTGTTGTCTGAGCACCTCGCGCACTCCTCGCCCTCGCGATTGTATTTCCCATCGCGAGATGAGCAAACAACTTCACTGTCCTCCATGTGCATTCTCTGTACCCACGCCATCAGCGGGTACAGTTTGAGTTCCTCTCCTAGCTTAGAGATGACCTCACCCTCTGCTACCATCTCCCCATTCTTTGCCTCACCTCTACGATCCTCATTCGTCATAGCCTGGACGAGGTAGACGTAAGGAGGCCTGTACACGTAGTCGTCGTCTGTCTCAAGACCATCAGCTTCACCGCTGATCATCCCTAAGAGCTCTTGCAGATTCTCTATATGGTCCTGTGAGAGGTCTAGACTATAGACGTTGATAATACCGTTAACAGACGTCGCTGCTACAGCGATATCTGTCCCAGTGATATCTGTCTCGGCTTCTTTGCTTTTCTTCGTTGCCATTCGTTATCCTTGTTACTCTGTTCGTTTGCTATTCTGCACGTTTGTTATCTACAGCTACATAGTTTTCAAAAGCTTAGCGCGCATCTTTTCTAGGATCTCTACCCTGAGTTCCCTAGTACTCTGGTCAAGGTTCACCTTCGCGAACACGTTGTTCGTATCCCCACCTCTAAAGCTCTCCCACTCTAGGATACCGAGTACCATTAGCCTAAACGCGTTCTGCGTTGCGTTGTTTGACATTGTTGCTAGTAAGCTCGCAGACAACTGCAGCGGAACGGTGGCTGCGTTAGCTGGATCAACAACTTTAGGATCTGGTACAGGGGCATCATCTGCAGCAGAGGGTGTACCATCTACAGCAGTAGGGGTCTTCTGCGTGTCTTTCTTTGGCTTCACCTCCGTAAGTTTTACCTCTTTATTGGCAGCCGTACTTTTGCTGGCTGTCGTGGTTCCGCCTACTTTACCTGTGTTAACTACGCTATCCGCGTCAGCTTTAGCTTCTACAGCTTTGCGAGTTGCCTTCCTTAGCGCGGCAATAAAGGCACGGGTATCCCTACCTGAGGCTAGTCCTTTGCTGATAGCTTTGATCGTCTTCTTCTGGTCAACAACCGGGAGAGTTGCGATGCTTCGAAGTTGGGACATTGTAGCGCCCGCTTCTCTAGCAAGCTCCCTTACATCGTCTGTGATTGTAAGGATAGTTAGACGCTGTTTGATATAACTAGAAGATTTGTGGATTCTCCCAGCTAAAATTTGTGCGCTGATATCCTCTGCTTCCATGAGGAACTTTAACGCCCCAGCTTCTGCGTAGGGATCCATTGCAGCTCGTTGCTGATTTTCTGCTAGCGCGTCATAGAGAGCTAGGATAACAGCGTATTCATCGTCTCCGGTGACCTTTACGATCGCTGGGATCTTAGAGGCCCATGTATTAATATTTCTAGAACCTTTCTTCTCTGCGTACAGCTCCTGCATGCACCGGAACCGCCGGTAGCCTGACACCAGCTTATACTTATATTTGGGGATAGTGTTTACAGGTTGGACACTAACCGAGCTTACTAGACCGTGCGGATTCCCGCGATGGAAAGACTCTCGAATAGACTCCTTCAGCTGCTGGAACTCTTCGTCATCGTCACTCCCCCAGTGCTCACCTCTCGGATTGTCTTTCCACGAGACGTAGATGCTTTTGATTGGGATAAGTTTGACAGAAGACGTAGTTGTAGGTTTTGCCATGCTAGTCTGTTCCTTTGTTACTATGTTCGTATGTTCGTCGAAGAGTCTAGTTAAGGAGACGCCGGCAAGTTAGAAAATATATAGCCGGTTAGTATACCAATAAGTAGTGAAGCCGCTCCAGTAGCTATGATGCTATATAAACTATATGACGCCTTGACCTCTTCTACCAACATTATTCTCATATTTTCAATTAGCTTTGTGTCTTTATCTCCTCTATCTCTTAGTTTGTCTGAGTACACTGTCACTAGCTTAACCTTATCTTTTGTCAGCGTCAGTTCTTTCTCTAGCAGAGTGTACCGGCTGCGTGTTGCCTTATACTCAACGTAAAGATTTAGGTAATTCTTAGACTCTTCTAGAGTAATGCAATTAAACTTTACGCCATCGACGATGCATCGCTCCCATGAGGGCTTAGCTAAGGCTCGATTCTCTAACTCTATACCCTGGGCCATAACTACCGGTATCGGGGTGAGGATACTAGTTATAACACACGTGGCTAAGTAAACCATCACTAAGAGTACGACGGTCAAGAAACCTAGACTCTCTCCTCTACTTAACGTGCTACGAGTGTTAGACATCAGTAATCCTTATCTTCTTTCTCAAGGCAGGCTTTACAGACTAGGAGGATTACACCGTCGGGTAGAGACCTGTTGCACTTCACGCATGATATCCTATATATCTCCTTCGCGAGTTTCACGGTACCACCTGGCGCGTCTACTATTTCTCGCTGGTCAACTCCGTACTTTTCCATAACGTTTACTCCGTTAGTGTTGTACCCTTAGTACTTTAAGGGAACACAGTGTATACTACCTACACTTACCTGTCACCTGGTTCCTCAGAGATCCCGAAGTCTTTATCCTCTAACCACTTGTGTGCTTTGAGACCTGTAGAAATTGTATCATGGCAGTCATTATAGAAGTGACACCACTTTTCACTACACATCCAGTTCTCAGGATTCGTACGCCGAAACATCTTCTGAGACACTTGCCACGCAGTCTCTATGAAAACCTGGACACACCAGTTAAGTTCACCCCTCGATCTTAGCGAGTAGTCAACACCCTCTACTTGCACATTTGGGTGAGGGATTACTGCTACCTCACCTTTACTATTCCGCCTCCTACAAATCTCGAACCCGGCTTTGTTTGTACCAGTTGCTGCACAGTAGAGACTGAGCTGCGCAGACTTGTGAACCTCATTCTTGCCTTTATTTTTACCAACGACTTTAATATCCCGGATGATGTCAGTCGGCTGGATTGTCGTAGCGTATGGGTCTATCCCAAATGCCTTCTCAGCTAATATATCACGGTCGATAATATCTGCGTAGCCAAGTATAGGTGCGCTTACTATCTCGCCAGCAGGATTCTGACCCTCGAATACTGCAAGTATCTTATGCTCTACTAAGCGAGGCCTGAGATCACCAAGCCGCTCTAGAACGTAAAGATCTACTAGTTCTCTGGCTTCTCCAATGAACGTCTCTGGGGACATGCCTGCGGTGAAGTAGGTGACACTCTCTAAATACTTGTCCGCGTAGTGCTTGAATCTCTCGTTAATGAACCCTGCTTCAGGGATTGTGTATTCGTGGTCTCTGTACTCGATCATCAGACATTCGAGTATCTTATGTACGAAACTGCCTAGAGCCTGGTTCGAGCTAGTGGTATCACTCTCAGACTCGTCGTACTTATACTTATACTTCATTGAGCAGATATTGAACAAGCCGAACTGTGATACAGAGAAGTGACCTTTAGGGAGCTTAAGAAGTTTCTCAGACCCTTCTCCGTCCCAGGGTATTACTTTATACAATGTCATTACCTCTAAACAATGTCGCTACATTTAAACAACGTCTTTACCCTCTACATCAAACTTATGCTTAGGGCGGTACGAGACACCCATCTCTTTCGCTATCGCTCGCTTAGACAGTGTAGTAGATACATTACTGTCAGGAGACACTGGACCATGGAGTTCTTTGTACTTGTGGACTTTCCCTATCACGCTAAGCGCTGCAGAACGCTTTTTCATACTTAGGTCTGTAGGGTCCATAAGTTGGTGGATGTTTCTCTCGGTTTGCGCTGCAGATAAGCCTATCGCAATTTCAGGATCTCCATCCTTATTTCGTCTACGAATGCGAACGTTTGGATTCTCAGACGTGCACATGCCCAACAGCATTGCAATACGGTCCTCGTTGCTCTTCTCTCGCCACTCTTCAGAGTCGTAGTTGTAGCAGGTGAGTTGCTCCCACCCTACAAGGTCCTGAGGGTTGCCGAATACTATACCTAGAGTTAGTCCAGCCTCTTCCCCCTCAGCAAGCTCGTCTAACTTCTTCCGGGCGTTAACTAAGTACAGCTCCATGTCAGGGATGTATGGAACCGGACCTGGCCCCATGCTAGGGTCTACCACGAATTTGTCAGAGGTATTCCACTTAGGAGCGGGGATAGCCTGAGAGGATCTAGCTGTCCCTGCAGTCTTGACAACTGGAACCTCCTGTGGCGTGGGACCTCTGCGAGCTGAGCCTTTCACTGGCGTTACACTCGTCCTAAGCGCAGACTTCTTTGCTTCGATTGCGGCTCTGCTGTCTGAGGGACGTTCCGCAGGGTCTAAGATTCGCAGCTTAGAATCTAGGAGTTCGTCAAAGTCTTTGTAGGTTGGACCTTTGATATACTCTACAGCACAGGTGCTGTCGTCGAGCCACCTTACTGACGCTATCTCCGCGCCGAGTACTGTGTATGTCTTCTCGATTAGAGAAGTAATGTCCTCCTGTGTTAGGTAGGACGTCTGTGTACCGAATAAACCTGACATTGATCGCTCCTTAGAGTAGTGCAGGGCGTGACTTGACTTTGAATAGCTTATCTGGGCACACCAAGCAGTCGGGTGTGAAGGGCTGTATCTTACTAAGGATACAACCAGGGTGTTCTTTGCAGGTGAAGCAGAGGTCTTTGTTTGTGATTGCTTCAGCTATACCTTCTTTAGTTTCTAAGACTGCGCGTAGAGCTTCGTGTACAGAACCTTCGACTAAGAGTCTATAGACAGTGACGCTCCTCTTCTGTCCGATCCTGTAATTACGCTCTAGAGATTGTTTGTAGAGCTTAAGGTCATACGTCCACCCCGCATAGATAGTAAAGTTAGCAGCATTTATTGTTATGCCTATACCTGTTGATATCTGAGATAGATACACACGACAGTCTGGATCATTATTGAATTTGTCTTTGAGTACTGTCCTACCTTTCGTAGAGCCGTCAACCCTTACGTAGCCTATCTTCTTACTAATCAGGTAGTCTTCTACTAGGTCCATCGAAGCTATGAACCAATCCCAGATTATAACCTTATTCTCATAATCTACTAGGATGCTGTCAAGTAAGCTGGCTAAAGCAGTGATACGTGGCTGAGCTTTAAATACTACCTTCTCTGTTTTATACACCGGGAAGTCAGGACCGTGTGGGTAGCTAGTCTCCTTGTACGCTAGGAATCCATTTAGTATTTGTAGCATCCGCAGAGTTCTCTCAGCAGATCTAGCAAGCGTGACTTCTTTACCACCAACCTTAGTTACCAGCCCGTTGACGATCTCATTGTAACTAGCCTTCGTTGCTTTGTCTAGTTTGTAATTTATATCTATAAATCTCCTCTCAGGGAGATCAAGACAATCTTCCTGGCGCTTCCTTAGACATAGCATATCCGTAAGCATAGCTAGAGAGACTAGGTTCTTATAGCCTTCAGTCAGCATCACCCGCTTAAACCTAGACGCGTTACAACTTCTACAGAACCTAGGTTGTGATGACATAGTCTTCTTAGTCGCTTCATTTACACTGTATACAGCGCTATTAAATGTATAGCACACGCTGCATCGATACACTGTTTCTAGTATGTGATATCTAAGTTTAAACCTAAATACGTTATCTGAGAGAATAGCCGGTTCTAAGAACCTCAGTTGCCCATAGATGTGGAGAGGGTCTCCAGAGTTAGGAGTGCCTGAGAGCAGGAGTCGTCGAGGTGTATTGAGGTTCTTAAGTATGGACAGTGTCCTCTTCGACTTAGGAGACATCAACAGATGGCTTTCGTCCAACACTGCTACGTCCAGGTTTTGTAGACACGCAGGGCTCAGATTATTACTGTCGTTGACGAAGGTGTCATACGACATCATTATAATAGTATGTTGTGACGTACCCTCTCGCGCTGACATCTCAGACTCAATCTTTGTGTAGAGCTTAGCCCTCTGAGCTTTGGTCAGAGAGCTCCCCCTGACATTACAGAACGGGTAGGTGTGGAAGAGCTTTGCTGACTTCTCCGCAACGGTGCAGTGCTGCGTAAATTCACGCGCCCAGTTCAGCGTCAGATTAGCAGAGGGCACGAGTATTAGCGTGTTGACACGCTCGGCGCTGCTTGCGAGTATCCCCGAGATACTGCTCGCTAGTATCCTCAGAGTGTCGATAGCTACCTTCGATTTACCAAGACCAGGGTGGTAAAACAGCGCATACCGTGGGTAGTACAAAGCGCGCTTAACGCCTATGAGCTGGTGGTCATAAGGCGGTAACACACACGACTCAGTGATAGCAGCGTCTTCATCCGTAGAGTCTATGAGTCTAGAGGCCTTACTCGAATAAGAGAGCTGTGCTAATGCTTCGTCACTCCAAGGTATACCTGGGAAGACTTTCTCCATATCTTCTACGACAACAGCAGCTAGTGGCGCGTAAGCTGGAAACGTGACTTCAGACTTGTCTTCGTCAACGGTCGAACCGAATATCCTTTTATACCCAGACTTGTATCCTCGGATGTAGGGAAGTATAAAGGTAGGTGCGGGACGTTCTCTGTAGCCTACTCTCAGTAAGGTTCTGCCTATCGCCATTCACGTGTCTCTTTTGTGAGGTTTAATATGTCGAGCGGGATGTCCTCTGCTGGTGCAGGAACAAAGACTACCGATATGTTCAATTATCGTCGTGGTCTCCCTAACCCTATGTTCGACTTTTTGAGCGGCTTTATGCCTCGGTCTCTCAAGGACATGTTCAGGTGGTGTGAGTACTTATACTTCAACAACTCCAATATCTATATCGGTCTGCAGAAGCAAGCTGACTACGTCATTACAGACGTTGTGTTCGACACTGTCAAGACAGACCTCAAAACAAAGTACAAAACACTCTTCGATGATCATCTGCATATTCGCGGACTGCTCAAAGCTATCCAGCTCGACAAGAGTATCTACGGAAATGTTGTCCTTAGCGTCAACCAAGCGATAGACCGTATGTATTTTTGTACAGGTTGCGATACAATGGTCTTCCTCGCTAACGCAGATCAGGAAGACTTTAAGTACCACTGGCAGAGTTGTATCGTAGATTTCACCTGCCCGACGACAGCATGTGGTAAGCGTCACAAAGTCCACATTGACGACTTCATTGACAAGCCTAGAAGTCGTATGTCAGCTATCCGAGTTATACGCTGGGACATAAAGCTTATTGACATCGAAGAGAACTACATCACAGGGGAGCAGAAGTTCTGGTACAAAATCCCCCAGATCACAAGGGAGGCTATCAAAGCTTCTAACCCGTTGTTCATCACAAACATGCCTGCAGAGTTTCTTAAGACGGTGTCCCGTCCCAAAGACTCCTTCCTGCTCCCTAAGGACAACATCCTGCACCTTAAGAACCCTGCGCCTTCTGGTATTGAGGGAGCGCTTGGGTTACCGAAGCTTGCGGCGTCTTTAAAGAAGCACTACTACGCGGCTGTACTACGTAGGGCTAACGAGGCTATTGCACAAGGGTACATCGTACCTCTCAGGGTTCTGTTCCCACAACAAACTAATAACGCTGCTAACCCTATCTCAACGTTGAACGGCGCTAAGTGGGCGAGTCGCTTATCTAAAGCATTTAGGCAGCACCGTCATGATCCTCTGCATGTACACATCGCTCCAGTAGGCGTGGGCGTTACACAGATAGGAGGTCAAGGCCGAGCACTTATGACGCTCGGTGAAATCCAACAAGCTGAAGAGGATATCATTGCTTCTATCGGACTGTTCAAAGAGTTTATCTACGGAGGTCTCTCGTGGACAGGTTCTAGCGCCACACTCCGTATGCTCGAAAATACACTGGAACCTGAGCGTATAGACCTTGTCCGCGCGCTTAACTGGATAGGAGAGCAGTCAGCCAAGTGTATGAAGTGGGAGACTGTTAGTATCGACATGACCCCATTCAAGTTCATTGACGACGTCCAGCAGAAGTCTTTAGAGGTTAACGTTGCCCAGACGTCTAACCACCTGTCTAACCGATCCATAGCTGAGATGTTCGGACGTGACATCGATAAGGAACGCGATCGCATGATGGAAGATGAACTCGCTGAGAAGCGAATGGAAAACCTCTTACAGAACAAGATGTCTGAGATTGAACAATCCCTCGCTACTGCAGCTCAAGCTGACGCAGCTGCTAACGACGGCTCTGGTCTCGGCTACGACCAACAAGCCGTCTACGCACAGGCTGAAGGCATCGCACAGCAGATTGCTCCTATGCCCTACGAAGAACGCCGTACGCAGATGGCCGCTCTACAGAATGAAGATATGGTTCTCTACGCTGTAGTCCGTATGATACTAGATCAGAATAAGGGACAGCAAGGTCAAGCACAAGCACAGGCACAGTAAGGGCAACCAGCGCTAAAGCACAGTAGGAGTAACAGCTATGACATCCAACACCGGTAATCCAATCTTCGACGCCTTTAGTGGAGTCGATATGTATAACGCTGAGTTCAAGCGTACTGACGGAAACATCTTTGAAGGGGAGGAAGAGGATCCGAACTACGGCGTACCAGCCTTTACACCTGCTGGGCACAGGCAGAACATCATTGATGCCCAGGACGGACGCACCCGCGTTGCTGCAGCTAAGAAAGCAGCACAGGGGGCTGACGGTTCAGACACAGAGGGTTTTGGTAGTTCGCCCTTATCTGCGGGGAGATCACCAGCCGATCTTATGTTCGAAGGAGAGGACGTTAAGTTCTTCTACCAGCAGTATACAATCGCTGACGAATCTCACGTCTACAGCAGTAAGATGGAACACATCTTCCGCAAGATTAGATCGGATAAGGCTGGTCTACTACACGAGCGGTTCTCTACAGATCGGGACGGTAACTTCCTCGTTCTTCTAGCCTGGTGGGAAACTATACCTTCAGCTCCTTCAACATCTACACTAGCAAATAAAAAAAGCTCAGTAAATATACACGAAGCTGCCACTAATTTAAGTGAGGCGGCACTGAGTCTAAGTGAGGCAGCAAGCCAAGAGGGTGATGAGCCTATTGACCCGCTGCCTTAGTCTGTTCGTATGTGCGTATGTTAGTATGCTATTATGTTCGTATGCTATTATGTCTGTGTGTCATTGTGTTCGTGTGTTAGTTGTAAGTCTACACTCTACAGTCTTCGACTCTAGTGCATCCTGAGCACTGTCCTAAACGCTTTCAGGATAACAGGGGATATAAGCTCAACAAGCTTAGCCCAGTCTACACTCGTAGACCTGCGGCTTGACGAGTACTCAGCAAGGATTGCAACTCCAACAGGTATTGCCAAGACCGCGAGTCCAAGCAGTGCCCATTCAATTCCATGATCCTCCGCACCGCGCGTAAACGCAGCTAAGATCCCCTCAGAGTCATTCGACTTGAGTTTCTTTGTATACTTCTTAAACTCCTTGCGTCTCTTCTTCTTTCCTTTCTTTACCGCAAGAGGCTTAACAAGAGGCTTAACCAAAGTAAACCCAGACTTACCTTTACCCGACATTCTACCACTTGACACTTCACCACTCGACATCACAAAACTCCGCACGAACCCAGTAAGATATCCTACCTAAGAGCAGTATAACCTACCTAAAGAATGAGCTATCTTTAGCGTGTACCTCCTTAGCTGTTAAGCTTGCTGCCTCTAAGCAAAAAGAAAGGACCCACAATAAGTAGGTCCTTTCTCCGACTCTCACCGCTTACGCGGCGAAAGCCTCCAGCAACTGGTCGAGCTTGGCGTTGCGGATCTTCTTTCCCTTCTTCGCCGACTTCGCCTGAAGCTTCTTGGCACGCGCCTTGGCCTTGGCCTTGGCCGCCTTCTTCTCCTCCTTCTCCATCACCTTTGCCAACTTCTTCACTGTGCGGACCTGGACTACCGTCCTCTCCGCCACCCCCGAGGGGGCGAGAGCCGCTTTCGCGACCCCTACTCCGACGATACTCGAACCAGCCACGACGGAGGCTGCGAGGCCTCCGATCACAGCGCAACAAACGTTAACCAACTCACGGCGACTGTTCTTCTTTCTTCCGAAACCAAACATAATCCCTCCAAGGACTATGGCGCTCACTCTAATACCCAACACACCATATTGTGCATTGAATTCAAGCAAGCTAGTATTCTATTGTTAATATCTTTTACCAATTAATAGGGGTTGTTTTTGGTCTTAGAGGGTGAGGTTAAGAGGTGTATGTTTTACTAAACAAAAGAGAATCCATTTGGGTTCTCTCTTCCTACCACTTCGACCCGATGGACGAAGTGGTAGGAACGCCGCACCGAACAGGGAGAGAACTTCTCTCACCCGCTACTAGTGCGGCAGCGATCATAAGGATCGCGATGATGTTTCTGGTACGCATGCGTACTCCCAAAGTTTCGACCTCTTCACCTAGTACGCCTTATTGCGTGCTTAGTGATTAGATCTACGAATCTTAGTTACTATCTTATACCAATTTATGAGGCACGTTTATGCAGGGCATTTACGACCGGACGGAACTAGAGTAGTCTCCCGAGGGGAGGTGTACGCTATGGCTAATAAAGAAAGTGGGTTCGCGATAGATGGCGCTGACTCGCAAGAGGATACTCTGGAACCTACCTCGGCAGCAGAGCTTGCGGGGGTGGATCCTGAGGGAGATGATACGCCGTACACGTTGAAGACGGGGTACCTCAAAGGGTTGCATCGGGTACTCTCCTCTGCAGAAGAGAGGCGGGAGCGGATAAGGCAGCAGACTGTTGCAGCGCTCGCAAAGACGATGCCTGTGGAGGGTACGAAGTTCTCCCTCGAAGTGAAGGATATCAGCGTAGAGAAGAAAGACTTTACGTTAAAGGAACAGAAAGAAGCTATCCTTGTAGGTAAGTCTCTTAACGAGCGGGTGAGTGCTACGCTCATCATACGCAACAATAAGACTGGAAAGGTTGTTGATAAGCAGAAGAAGACTGTAGCGCAGCTTCCTTGGATGACACCTCGGCATACCTTCACGGTAAAGGGCACAGAGTACTCGCTGTCAAATCAGCTGCGTATTAAGCCTGGCGTCTACACTCGTACACGCAACAACGGTGACCTGGAAGCTAACTTCAACCTGGGTCGTGGGCGTAACTTTAGAATCTTTATGGTTCCAGAGACTGGCGTGTTCTACTTACAGTACGACTCAACTAAGATACCTTTATACCCTGTATTGGAGACGCTAGGGGTATCACCCGCTGACGTAAAGAAAGCGTGGGGTGCTAAGCTAGTTGATGTTAATCGCAAGGCGAATAAGAATACCCAGGCTAATCTACGTAAGCTCTATCTTAAGATCGTTAAAGAGTCAGATAGAACGGCAAGTCCTACGCTCAAGGATATGGCACGTGAGATCGCTAAGGCGTACGAGAACACTGTATTACACAAGCGTGTAACAAAGACTACGTTAGGTCAGGAGTTTGACAGGGTTAGCGTCAAGGCTCTTTTGATTGCAAGCAAGAAGATCTTAAGGGTTTATAACAAAGTTGAGCCTGAGGATGATCGTGACTCTCTAGAGTTCAAGACACTACACACTGTAGACACTTTCTTTGGGGAGAGGATCAGTAAGAACGCGGGTAGAGCTTTTCAGTCTAAGGTTAAGTTCAAGCTCAATGGTACAGCAGATCCTACAATTAAAAGTATCATGCCTCCGACCCCTTTCAGTCGTCCGCTTAAGACACTGATTACTACAAGCTCACTCTCCAGTAATCCGTCACAGATTAACCCTATCGAGATCCTAGACTCTGCGGTCAAGGTCACATCTCTAGGGGAGGGGGGTATCTCGTCTCTCAGATCTGTCCCAGACTCAACACGGGACCAGCACGGAACTCACCTGGGTATCTTAGATCCTGTCCGTACCCCTGAGTCAGGGGGTGTAGGTGTAGACCTTCGAGTTACAGCGTACGGGGCGGTGAACGACGAAGGGGATATGTTCTCACTGCTAAAGAACGTAAAGACGAAGAAGCTTGAGTACGTCAACGTCTTAGACTTTACAAAGAAGAACGTTGCCTTCCCTACGACAGATATCACAAAGAACAAAGTGCCTGTCTTGTTTGGGGATACGATTAAGAATGTCTCTCGCAACCAGGTAGACTATCAAGTCCCGAGTACTGCAGCGATGTATTCACCTTCTACGAATATCGTACCGGGGATCAATGGAATGCAAGGGAATCGCGCTATCATGGGCGCGAAGCAAGTGACTCAATCGCTGCCGCTAGTTAACAGGGAAGTACCTTGGGTTCAGGTGCAGGGGAACACTAAGACAGGGGAGTCAATGGAGGATGTCTTCGGGACTATCCACCTCCCTAAGTCTCCTGTCGCTGGTACTATCAGCAAAATAGATACGAAGACAGACACGATACATATAAAGGATAACAACGGTTCGGTGTTCAAGGTCCCTTATGCGAGGAACTTCCCCTTCGCATCTAAGACAAGGCTTGACCATAGCGTCAACGTTGCAAAGGGTGACAAGGTTAAGAAGGGTGCTTTCCTCGCTGATTCTAACTTCACTAAGGACGGTCGATACGCGGGCGGGACAAATCTTAAGGTAGCCTACATGGCGTGGAAGGGCTACAACTCTAATGATGCTCTAATTATCTCAGAGGGTGCATCTAAGAATAAGCTGACCAGCGAGCACATGTATAGGCACTCGCTGAGTATCACTGCTAATATAGAACCTGGGGTAGACAAACACCGTACTTACTTCGGAGGTAAGTTTACTGCTGCTGAGTACAACAACATTGATAGGAGTGGCGCACCTAAAGTCGGCTCAAAGATTAAGCCCGGTGAACTTCTCATTGTAGCAGTGAAGAAAGTTGTAAGGTCAACAGAGGACGAGATTCTCGGTAACCTCAGTCGAGGTCTTGTCAGACCCTACAGGGATGCTTCTATACTCTGGGAACATAAACACGAAGGTACTGTTAAAGATGTGAGGGTCACACCTCGCTCTATCAAAGTTACAGTGTTAACCCTTGAGCCTATGGGCGTTGGGGATAAGTTAGCTGGGCGATATGGTAACAAAGGTGTCGTGTCTTTAGTTATACCAGATAACGAGATGCCACAGGGTGAAGATGGTAAGCCTCTCGACCTGCTCCTCACAAGCGCGGGTGTTGTATCTCGCATCAACCCTGCTCAGATTATCGAGACAGCTATCTCAAAGGTCGCAGTGAAGACAGGTAAAGTCATACAGCTCCCTCACTACGACAACGTCAATCGTGTCAAGTTCGCAAAGGATCTGCTTAAGAAACATGGGATCAAAGATAAGGAAACCGTCACTGACCCTATCACCGGAAAGAAGATCCCTAATATAATGGTAGGGCAGCAGTACATGCTCAAGCTGTTCAAGAGCACGGAGACGAACTTCTCAGCCCGAGGCGTGGGCGCCACTGATGTTAATGGACAGCCAACACGTGGAGGCCCTGAGGGCGCAAAGAGCTTTGGTGCAATGGACTTCTTGGCTCTTGTAGCCCATGACGCTCGCGCCATCCTCAAAGAGGGCTCCACTGTAAAGTCAGATAAGAACGAAGAGTATTGGCGAAGGGTACAGCTGGGTCTCCCGACCCCTGACATCAAAACGTCTCACGCCTTCAACAAGTACACGACTATGCTGCAAGGCGGAGGTATCAACGTTAAGAAGCAAGGTGACATCTTTAGTGTGTTGCCTATGACAGATAAGGATACTGATGCGTTAGCCCAGCGTGAAGTAGAGAATGCTGGGATCATGAAGGTCAAGTCTTCTAAGAACGGAGGAGCCAAGTACGTCCCTGAGACTGGTGGTCTATTCGACTTCAGTATTACAGGAGGACCCTCAGGAACTAAGTGGTCTAAGATAAAACTAGCTGAGCCTATAGTGAATCCAGTGTTTGCAAAGCCTGCACGTGAGCTTCTAGGGATGTCTGGTATAGAGTTCACAAAGTATAGCACTGAAGCTGGAGGCGCTGCAGTTAAGACGAAGCTCAACTCTCTAAACCTCCCAGGACTTGAGCGATCCCTAAAGGCTAAGATATCCCAGAAGATCAATATACGATCACCTAGCGCAGCAACACAAGTTGACGGGTGGGTGAGGCAGCTTAAGTATATTGGTTCTCTTAAGAAGCAGAACTTGTCACCTGGAGACGCGTACGTCATCTCTAAGGTCCCAGTTATCCCGCCTATCATGCGTACGGTTGTGACAACCAGTGACGGGTCTGCTTTAATCTCTGACCCTAACTACTTGTATAAGGATCTTATACTTGTTAACGAGTCTATCAAGAACACCCCTAAGGAACTCAAAGCCTTGGAGGAACCAGGACAGAGTAACAAACAACTCTACGACGCTGTTGGTGCAGTGTTCGGAACAAACCCGCCTGTCAACGCTAAGACTCTAGGACGTGGTGTCAAAGGTTTCATGACTCAGATCGTGGGAGAGACAAGCCCCAAGTATGGGTTCTTCCACGAGAAGCTCATCAAGAAGAGACAGCAACTATCTGGTCGTGGTACCATAGCTCCTGACCCCTCACTTGGTTTGGACCAGGTAGGTATCCCAGAGGACATGCTCTGGTCAATGTACAAGCCCTTTACAACTCGTCGTCTAGTCCGCAAGGGTACTGCGCCTGTTGCGGCTATTGGCATGGTGGATAACCGTACACCTGAGGCTAGGATCGAGTTGAATGCCGAATTGAAAGAGAGGCCTGTGTTAATCAATCGAGCACCGACTCTACACCGCTTCGGCTTAATCGGTGCTTACGCTGTACCCGTGCCAGGTAAGACGATCCGGCTCAACCCTTTTGCAGAAGAAGGTTTGAACGCAGACTATGATGGCGATGCCATGCAGGTCTACACCCCCTCAATGCCTAAGGCTGTAGAGGAAGCTAAGCGTATGACCTTGTCTAATCTCATATTCTCAGACGGTAAGAAGTCTAGCCTCCTCGTTAAACCACAACACGAGGCAGTGTATGGGGCGTTCTCCGGGAGCCAGGCTAAAGGTAAGGCGCGCATCTTCCAGGATCTTAAAGCAGCTAAAGCCGCGTACAACCGCAACGAGATAACACTTAACACGCCTATCACACTTAGGAATAAAGGAGGCGTGTAATGCGCAGTGCACACACTCAATTGCATAACGTTATAGTTAGTCGCTTAGCAGGCATCAATGTCTACAAGCAGGCTAATATCGTCTCTGAGTTAGAGCAGTCCATGCTCGACAAGAGTGCTATCCCCCGCGGCTTTAGGTCAGGACCAGCTAGACGTAAGCGCCACCGCGGAACCCAGACTGTCAACTGGGCTAAGTCATATAACATCGACACCTCGAACGTAGGTTCCGGAGGCTTTGGAGGGCAGGGGGCTAAGATGGCGGGACTACTTAGTCTAGGGGGCAGGCTCTTAGGGAGGCTAGCAAGTAAGGGTGTAGGTAAGGCAGTAGCTAGCACAGTAGGCAAGGGTGTAGGTAAAGCTGTCACCGGTGCAGCCGCTAGCAAACCAGCCAGTAGCCTGATAGGGGGTGCAGCTAAAGTACTCGCTAAGAATAAGTATGTTAGGGGTGGAGCGCTAGGCGTATCAGCGCTATCAGTACCTCTAGGCGTATCCACTGACGTTAACACTATGTTCAAAGGGTACAGGGGCTAGCACATGCCACCAAAGAAAAATAAGAATAACAAGGCTATGAGTTTTGGGACTCTGTTATTTAACGAGCAGATCCCCAAAGGGATCCCGAAGTTTGATAAACCTATCACGAAGAGAGTTCTCCAGGATAAGCTGAGCCTTATAGGGAAAACCTACCCTAGTTCATATGGTCGTATCGTACAGAAGATAAAAAGTATCGGGGACGAAGCTGCGACCTATCTAGGGATCTCTGTAGGGCTTGACGACATCACACCTGACTACGCAAGGCGGGATCCTATTGTTCGAAAGGCTATGAAGAAGCTGAGACCTCTCTCAACGACTTTACCAGGTGACGTTACTAAGCGCCAGAACATCATAATTAATACACAGGATGCACTACTCGGCACAGTTAAGTCTCACAAATCTGATATGGCTATGATGGCCAACTCTGGTGGTCGAGGTTCTATTGCACAACTGTCTAAGACGGTAGCTTCTCCAGGTGCTGTTACTCGGCGTGACGGCTCTGTAACTCCGTGGTTAATCGCTAGGTCATATGCTGAGGGTCTACGACCTGAGGAAGTCTGGGTAGCAAACGCAGAAGCTAGGAGGGCTGCAGTCCAAACGAAGCAGTCAGTTGCAGACCCTGGCGCTTTTGCTAAGATCATGGTTGCTAATATGTCTGCACAGGTCGTAGCTAAGGACGACTGCAGAACATTTAATGGCGTCATGGAGTCGTCAGACGAACCTTCTACTGTGGATAGACTTGTTGCAAAGGATGTACCTAAAGCTGGTTTACGACGTAACGAAGTCATTACGCCACAGGACCTCGCCCTCCTAAAGCGTAAGGGCATAAGAGAGCTACTTGTCCGCAGTGTACTAACTTGTGAGTTACCGGAAGGCGTGTGCCAAAAATGTTATGGGTACGACGAGCGTGGGCAGTTCCCATCAATAGGTACTAACCTCGGAGTCCGCAGTGCTCAAGCGCTTAGTGAACCCCTTACGCAATTCGCCCTCAACGCTAAGCACGGTGTACGTATCGCAACAAAGAAAGACGTCAGTCTACGTGGTCTAAAAGGTATCCAGGCCTTCTTAGAGTTTCCAAAGTCGTTCACACAGAAAGCGCTAGTAGCCTCTGACAATGGTAAAATTGAGAGAGTAGACTCTGCTCCACAGGGCGGGTTCAACATAGCGGTTAACTACTCGGGTAAGCAACGAACAGTGTATGTTCCACCGGGTATAGACCCTATCCGTAAAGCGGGAGACAGTGTCTATGCTGGTGACCTACTTTCAACAGGAGTCCCTCTCCCTAACGACGTCGTACCCTACAAAGGACTAGGCGCAGGTAGAGTTCACATCGCTAAGGGGATCCAGTCTATCTATCAAAACTCGGGTAGCTACTTAGACAAGCGACACGCGGAGCTTCTAGCTAAGTCACAGCTTAACTACGTCAGAGTTACGGCTGATCCATATGGGGATAACACTACAGGTGACATCGTACCGTACGGACCACTGCACAAGGAGTTTACAAACGAAACCCGGACTGCTAAAGTCAAGCTAAGCCCTGACCTGCGGGGATCAATACTCGGAGCAAACACACATGAATTCAACGCAGGCACAGAACTCACGCGTCCAATAATCGAAGGACTAAAGTCTAGAGGGCTTACGGAAGTCAAGACCTACACGGGTAAACTTAGAGTACGTCCGATAATAAAGCCGTTGACACGTAGTCCTCTACTCAGTCCTAAGTGGCTAGCGAAGCAGCAGCATCGTTACCTACGCAAAAGTCTGACCGAAGCTGCAGCAGCAGGTCTGTCCGATACTATCCATGGACTTGAGCCAATACCCGCTTACGTCTATGGCGCAGAGTTTGGTAGTGGCACTGACGGAAAGTACTAGTATAGTAGACGGGAAGTACTGAGGATATTAATTAATGCATGGGAATAGATATCAGCACCTCCTTGAACTTAGTCTAATCCATCAGGATAAAACTGCTGGACTAGGCTCTAAAGCTGTAGACGTAGCTAAGGGTCTCGCTAATGATGCGAGTTCAGCCTACAAGTATATCGCTAAAGCTCCGAGTGCTGCCACAGGACTTAAACGTATAATGTTCGGCGGAGGTGAGGATGTTGTTAAGGGTATTAAGAATAAAGTAACAACTCGATGGGGTGCTATAGACTCTGGGCTCTTTGACGCTAGGAGACTAAAGGGCGATCTAAACTCTGTCGGTGCAAAATTTAATAATAAAAGCATCGGTCTTTCTGCAGATAGTAACAACTTAGACTTCGTAAAGTCAGATAGCATCCTGTCAGGTGATGCGTTAGGCTCCCTTGGTATCCGAAATAGACTTAGAGGTAAGGATGGCATAACTGGTGGCATAGATAAATTTAGAGAGGCGGGGATTGACCTAACACCAGAGCAGTTTATACAGCTTAGAAGTAGACGGGCAGGGTTACGAGGAAAAGCGCGTACTACAGCAGATATATTTTTAGGTTACAGCCCTGGTAAGGTCACAAAGGAGAGGTTCTTACAAGGCGGGCTTGTCGGAAAAGGGGGTGTTTTAACAGGCGACCTAGCTCCAGATCCTGACATCGCTAGAGGATTCCGTGCTTCGTACAATGCTCTAAGAGGCGGAAACATAGCCGAGGCTGCAAGGTATGCGATATCTCCAACACTACAGACAGCTGGACAAGCAGCAAATCTAGGACTAGGCTACGCTCTACCAGGTGCTGTGGTATACTCTGCTCTGGCAGATAAAAGCCCTGGAGTCACAACCGGACAGAAAGTACGACGCGCAGGAGCACAGGCGACTAATCTACTAATAAACTCGGCTATATCCCCTCTAGGCGCACTACAGGTAGGTATGATGGGTCCACAGTTAAAGTATGTGGATAAGTTGTGGGGTACAGAAAAACCACCACCACGTACGGTCATACGTAGGTCTATAGACGAGTCGGTTGGTAACGCACCACCACAACCTAAAAAGTGGGTTGACCAAGATAAAACGAAGTCTGAACTGTCTAGGGCTAGGAAAGTTACTAAAGGAATATACACTGTAGATAAGCTTACTGGCGGGGGACTCCGCGCGTTAGCTAGAGTTTAAACAAAGACGAAACACTGAGGACTAGAACATGTACAATGCCCCCGTTGACCGTAGAATCGTTGCCCGAGCTATCGCTGAGAACTTACAACAGCGATCTATCACTAAGATTGCTAGCGTCCAAAATCTCAGAGACGCAGCTGATTACGCTGCGGCATCTGTAGACTTCGAGGGTCCTCTATCGTTGGTTGGGGAAGACTACCGGCACTCCCGCCCATCTAACGAAGCGGTTATCAAGATTGCAGAGTGTCTCATTACAATTGATAAGGCGCTTGCTGAACAAGGTGGCGGTCGTAAGATCGCTGGAGCAGGTCCCGCGCTATTTGGCTCGGACATTGGTCTTGTCATGGGAGACATTCTCCACCCAGTTAAGATTGCTATGGAGCAGGAAGCTCTCTTAGGCAGTACTATTGTAGACAACGATCCCAGGCAGCAGAACACACTGGCTAACTCGAATAGTGCTGAGGCACTCTTAGAGTTGTCTCGAAAGCCTATCGGATATGCTGCTGTGGCACCTGGCGGGGCGGTGAAGAACCTCCCTCAGGAAGCTCGATCAGGTATCACGATTAAGCACCCGTTAGCTCCTGCAGGTGTTGCGGGTGTTGCACAGAATGAAGTTGAGGCTGCAGCTCTAGCTCCTGCTGCTCCGACAGAAGCGCCTCTCAACGAGGTAACCAACGCTCTTGCGAAGATGGCGATGGGGATGCCTGCTACTAGTGCCAATATCGTTTCGGGTAGTGCTTCACAGCAAAACACGATGGAAAATACTAACAGTGCTGAAGGCAAACAAGAGCTGAAGAACAAACCTACTGGCTACGCAGTCCTCCCTAATCCGGGGTCTGCCACAATCAGTTCCAAGGTTCCAGCTAGTGCAGTAGTAGGCGCTGAGTATCCACACCCTAATCGCGAAGCTAAAGTCGCAGAGGCTTACTACACTAACGTGTGGAACCAGCTGCCTCTCGGTATGACTCCAGAGGTTAAGCTTGCTGCTGTTGAAAACTTCCGCAACTCTAACGTTGCAGATCATGAGCGTTATATGCGTGACCTCCACATGCGCTACGCCTAATCACTATTAGCTAGACCCCCTTCCAGTAGTAGAGGACTTAATGATTTCACCAAAGACGCAGATGTACTCAGAAGGTCAAAGCTCTACTGATGCTGAGGAGTCCTTTAAGCAAAAGTTTGCCACGATGGCTTACGACAATTTTGCTCAGAAGCACCCAGACTTAGCTGGGAGTATCACAGGGTTTAGAGTCGAGAAGGTGGACCTGTACAACGACATTGGGGTGGGTGTCGTTCAACTCGTCTTTAGGGGTACAGAAGTACAAGTCCCTACAGTTGTCTCAGGAGGTAAGCTTTTTCCTTCGAGTGTCATGTATCTCGTAGAGAAGAAGAGGTTTGTCCCATTTGATAAGAAGTGGATCACCATCGCCCAGACGGATATCCCAATCTCAGTCGGCACACCTAGAGAGATGCCGGACAGTGTTAACACTGACAGGGACTTGCGGCACATCATGCAGCCTCCACAGACAGGGCGTTACTCTTTCGCGTCGTGTCGTCCACAAGAGTCACTTCTCTACTTCCTGTCTGAAGCGCCGAATAATATCAAGCTGGCGTTCTTAGACTATATGAAGAACTCTGACAAGATTGCTACGTACGTCGTGCGTAAGTATGGCTACGAGAAGCTGGCGAGTGTACTAGCCGCGAATGACAGTGCCTTGGTTAGTAAGCTCGCAAGCGAGACTATCTGTGAACAAGTCGGGATCTATGATGACACTACACCACATAATATTCTTAGAGTAGTATTCAAGACTGCAGCCCCTAGAGCTCTCGCATCCATCTACGAGCAGGGGTATGTGATAGCAGACGAGCGTAACCAGCATCTTACCAAGACTGCTGTGTTTAAGGAGAACCTCGTTAGGTTAACAACGATTGGTCCCCCAGGTGCTTATACAGTGTACAAAGCTGATGGGAGCGTTACCGAAGCTTTCATCACAGACAAAGTCATTGATTTAGCTCAACCATCTACAAAGATGCGCAAAGCTTTGCCAGGGTTCTCTAGCGACGATGACATCTACTCTGTCTACGCAAACAACGATCTACGCAATCTTAGAAGTGAGATACGCCAGGGGAAGATACTCATCTATACTGTTGAGGGGGATTACTATACTTCGAGTCAGGGGATTCCTAGGCAGTTCTCTGTAGGCGTTATCCACAACGAGCGCCCTGTGATTGAGGAGCTGTTCAGCAAGGCTACCCCTGATACTAAGATGGGTCTTGGGTTCTATGTCTTATTACAAGGTGGACAGTACTCAACAACGCTACCTGTGAATGTTAAGCGCATCACAATCTCAGACGGTGTAGAACGTATCGCAGCTGAGATCCCAGGTACAAACAAGGTGTTAACTATCACTAGGGGCGGACCCTATCCTGCTCATGATATCGAGATCTTTAACACAGCTAGTGATAGAGCTGATGTTATTATTCCTAAGACTTTTTTCTTTGTCAGCATCAAAGAAGTTAAGCCGCTGAGTGCGCTAGTGGGTCGAGCCTCAGCTATCTTCAGGATGCTGGAGAACAAGACTCTAGGCGCTGGGATGTGCGAAGTCCATGTGAGTAAAGACTCTATCGGGGAACTCCACCTCGATGGGAAGCGTGTCACAAAGTCTGCAGCTGTAGCAAAGTTAATCGGTGAGCATGACCTAAGCTACATTTCGACGCGTAACGTTATGCGAAGAGTCGAGCGTATGTACAAGCATTCCAGCTTCGACTTCTACGTCGGGTCGAACTATCACCTTTGTAAGACTGCTGCAGAGCACGTACCGTTAGACGGCGCAGGCCAAGAGCTGGTACCACAAGAGCAAGATCCGAACGCTCCTCAAGGAGACCCAGCTGCTCAAGATCCGAACGCTCCTCAAGGAGATCCAGCTGCTGAGCAAGACGCCTACAACCAGGCTGTAGCTATGCAAGAACAGCAGCAAGCTCCTGGACCTCTAGACGTAGCGATGCAGGATATCATCACGATTATCCAAGCTCAGCGCGAGGAGATCCAGCGGTCCTTTGCTGATGAACTCAGGATACTCGATGCACGTGAGGAGGCTGTTAACTTATTACAGGGTAGAGCCGAGGCTCTAGCACAGGGAGCGCCTCCTACAGATTACGCGTCGATACGCGAGTTCGCAAAGCAGAAAGACCTGTGGGGACCTACTACAGCTCCCGAGATCTCAGCTGATACTGTCGAGGGCGCAGTAGACTCTGAGCAACAAATGGGTGTTGAAGGGGAGGATCCTAACGCTGTTGACCCCAACGATCCTAACGCAGAAGTAGATCCTAATGCTGTTGACCCTAATGCTGCAGTAGATCCAAACGACCCTAACGCTGTTGACCCTAACGATCCTAACGCTGCTCCAGAGCAACAAGGTATGCCCGAGGGCAGCTTTGAGGCTACAGCAATTGCTAGTCTCATGAACGATACTAACATTGATAACTTTGGGTCTGACTACTTACCTCAGATCCAGGATACTATTGATAAGCTTTCTAGGACGCTGCTTGAGCTATATATGAAAGCTCCGTACTTTAGGAAACAGATGGGGGAAGTAGAATTCGACTCGCAAGTTAATCGGCTTAACAAGCAGATCAAAGATCTAGGCGACATAACTGCCTCGATGTATCAACAGAGCCTTGTATTACCAGGGGAGACAGTATAGGGTTTATAGTGTAGGGTAAGCCGCTGACTCTGGACTGTAAAGAAGATGAGTGTATCTATAAATATAGACTTAAGCCTCCCAGATCCTGAGTACAAGATCAAGGAGATGCTTGATAGAGTTTCAGAGCGTAGAGGTTCTGCGCTACTAAGAGACGACAATGCGTTTATGGACGCAGTACTAAGAGTTCTACAGGGCGAAACAGGCGCTGCTGTACCAGAAGGTGTCAGAAGGATCTTTAGGCTGTGGATGGACAGCCAACAGAGAATTAAGATGCACACTCTGTTATTCGCAGGGTGTACAAACGCTGAGATAGCTAGTGCATTGAGCATCTCAGATACGGGGTTCGTGTCGAACTATGGTCTCGTATTCTTTGACGTCTCTGTATTCGCACACGGACTAGAACGTGCAGCCTATGCAGAAAGTTGTGCTAGGAATAGTAAGGCTACTCCTGCAGCATACAGGAGGATGAGTGCTAAGGAGCGGGACACACTCAAGATGAACGCTAGTCTATCTAGTGCCTTTAGACTTAAGCAAGACGCAGTGCTAGCTAAGTACACAGACGAGATAAACTTCCCTCGCGCTACGACTCGTGTTGCCACGAATCAATACGTGGCGTATGCAAGGTGTCCTAACAAGACGTTGAAAGAGATACAAGAAAAGCAGAATGCTGCTAAACTATTCCTCAGGTCTGCTGAATCGTTACCCGCTATCCGGGACGCGCACGTCAGTGGATCACAGGACTTTAAGATTGTACTAGAAGCTAAGATCCTAGACCTACGGAAGAGTAAGCTTGATAAGAAGCAAGCACTCTTACGTGACCGTTTGGATCCTGAAGACATTGCTTAAGAACGCTTAAGAACCAAGAGGCTTGTATGGAAGTCCGTGAAAAGTTGTACATCAAAATAGCTAACAGCGCTATCTCACAGTTTGAGAGTAGTGATACACCGCTGGCTAGTACCACAGTTAAAGAAGCACGGAGTGAAGGCTTTAACGAGAAGCAGGTTCGTAGGCTTGTTGAGCGTGTTAACACTATGGCACACCTGCACTCGATGGATAAGATGTCCTCAGCTTCTAAGCCTGATAGGTTTGTTGACTTTGATATCGTTGACCCTACTAAAGTACTTAAAGCTTTAGGGCGTGGGTCCAAGACTACTAAGACAGCGAATTCAAAACAGGCTGCGTCCTTTAAGACAGGCGGTGTATCTCGCTACGAGACCTTTGACAAGTACGCCAGCTCAACTAGCGGAACAAGTTCTAACTTAGCTTCCTACACCTACGACCCTGTGTTTGGTGAGAATGCACGTCCACTACCTAACGAGAGGGAGAGGCTAGTCTTAGAGAAGCTAGTCTTAGAAAAACATGCGGGTGCAGAGTTTGGAACTAAGCTGGCATCCTATACTGAAACTTCTCCTGCTCAGGAGGAGGAAAGACAGTGTAGAGAGGTTGTAGAGCGTAGTGCTGCGTTAGATATGAGGGATAAGCTTAGCTGTCTACATGCAGAGCTTGAGACTCGGGCTAAGATTGCGAGTGCTCGGTATACAGATCTCGTAGTATCTTTAGGGAAAGATCTAGAACGATGTTCTCAATCTGAAGTTGACAGGGTTTTCTTAGACTACCAAGCTTCAGACCCAAAGGAGGCCTCTATCCTAGGGTCTAGCCTTGCAGACTCGTATAGCCCATACAACTATAAGATCCCTTACGAAGCTTCACAGACTAAGATGGCTCAACACGTTGTACTCCGCCGCAGTCCCTTAACTACAAAGTTCGCTAGCATCAAAGCTGCCAGGTCAGAGGCGTTAGACTACCTTCGAGGCTTTGCACGACTCAACAACTTCTTGACGTAAGGCAGGCTACAAATGCTAGACACTAAGATACGAGCTATGGTCCACTCCCGTGTTAAGACGGGAAATTACTGGAGAAGGGCGGCTGAGTCTGTAGGAGATGCTGCCAGTGAACTCCTTAAGAATAGCGACTTCCTCTCAGGCTTAGCGTTACAAGCTTCAGCCTTAGGTATAAAGCCTGGCAACTACAAGAGTCTTCTAGGGTTAACCGCAGGTATGTCAGGTCTCAGCGCTGTTGGTGGTTCTATCTACGAGCATCTGAGTCACAGGAACAAAGCTGTAGCTGATCCCGTGTTAGCAACGAGGGGCTACCAAGCCAACAGGGATCAGAATAGTCTCTTCGACCGTGCGAAGATGGACGAGATAGGTGCTGCGTCATTTGCAAAGACTCTAGGGTCTGAAGCTGCAACAGGTATCTCTACTGCACTATCAGACATCCTACGTGGCGGAACAGCTGCAGTGCAGACACAGTACCAAGGTTCTAAGATTGATAACCTTATGAGCACTGATCCTATCTTACGTAGGGCTACAGGATCTGAGAAGGATCTCATGCGACAATCGTATATGGGCGCCCTCGGTGTAGGACCTCGTGTTATGTCTGACCCTTTTGTAGCTCGCAACTTTTTACGTCAGACACTCATCACAGGGAACGGACCTGACTACACAGCCATGAAAGGTATCGCTGACGCAGAGAAAGCTGTTAGGTCGCCACACTCACGCAAGTAGAGGTTAGTATGAATTCTTATATTTCAGAGCGTGAGTATCACGAGCGTACCTGGCGTGGGTTGGTCGGTGCCCTAGGGGCTGTAAAGGTTGCTGCGTTGCGTAGTGTCCCCCTCCACGTTATCGTCGCGTACAAGGAAGCTATGGAAAACGGTGGACCCGCCGTAGCCCCTAGCCCTGTTATGGCTATCCAGAAGATGGCGAGTCGTACAGCTGCCACACAGTCCAAGTGGCTCGACATTAAGCAAGGTCTTGCCTCTATTCGTTACCTAGAAGACAACGGGTACCAGGTTTTCGGTAAGCGAGCTGGCGTCGCTGATAGTCTTAAAGGTGGGTTGGCTGCACTAAAGAAAAGTCGGATTGCTCAAGGGGCGGGTCTAGCATTAGGTGCTACCGCCATCGGAGTCCCTGCGGCTAACTACGTTAGTGATAGAGCTATCGATAGGGCCGAGTCTAAGGCAAAGAGTAACCTCCCCTTAGCTGCACTGGCTATCGCAGGTGGTAACTTCTTAGGTACGACGTTAGGTACTATGGCGGGGAATCGCTTAGGCTCGAAGGGTAGCAACAACAACAATAATAATAGCGGAGCTCGACGCTAGAATGACTACCACTAAGCTAAGCTTTGCAGCTGGCAGTCCTCAACTCTACACAGACGACAGAAGGTTTGTGAAGACTATCGAACTTGGTAAGGAGTTCCAGTATACTCCTGAGCCTATTGTAAGGTATATCGATAGACGGGATGTCAGATTAGAGAAGTATGCTAGTGTAGAGTCTCTGGATTTTATAAGGTCGGTCGACCCAGAACCAGGGCACACTACTGTACTCGTCCTAGCTATGAGTGCGTCAGACTACTATGGTGCGAACCGCAATGGGGATGGCTTCTCTTCGCGACCTGTGTATATCAACGGGAGGAAAGAGTTAGACTGGGGAGAGACTCTACCTGAGCATTACAAGTCTTTTGAAACTATGGCGCACAACTTTGTTCACCACCAGAACAAAGATCCCCGTAACAGTGTAGGTAGCGTTCGTAAGGCGTTCTACAATCAAAAGATGCAGAGGGTTGAACTACTTTTAGACGTCAACAACTCTAATGTTAAAGTACGTACATTCATGGATAAGATACGGGACGGGGAGTTCCCCGCAGTATCTATGGGGTGTCGTATCAAGTACGATATCTGTGATGTCTGTGCTAACCGTGCACCTACGCGTCGACAGTACTGTGTACACGTTAACGGCTCAGACCCTCGATACGGACTCGGCAAAATCCTAGGTAACGGAGACAGCTGCATTGTATGGAACCCTAGCCCTAGCCTCTTTGATATCTCTTGGATATTTAAACCTGCAGATCGTATAGGCTATGCGCTTAAAGTGATGTCAACGGACGGTGAAAACGTAGGCAGGGACGAAGGTACCTACACTGTAAACACCGTTGGAGGTGGACATCACGCGATGGGTAAGACAGCTAGCTTCAATATAGGTAATACAGGTCTAAGAAGTGAACTACTTAAGATCGCGGATATAGAGAAGATAGTACAAGGTGTAATCCACGGCGTACGTCCGCCACACGACTTACCAAGTATGGATCATAGATCAGGATCTATGATCTTTGATAACGTTAAGTCGTTGCGTCCTGCTCTAGAGACTCAGGAGCCTTTTTCTGAAAAGCTTATCAACACCTGCGCGCAGGAACCCATCAGTGTTGTCTTAGCCTCACTCGCTAAGATTAACATGTTCCCGACGCTCATTGATATCTATCGGATAACCTGTAAGAAGAATGACGTTCCCTTCTCAGCTAAAATAGCATCTAGCTTATTCGACGCCAGGTCTGAGATTCTCAAGTACGCAACCTATAATGCCGGTCTTCTTGAGGAGATCTTAGCTGTAACAGGTTTAGACTCACTGGACACTAGTACTGTGTCAGACAGTGTCCTTACAGCTGCGTATCCTCAGAGAGAGAAATGTGCTCTCCTTAAGGACCTATTAGTTAACAGGGCATTCAACGAGAATCAGGGTGGTAGCACAATTGCTAAGATAGTTGGTGCAGATAACGCATATACCTCTAGGATCAAGCCACTGGCTACTAGAGATCGAAGAGGGAATGTCTCAGTCACTACACGCGATGTCGCTGATGAAGCTAGACTTAAGAATTTTAAGGCTAAGGCGACAGGCGCAGGTATCACAGCAGGTCTAACAGGTGCAGCTGTTATAGGCTCTAACTACCTACCTTTTGGGAAGTATAGGTCTTCTGCACCTGTACGTAGTCTATCAGCTGCTCTCCCGGTAGCTATAGCTGCAGGTGGTGCATACCTTACGTCCCGGTTCCTTAAGAGTAAGAGCCCGGAGATCACGACGGTAACCGGTGAAAAGATCCCGTGGAATACACCTATGTCCTCTAGGAAAATAGCTGAACATACGGAGTATCTTAATCCCGAAACTGTTACAACTCTTCTAGTCGCTATAGATAGGTTTGATTCTCTAGCACTTAAAAAACTTGACTGTGTAAAGACCGCAGGAAGGTTGAATACATATGAGACTTTTGGTAGTACTAGTAGGTACACGAGCTCTGAGTCTATCTACGCAGATAGAGACTTAGGGTACGTAGTCCAACAACTCTTTAACTTTATACCTCTAGATCTATAAGAGGTAGTATAGAACACTGTAACGACTCACTAAACAGGAGATCTCATGCATAATCTCAACCTTAGCGTAGACGACCTGATTAGTCGGTTAAGCGATACGCACACCGAAACCAAAACTGCTGCGGCGGTTATCAGCGCAGGTCCTACACAGAGTATTACACTCGCTGAGCGTAAGGCTGAAGCTACTGCAGCTTTTGCAGCACTCTCTAGTAGCTCAACAAAAGTTGCATCACAACAGATCCCTCAGCAGAACTCCTTAGAACTATACGCACTCCAAAAACAAGCTGCAGAGCTTGAGCAAGCTGAGACCCTTGCAGACATGCAGACCGGGGCGTTAATTGGTACGTCTGCAGCCCAAGCGTTCCTTGGTGAGATGGATAAGTATGCGAGTGTAGCACAGACTCTAGCACCTGCTTACACACAGAAGCAAGCAGGGTACGTTGCACAAAGCTCTGACCTCTCTAGTGTCTTAGCCGATGCTGCGGAAGTTGGTGCTGCTGAAGCTGCAGGGTTCTTGTTGAAAGTTGCAGCTGATGCTGGTAGACGTGATGCGAGCATTGCAGCACTAGGTCCTGAAAACGTAGAGCTTATCAAGCAGGCTGAATCGCTAGGACGGCAAGATGCTTTTGATGATGTTATGTCTAGTGCCGCTGAGACTGGGCGTGAAGACGCGACTCTCTCACTGCTTAAAATTGCTGCAGAACAGGGAGGCGCTGACGCACGATCGCACCTGTCCTCTGCAGGTTCGCCACAAGGCGTAGCACATACAGAAGAAGCTATTAACAAACTTGCTGAGGCATGTTCGTATACGTATAACGATGCCCTTACTCAGATTAACGAGATCCTTGCATAGGATTTCTAAGGAGATTACCTATGCGTATCAATTCTTTGATGAAAGTTTTAATACACGGGACCTCAATCGTAAAGCAGGCAGGGCTCCAGGCTGTGCCCCTCCGTGTTAAACGTTCGGGTGCATTTAGAAACGCAGCTAAGTACGTAGCAGGTGGGTCACTAGCTACTGCTGCGCCCTTAGGTGGTTATATAGCCTACCAAAATGCTAGTAACACTGCTAAAAATGACGCGGCAAGAACTAAGTATACCAAAGACTTGAGAAATCGAAGTCTACTGTCATTCGGCGCAGGCGTTGCTACGGGCTCAAATGGACCTCAGGTCTTGAATTCTGCACGTAGTGCAATCTCTAATTACCTGAGTCCTAAGACTCTACGAGGACCACAAGCTTAGCGCATCACACTGTATAGCCTGCGGATAGTGGCTACATAACTTAAAAGTAGGAGGTTGCTCTCATGGACCTAGAACAAGAGCTACAGAATATCGTTTTAGCTGCCAAGAGCGCTCACTACTTGCGTAAGGAAGCTGGATGCATTAGACTCTCAGAGAGAGGTACAGAGACTAGCTCTCTAGGCTCTTCGATGAGAAAGGTTGCAAATGACTTGCGATCACATGGAAGCGTAGTACCTTTGCAGGCCGGAGCACAGGGGCTTGATAAGCTAGCAAGTAGACATTCGTCACTAGCTTTGAAAGGTCTCCGACGATTCCAAGCCGCGCTATATAACGGAGGGAATTAATGGAACCACAAGCTGTTGCTGATGCTTTCAATAAAGTCGCGGATGCTCTAGAGAAATCTGACGAGTATATCAAAGCTCTTGAGGAGCGTGTTGACGAACTCGAAGAGTCTGTCGCCAAGGTGAAAGAGCAGAGTCTCATGGCCCCTCTTAAAGAAGAGGGTGATGACGAAGAGGAAGACGCTGAAGAAGAAGACGACGCAATTAAAGTCGCTCGCGAAATCTATCGTACTACGTCGAGAGATATGGAGGTAGGAGATCTCATTCGACAGGTTGAAGGCTTGTCTCCTGAGATCCTAGCTAAGCTAGCTGGTGTCTTTAGCAGTCATAGGACTCCAGGTATCCAGCTAGGGAAAGCTGCGCGTAAACACGCTAGATATAACCGTGATAGTTCGGGGCAGACTGATAGTGCCCGAGAACGTCTCATCAGTTTCTTTAACTCTTAATAATCGAAACACTGCATAGAGGAGTTCGCCATGGCGATTCTAGACTCAAAATTCCAAATCCTGAAAGGCTACTTCGAGACTCAGGACCTCGCTACTATTGGCCATGCACTTGCGGGTCAGGTAGGTTATACTCCCCAGGAGGGCGACGTAGTTGTTATTGAAGATAACGCTGGTACTCCCGTAATCAACGTAGTTACTCTTGCACGTGTTGAAAATGCTGCGTCTATCCTCGCACTAGCGACGTTGCTTGTTGCTGCACCACACACATGGCTTGTGCGCACAGGCATGTCGACTAAGGAACCTGATGCTGTCTACGCAAAGAAGGCTGCTATCGTCAAGGGCACGATGATCATCCAGACTGCAAACGTCAACGCAGTAGATATGGCTGCAATTGTCCCAGGCGACGACGTCACTGTACAAGCGGGCATCATCCGGAAGCAGGGGTATCTTGGTGGTGTTGATATGTTCATTAAGTATGGTGAACTTCTCGCGTGGGATGGTACAGCGGGACTGGCAACAATCGCTATTGGGCATCTTTAGTAGCGACTGTTTCTGGCAGTAGCTGATCAGAAGAAAATTTACTGAACCGCTTTAGATAAGATAACTTCTCAGAGGGAAAGGCAATGGCGTCACCAGCATATCGCACGGTCACCACACAAGTGAGTGCCAAAGAAATTAACACTAACTTTGTGCGGAAAGTCGAGGACAATGTTAAGGAGGCGTCTGCACAAGTAACCTCTTATGTCCGTGACTATGTCCGCCAACACAGCTTCGCACGAAAGATCTTCACTCCGCAGAATGTGGATGCTTCGATGCTTGATCCGAGTGTAGACAACGACACACCACGGATTATCGTCGAAGAAGAGACTGAGTCGTACGCGACTTTCGTACCCTTCGCTTCGACCTCGGACCGCAAGTATATCCGCATGCCACGAACCTCCTGCCCCTTTGGTAAAATTACCTCAGACAAGTGGCGGAAGAACAAGTGGGAGTTGATGACCTACAAGTCGGATATCGTCAAGATCCTGCAAGACAACTCTGTCTTCGACATGGCAGACACCGAAGACACCTACTTCTACGATACCATCCTTGATATCGTGACTACGTTCCCCGCGCAGAGTATCGCTGCTGGTACCGCGGCGTTGTCAAAGGCTGGACTCGTTGCAGGTCTCAAGGCTCTCCTCTCTAAGAAACTCAACATAGGCAAAATCCTCCTCACCAAGGAGCTTTTCGTTGACCTCCTCCTCTTCGATGCAGTTGATGTAGGTGATGGTGTTGCTGAGCGCTTGTACGACGAAGGCGTTGAGAGCCAGACTAAGCTCTGGGGTTATGACGCTATCACAACTATCAAGTCTGATATTCTCCCTGCGAATGAAATGTGGATCTTCGCACCAGAAGAGTACCTCGGTAAGTACTTTCTCCTTGAAGATGCAACTGTGCATATCAAGCAGGAAGCTGACATGATTGAGTTCTACGCCTACAGTGTACTCGGCGTGACCTTCGTCAACGTTGGCGGAGTCATTCGCGTGACCTTCCCCTAAACAATAGAACTAACCAAAACTAATTAAGCTGCAACTTGACTATATACATTAGAGAGGTTGCAGCTTTTAGTGTATGAGGGGTAAGCTCGTGAGCTATATTTATATTTTAAACACCTACGACAAAGGCTGCGTTGTAGTTAACAGCTACATCCTACAGCCCTACGGCGAAAAAGGTTGTGCTAAGCCTGCTGTTGACTCTACCAAGCTGCGAGATGACTGTGCTAGACTGCACAAGCTCCGCGGTATGGTAATCAAACCTATAACGCATAACGAGTATAACGAGTTCTTTATAGAAGAACCTTATAAGTTTCCAGAAGCTACTCCTGAGCCAGAGCCAGAGCCAGAGACTGAGACTGAGCCTGAAGTCGAAGCTACTCCTGAGCCAGAGACTGCGCCAGAGACTGAGCCAGAGACTGAGCCTGAAGTCGACTACTTTGCTGAACTCTCAGCAACTAAGACGACTAGTGACATGCGTTCTTGGGTTCGGAGTTACGGTATCGAAGATGACATTAACATGGGTTCAAAGGCTAATATCCTCCAAGATGTTAAGCATTACCTTAAGACCCATCCTAAGCTAACGAAGGTGGAGTAATGGCTACATTTAAACTCGTTAACATCAGCGAGGCGTCTGTAGTGTTTGGCGCAGTAACCCTTGCTCCTTATGGAAAGAAGGGTTGTGCTAAAGTATGCACCGGTACTCCTGCAGAGTTCAATAAGTCTTGGGCATTGTTTAAGGCTATAGGTCTCCCGATAGGTAAGCCTACAGGAGGTGAGTATACTGCACTCCAGTCCGCGCCGTATACTCATGCAACGTTTAACGGCGTTGTCAACACTGCAGGTATGGCTGCCCAGCTCACAGCTGTCTTGATTGAAAACGACGCGGACACTGTACGGACTACCCGCGTTGTAAACACTGAGACTATTTCGAGCATCATGCTTGGGAGTACAACTCTAGCTCCTTACGGCCAGAAAGGCTGTGCTAAGTGGGTCACTGGAAACGCTGTAGATCTTAACGTTCAGTGGGCTGCATACAAACTAGCAGGGAACCGAGACCTTGCAGTTGCGCCTACTGTAGAGTTTGACGCGCTACAGTCGGCGCCTTACACTCATGCTACATATAACGGTGGGATTGTGATGACTGCTGAGATGCTCAAGACCTAAGACTTAGGAATAGACAATGGCAACTATCCCCTTAACCTACGAAGGTACTCGTACAGTCGATGACGCTTTGGCGGGTTACACTGCATACCTACGCGATCAATCTACAGGGGATTACTTTGACTTCAACGATAATACGTTTAAGTCTTTTGCTACGCTTGTAACACCTACTATATCTTACGTAGAGTCAGCTACGCATAGCGGACTGTGGTCTGTGGACGTAACGACTATACCGCTGACATACACAGGCGTTCTAGAAGTTATCACGCACCAGGTCCACGGCGTTGTAGGGTACACAGCTATCCGACGTACGCAGGTCTACCTAGGTGTTCCACTGCTAGATCTCTCGCTCACTGACACGTTCCTCAACTCAGATACCGGGGGGCTAGATAACCTCTCTGTGATTGATGAGGATGGTAATCCTGTAGACGGGGCGACTATCAGAGTGTACGCGCTGGCAGACTATGGTGTTTCCCCGGACAAGACGACAGGCTACACTATGACAGGTCTTGACGGGAGGTGGCTTGACTCTGTGCCTGTAAGTCCTGGAGCTACCTACGTCGTTCACGTCTTTAAGACTTTGTACTACGGTCCTACGTCTATAGAAGTGAGTGTCTAGATGCCTATTACACTCTACGACGGTACAGGTAACCAAGACACCGCAAGATCTAGGATCTGGATACAAAGTAACAGTGGCGTGTACTTCACTGCAGGCACTGTGCTGTCTATAGATCATCAGGGATTTGCAAACCCAGCAATAGCCACATCGAATACCACCTACTATGACCCCAGAGTCGTCGCTGCGCAAGAGCGAGACTTTACAATTGAACGCGTACTTGCAAACCTAACAGGTACATTCACCATCCTCTTTGAAATCCCGATTTCTTCCAATAACCTAGGGAGCAAAGTCTACCTTTCATCTACGATGGCTGGTACAGTAACTATCACGCCCCCCTTCGCAGCACAGTCTGTCGTCGTTGAGGTAGGTAAGCTGATGGGAACTGACGGGGTTAACAACGCGGGTGTGGTAGAGTTTAACCCACGTGTTATCAGCTTCAACTAAGATAGGGAGTCAGCAATGCACTTAGGCAAGATAGCTAAAAAGATACGCATCTTCCTTAGAGATAAGGCTGACAACAATATCCTCCTCGATGACGTTCAGTTTACCGACGAAGATTTAGAGTGTGCACTTGAACTCACCGCGGATGAGTACAACGTAACTACACCTATCACTACGCTAACCTGGGGATCAATGCCGCAGTTCCTGCAGATCATAGGCGCAACACGATTCCTACTCTACTCAGAAGTTTTCCTCCAGGCACGCAACCAAGTAACACTCCCTACAGACCGCGGAGATGCTATGGGTCTAGACGACAAGGCGATGCTGTACACGCAGCTTCAGCAGCAACTATCCGCAGAGTGGAAACTTCGGACACGCGAGTACAAAAACCAGATGAACGCAGAGTCTATCTACGATGACATCCCTAGTGACTATGCTTACCTTAGTGACAGGTACTAGCACTGTAATGACAGGTACTAGCACTGTAATGACAGGTACTAGCACTGTAATGACAGGTACTAGCACTGTAATGACAGGTATTAACTTTTAGCAGTAGACACCTTCTATGTTCCAGCTTTACTATACACCCCATGGGGCCGTCAAAGTAGCTAAGGCTCAAGTACCCTTCTTTGAGAAGCTGTGGGGTGGCTACTCTCTGAATGAGAAGCTCCACTTCCGTAAGTGTGCTGCTAAATTTAATGCTGACAAGATACTAAGTGAGATTGAAGAAACAGGGAGTAGTAGCTTATCAGACGCTGTTGAGAGCTTAGCTGCTCGTGTACAGGGTACTGAGTCTTCGTCAGCAGGCACATCCTTAGATGACGGACTAGAAGATGATACCCGCATAGAAGTTGAAGTAGACTACGAAGATGATGACGAAGATGGTGGTCTTACAGACGCTGAATTTGACGCTCTAGACGCAGATGAATACGGCGAAGATCTGGAGGATCTGTAGTGGCTCACAATGCTTTAAACCCTGATGGGAGTGTCGGGACCGGACCTACTAAGGTAGAGAAGTCTCGTATAAATTTCATTGATAGATTCTATAAGAAGTACCACGCAGCTGGTGGGGAAAATAGTCTTACAGGGAACAAGTATATTAACCTACCTAAAGAAAACACGCTACTTAGAACTCTAGGGTTGTCTACGTTTAATAAGTTACCTCCTCCAGGGCCAGGTGTTAAGACCTCCTTCTTTGACGATGAGATTGGAGCAGGAGACATAGCCCCTGGCTACCGTAACCAAGAGCGCTCCCCTGACATCACAGGTGAAGATCATCGTACCGAACCCTCAGGTCAATTTACAGGTCCTGTAGTTAGTACTGACTCTAAGAATGATCTTCAAGATCTCAGAAACAACATGAAGAGTGAGACAGACAACTACTCTAGTAGAGAAACCACACTCGATAGAGAGAAAGAAGGTTACGCACATACAGGGTCTTACGCACAGCACGCAACTCTACCCCTAGGAGCTACACCACCTGTTGCGCCACAGATGCAAGTGCGTCCTGGAGAACAAGCGCCTAGTGCAATAGATGGGATGACTTCTGTTGCACTACTATGGTCAGCGTATAATCTATGGCAACGGCGTAAGCAGCGTAAAGACTTTGAGCGACGTTCTGAGGAAGATAAAGTCAATAGAGCTAGGTATCAGGAAGCTATCGAAGAGTACCAAGCGCGTGCTAATCCTGACCCTCTTGCAGCAAAGTACGCAGCACTCTCAGCTATGCGTCGCAGGGTAGAGCTGCTCGTGTACCGCCATACAGACATGGGTGACGTTGAGATCCTCGTAACACGCTACAACACTGTGAAAGACAACTACGTGTTCCCCGGTGGTGGTATTGACAAGGGTGAGACTATTGAGCAGGCCGCGCGTAGAGAAGCTGGCGAAGAGGTTGGTGTGTCTGTTGGGAAGATAACGTCTCTCAGACTTCGACCTTTAGATTGGAAGTGGAGTAAAGAAGTTAAGGATCGAGAGAAGCATCAAGTCAAGAGCCTCTCAGGTGATAGGACATACTATCGTTCTGCAGCCTACCAGGGTCGGGATCTTTCGTTGTATGGAGATGACGGGGACCAAAGTAAACCAATCTGGATGGAGATTGGTAAGCTCATGCGTGTGCTCAATGCTAAGATAGAGGTATGTAAAGACGGGTACAATGCGCATCGGAAGGGTAGAGTCACAGCATTACGGATGCTGCGTCTTAAACTCGATAAAGAGCATGTTAAGCACTCAAGTGCTAAGTCTCTAGGGGCGACGTGTGCCAATATTATCTCTACTATAATTCCGCTATACAGTGGATTAGATCCTTCTAGCGAATTCGTAGCTATCGGGTACCCGCTGGACGCGCATAAGCTCGCAGGCGACGAAGGTATGGCCGGTGGGTATAGTGTGAACTCTGGTAGTGTTAACAACGAATCTAAAGTCCAGCCTGACAATGGAGAGAGTCCAGAGACGTCTAGACGTGGTAGTCTCCCTACTCAGCGAGAAGATCATAGTATGTCTACTAAGGAATTGAATAGTAATCTCCGTTCGCTATCAAGGACGTACGAAGGTACTAACTGGATCCAGTAATGCTTAGTGTACAGATACAGCATGTGATGCTCTATCGTAAGCGTAGAGCTTTCGTGCAGTGGAAGGTCAACGGTATAACACCTGCTACTAGCGTACTCAGTTTTAGAGTTGAACGTAGCTCAAATATGTTTAATGACTTCGAGGTTATCGCAGAAGGTGTGACGGATAGCTACTATAACGATCCGTTCCTTGCTGGTAACCCTAACGTATTGTCGGCTGTCCGTAGCCTCGTCTACCGTGTAGTCATTGAGGGGCAAGTTGAGGATGTCGCTTCGGTCCCTGTTAATATCTATGGGTTGCAACTCGTAGAGGTCAACAAGTCACAAGCGCTCGGGGTAGTCCCTACAGCTAACCAGATTGACAGACGCAATCAAGGCATCTTCTTTAAGAATCCTAAGTTCAACCGCCGTAACATACTCGTGTGGCGGGCAAAGGCGCGTAGAGCTGCTGTAGCTCAAAGACTCTCAGGTGATCCTGTTGTGTACCTTAAACAACGACACTTTGGTCTACGGTGCCCAGAAGAAGGATGCTACGATGCTGTCCTCAGGGCTAACTACCAAGGGTCTACTTGCTCAACTTGCTACGGTACAACCTGGGCAGGTGGTTATCACACACCTATACAGGGTTACGGAATTGTTCAGCGTAGTCCAATCAATGTACAGGATACACCACGTGGTAAGCTCTCTATAGGTTCTGCTATGATTATAGCGCCGCCAGTCCCTATGCTAGAGAAGGGGGATATAATAGTTGAGCTTGACTCAAATATTCGATGGAAGGTAGATAACGCAGATTCACAGCACCTGTTCAAGCGGAGTGTTATGCAAACTACGTCCTGCACACTCTTAGCTAGGTCAGATGTAGAACAGCTCATCCCTCTAGGTGAGAGTAGGTACACGCTAGAATTCCAGGGTTAAAGATATAGGGTTGAGGTGAGTCATGACCGAAACTAAAAGTACATCTAGGTACATGCAAGAGGGTGGGTCTAACCTAGCAGGGCATAACCCTTTAGTCCTATTAGGCGCTTTTGTTCTCATCCTTAGGGAGCGGTTCAACGTAGACCAGAGTATCCGCTATCTGTATGACCCTACCGTTACTGACGACGACATTCCGCAGGGTCGTACACTCATCTTTATTAACACTGAATATGACGACGAAGCAGCTGAGGGTACATCGTTAATTCCGCGTGTCATGCTCCGAAAGGGTAGAACTGTCACAACACAGATCGCAATGGATAACCTCGATCAGTACCAACCAGGGATAATGACACGAGGGAACACCTACTACCATCATATCTCATCTATGGATATAGAAACACAAGTCATTGGGAAGACTAGAGCTGAAAGTGCTAACCTAGCTTATATAGTTCAGAACACTATAACTGCAGGTAGAAAGATTATTGAACGCGACTTCTATATAAAGAAAGTATCTTCGTTATCTACGTCTTCGACGCAGGCGGTTCAAGAAGCTGACACTAGGTTCTTAACTTCAGTCGCTTTCAACATTACGTATGAGGATAGGTGGGCTACGATGCCTATTGAGTCACCTCTGAAGAAATACAACTTAAAACTTTCGCTACAATCTGCTGCGGAGACGCTAGTGCGCACTTTCATTTCGCCGAAGTATTGAGTATACTTTAGACGTGAATAGTGGTTCTCCCCTCTATTTATTTATGACAAAATCCCCAACCGGTGGACAGAGGCTAAAATGGCATTACCTAATACTGAAATCTATAGGCAAAGCGCGTCTACGGTTGTTAACATCGTCGAAGCTGTGCAGGACCTCCTGATCGTCGGGCCGGCCTACCACATCCTAGACTACGTGACAGACAAGGCCTCTTTGTTAATTGGCACCTATGGCGTTAAGGACGCTGCTTCCTCAGCTACTACAGGTAGTAATGTTAGCAGGCCTATCCCTGGTGCCAATGTCATAACTATTGCAGACCCTCCCAGTAACGCTGCTGGTGCTGTGTTAGATAGCGCTTCGGTAATCGCGTATCTCGACACTGTATATCTTGAAATTGGGAACACCAACCGCTTAGACGGGACAGTGACAACTGCAGCACCTAATGAGGATTTATTCTCGACGGCTGCTGGTGGATTTGATTTTGGTGTTAACGGTGTCCGACCTGGTGATCGACTTGTTATCTCAGACGTTGGTGGGCTTGGTAGCACTCTCATCGTTACTATCAAAGAAGTTGGTGGATACAACGGCTCAACACTGAACGCTAACCAGGTTCGAGCATATAGTAACTTTGTATTAGGTGGTGAACTTACTATCGCGCAGAATGGGTCTTACAGATTCCGAGTCGAGAAAGTTCTTAACGACGTTGTTCTCGATAGTAACTTCGTGTCTATCGCTGGTAACGCAATCACAATCAAAGGCGGGGCTACTGTCTCTGTTGACATTACAGGTGACGGAGTTGTTGAGACTCCACTTATCAACTACTCCTCGGTGTATATCCAGTACAAGTCTCTCCGGCAGGACCTCGCAGCTGTAGGTCAGATCAACGACGACAGTCAGATCGAATCTCTGGTGGGTAGGGTAGACGAGCGTAATCCTCTCGCTGCAGCGCTTAGAATCGCGTTGGCGAATACGACTACGACGGTTAACTACTTTGGGCTCACGGGTGACGACCTCAATGGTCAGACTGATAGGTCTACAGCGCATCAGGCAGCGCTGTCGGCTATCGAGAGCAACGATGCCATCTACTGTATTGTCCCCTTAACTCGGGACATTAGTATTGTAGCTATCTACCGCACTTCTACTCTCGCACTGTCCGCTCCGACATCTGCAGTGTACCGAATGATCATTGCATCCGTTGACGACCTGCCTACGACTTCTGTTGTAGCAGCTGCGTCTGCTGGGACTGCTGAGCTTATCACTGGTGATCCTGTTCACGTGTTCGCAACTGCGACAGGTAACTTTGTGAGTGCTGGAGTCGCTGTTGGTGACGCATTGTTCATGGCTAACGACTTAGGTCCGTATACCGTTGATCGTATCTATGACACCAACCGACTGTCCTTAGCTGAGACGCATGCTGAAGCTGCAGGAGATAACAACTTCTTCTGGATTATGAGTACCAATGGCTCAAATCCAAACGGCGGTGCAGTACAGTCACATGGTCTTGTTGAGCTTGACGGTAACGCGGGCAACAAAGTCAATACTATTGATACAAACACTCTCGACGCTAACCGCGTTGGGCAGGTTGTATATCTAGACGAGCCCGCAGGTCCTAACCTCTCTGGAGGCTACTGGCTCATCACTACTAAGACCAACGGTGTCTTAGCTAACATTGCTGTCGGTGCTGACCTCACCTTCTATTCCAGGATTCTAGGGCCTAGTGGTAACGGTACATCTATTACTTTTGTTGACCCCGGTGTTGCGAGTCCTCTTAACATTGCTACAGGCGCTAACGCGATTACTGTCACGTTGGAGTATGTGGGTGCAGCTGTTGTCTCTACAGCTCAAGAAGTCAAAGATGCTATCGAGGCTAACGCTGCGGCTAACCTCTTAGTCTCAATGACTATTACAGGTAACCCAAATGGTATTCAAGCTACTAGTGGGGGACCTAAGCTCACTGCCAACGGTGTCTATGCTTTCTACACTGTAGTGGGTGCTGGTGGCGCGTTCGCTGCTGGAGCTCCCCCTGCTCCTTCCTACAACGCTCTCGTTCGTAGTGTGCGACAGAGTTCTACGGTAGCAGCTGCAGTGACTTGGAGACGTGGGTTCCGTCAGATCCTAGACCTTACTGCTACGTTTGCTTCTGGACTCACTCCTGTCATCGTAGGTGACAACTTCGAGACTCCTACCCCCGCTGGACCTGCTAACTCTACGTTCGATCCCGTTGACAGTATCCCTGTTAATTCGATCTTGTCTGATAATAGGCTCCAGTTCGATACATACGAAGACATCCCGATTGCAACGTACCTTGCTATCGTTAGTAGCCCGGCGGATCACTACAGAGTCTCTCGTGACTTGACACCTACATTGCAAGTCGACGCTATCAACGCTGCGACTCTAGGGCTTGCAACTGAGCAACTCGTTCGTACAATGCCTCCTAGGATTACAGGTATCTCTAACGTTGTGAACGCACTAACCGGTGTGTCAGGGGAGATGGGCGGTGAGTTCCTCGCTGTAGCTATCGGGGCGCTTACTGCTGCGTTACCAGTTCAGAAGTCGTTAACTCGACAGTCTATTTCTGGCATTGTAGGGCTGAAGTTTAGCAATAGTTACTTTACCCGGGACCTTATCAAGTCGCTCTCTACAGGTGGTAACATGGTTGTCACCCAGCAGCAGGGTGGTGCGTTACCAATTATCTCGTACCAAACCACGACGAACATCACCACGCTTGAACTTCAGGAACTCTCGATGATGAGGTGTTACCACTACACGATGACTACCCTCAAGAACACCTTTGACGGCCTCATCGCCGAGTACAACGCCATCCCTGAGACTTTGGCTACACTCCTCGATACGATGGACGCTACTCTCGCCTCTATCCAGGCTGCAAAACTCCCTAAAATCGGGGCGCCTATTGTAGACTACGGCAATACTAGTGTAAGCTACTTGGAGGGTGCAGCAGACACTGCAGAGTTCACTGGATATATTGACTTCCCGGCGCCCCTAAACAGGCTCGTTTTTAGAATCACAGCTTAAAGCTAAGAACGACTTAGGCTTAAAGCTAACCAACCCATAGAGGCAAAACAACATGGATACTGCAAGTCTTATCAAGCTGGCTTATGCTAACGCTTTCGTCGACACTCTTAACAGTGTTGGTATTGGCCAGGACGAGTTTATGGAAAAGGCTGCCAGCTCCGGTGACCCTCAGGACTATGAAATCGCTGTCACTATCCACGAAGCTTCGCAGCTTGCTGCTTATGATGCTGAGACGAATGTCAAAGTCGCAAACTTTGTTCGGAGCAAGGTCGCTGGCGAACGTATCGACGCGTTGAAGGAGCGTGCCGGTGGTATGTATGATAGTGCTAAGGACGCGGTTGGTGGTGCTTATGGCGACGCCCGTGAGCGAGCGAATGAAACTATCGGTTTTGACCCGACGCTCATGCAGCGGGCCAACTCACTCGTAGGTCGCAATCCAACTCTTATGGACCGTGCAGACAACGCCTATTCGTCACTTGGCATCAACCCCTCGAAGATGCAGACGATCAACTCTTTGCTCGGTCGCAACCCGACTATGCGAGACCGCGTCAATACTCTTACGGGCAATGAGCCTGGAGTGTACGACACTGCTAAGACTCTTGCTGGGTTTAATCCAACTGCAGTCCAGCAGGCTAACGCAGCGTTAGGTCGTACTAGTGGCATGACCTACGCTCAGCGCGCTGGGCTCGCCTAACTAGCGTAGTCGCGAGTCAGGCAGCACACAAAGTTAGACTAAAGGGAGTGATAGTATGGGCGAGATGCGACCGACAACTACACCAGATAGCTGGTATACGCAGGATCATTACGTTGAACGCGTGATGGACAACGCAGCTCTGACGTCTATTCATTCAGACGATACACTGTTTGTTGCTGGACCACCTCGTTACCAAGCCGGTAAAGATTTCGTTCAGAAGCTGCTCCCGATTGGTCAGGTGATGAACTTTTCGTTCCAGAACTCTGTGCCTGTTCAGCCCCTGAATACCTTCGGCAGTGGTCGTACCTCATTTGTAAGAGGTAAGAGTTCTGTCTCGGGTTCTATTGGGCGTCTGTGGCTTAATGGGCGTAATCTGCTTAGAGTCTTGTATACAAACGCAGTGCAGAGTGGAATCGACGTTAGCGCGTTTGACGATCCTGCAGCTTCTGACGGCTCTGGGGATCAGTTTTACGCTAACCTAGACTCTGAGCTCTTCTATATGCCTTTTGGTCTTGGATGCTTCTTTAGAGATAAGATGCGACAGCCTGTCGCCTCGTTCTATATGGAAATGCTCATGATCAACTCATGGAGTTTTCAGATGGGTGCAGGGCAGCCTACTGTGGTTGAGCGAGTCAGCTTTGTAGCTGACCGTGCACTCCCCGTTAAGAAGACGTTGTTCCTCCCACACGCTCGCAAAGGTTCTAGTGCCCCGTCGTTCTCTGATATCAACAAGAATATTCTTGGTATTGGTGCTACGATGGCTGATATCGTCCCGAATCTTGATGGGTCTAATGGTCCTATTCGCTAGGTCATTATACAGGATAGCCTTCGTTACACAGGATAGCCTCTCTTACGCCCTACGCTACTACATTACGTGTAAGAGTTTAGGGCGTTCGTCGTAGAGTTCAGGGCGCGAGGTGTCTACTACTATGCCAAACCATCTCAAGAGGAAGCTGCTTAAGGGTGCTGGTCTCTCAATTGATGAGGACAATCGGCGTAACGATGGTGGGGAGACGGGGACTATTACCCGTGTCTACCCTTCGAGGCATATCTGTGATGTCTCGACGTCAACAGGTCGTACGTTAAACAGTGTACCTTGGCCTGGGGCGCCGAAGAGGCTTACAGTACCTCTCGTTGGGGATCACGTACTCGTCTCTTACCGCTGGGGTCCACCGGTTATCTGGTACGCGACTCCTGTAGTTCAGCAGTCTGTCTCCCGAGGCAATGCGCTCTCTGGTGTAGTCAGCATCCCCGCTGATACGAATGTCAACCCTAGTGACAATCTCTCACAGCCTTCCTTTGCTGGTAAGGGAATCCGAGACCTCCAGCCTGGTGACGATGTTATAACAAACCTCCACTATGGTAACTACGTCGGCTCACTGAGCGGTGGAACTTGTCGCGTTTACTCCAGTGAGTTCTCAAACCTTACGACGAACAAAGACTCAGAAGTCACGACGCTTATAGGTCGTACGCTAAACTTGTTCTCTGGTGCGGGCTCTGTAGCTCTGACTACCGATAAGCAGAACAAGACCTCACTTGATATATCACTAGGAGCTGATGAGGAGACAGAGTCTTCCCCTGAGCGAGGTGGTTATAGGGTTAGGGCTTCGCTAGGTCATAGTGGAGATGTTGCAAAGTTTAGGGTTACCTCACCTGCTGGGCAGGACAAGTTCACTATAGACATACGTCCAGACGGTGTAGTGCATCGTACTGCTGCTGTAGACTTCCAAGTTGTAGAAGAACTTAAGAAGATAGTGTGTGGTTCATTAGAAGTCGACACTGACTCCTCAGCTAAATACACTGTAGGGGGTGGAGTTTCGTGGAATGCAGGCGGAACTTACAGTATTAAGACTCCTGGGAAGTTTAAAGTCTTTGCTGGGTCTAATGTCGGGCTTAGGTCTGGGGGGAACATGGACCTAAACTCTGGGACTGGACTCAACATCACAGCGAACGGGGGACTTGTTCCACTACCTACGAACCAAGCTGTCTCAGTTCTTGCGACTAACGGCCATGTCGTATTTGATATTGGCTCGCCCCTTGCAGGTGACGTAGGTCTAGTACGCTCAGGGTTCCATGTCAGCACCAACTCTGGCGACATCGTCTTTGGCACTACTGCGGGGACCTTCAGCGTCAACACCATCCTCCCCATCAAGCTCGGGGGACCCGCCCTGATTCCCCCAGGTTCCCCTTACTACACTCCAAACCTCCCTGGACCCTTTCGTGCTGTCCTCTTTGAGCCCCTGGCTGCTCTGATGGTTCAGCTTGGTCTACTGCTCGACGCTCACGTCCATGGACCTCCAGGTAGCCCGCCATTAGCTGTTGGTGCGTTCTCCTCAACAATTAACGCGGCTATGGTAGCTATTGCTGCAAAGTTTGTGTCATTTGGGGGTTAGATGTCTATTCGGAGGTTAGTACCTATGTCTATTACTAGAAAAGCTAGCACTCTATCAAACATCATATCCTCAGCTACGAAGCTCTTACACCTCGCGGCTAGGATGAAAAACGTACAGTACGCTAACGAGGCGCAGAGATGTATTGTGGCTACGGAATATCGCCGCAAAGGTCTCGTAGGGTCGGTAGCTATTACAAGCGATACGGGGGACACTAAGTGAGCAAAGAGAGGTCGTGGCAAGACTTTAGATACAAAATCCCTCCTGAGATCCCTGTTGGTGTCAGGATGGTAAAGAACACTGTTGATAGCATAGCTTCGGCGATGGATATCATCATAGAGATGTCTAAGGCGGCTAAGCTTCTACTCCTCGCAGAGACTGACCCTTTGATGATGGCTCTCACTACACTCATTGACCAGCTGTCTAACTTGCTTGAGTCTCTATACGTAGGGTTCGGCACACACCTGCTTATCCTCCCTGTACTTGCTACTGAAGGTGTTCCCTCAGATCTTATTGAAGTTGTTGACGAGTCTGGGTTGGATGATCTAGTAGGACTTCGTGGTACATTCAGACTTGACATTGAGGATTACCCTATCCTTACAGCATCGCCACCTAACTTCGGTGCTAGTGGTAACTCTTCTGGTAAAGGTGGAACCTGGGGGTTCTTCCAGGAGTTCGCTGCTACGATCTACGATACGCGTGACCTATCTAGACCTGTGTACCCTGAAGACTCCTACGTTGCAGGTATCGTACTAATGACCGGGGCGAAGAGTCTTGGGTCGTTGCTCTCTAAGGTCTTTAGACTCTACAACCTTCTCAGTGAATTAACTCCTACACCTCCTGGTGCCTATATCCTCCCTGTCCCTCAGAATCTTACAGAACGTATTCAAGGTCAAGCTTCCCCAGATGTAAGCGCTTTCTTTGAGGATGGTGAGGACGGTATTGAGGATTTACATACTATAGCTGACATTAGTGACGGACTAGACGATGTTGATACGTTGTCAGTCTATCTGAGGTGGGATACTGTACCTATCCTTGAGAATATAAAGTCGTTGTTCACGGGTGTTACTGTCATTGTGACGGGTGTACGTGTGTACATGCAGGTTGACATCCCTATCCAGGTCGCCTACACGCCTGAGAAGCTGGCTAGTCTCCTTATCTTCAGCACTAGCAATACTAGCGTCCAACGTCTCCCAGTCAATGGGCTCAAGAAAGACGGATCGAAAACCTACTACTTTGCTGTAGGTTACTCTATTGAGATCTCTGAACCAGATCGTAGCGTTGGACCTGGTGGGCAGGTTAACGTCGGGGATGCTGTTACCTACCTGACTACAGAGCTTGAACACTACGGAGTATCAAATGTCGTACGTGTTAATCCTCTACATTTTAGAGCAGGTGGTGCACAATCCTTCGGTGGCAAAGTTCCTAACTGGACTGCACTTAGCTCACCCTTACATATCTTCCCTCCCTTGCTCAATATTATTCTATATCTACAAGATACACTCGCTTTTGTCCGGGATAATATACTATCATCTAAAGTTGACGAGTTCTCTGAGTATATAGACTTCCTCACTAGTACGACACAGTTCTACCTCACGCGCGTTGAAGCGTTAGTCGATGCAATGCAAGAACTACAGAACCTTGTTGAGGCTCTAGCATTTGAAGGCTACCTCTACCCTTTTGCAGGGAAAGGTGGGAGTAGATTCTTACTATCAGAAGTTAACACTGCGCTCTTTGGTGACGAAACATTAAATAAGCCACCCTACGAAGACAGTGGTGATTTTGTCACAGGCATTGTTCTCGTCGCTGCAGCTACAGGCGCGTCAACTATAGATTCGTTTGTATCACTGCTAGATATGATCTTCGGAGATACTGGACTTACTGAGGATAGTGGTGGTATCTTAGGTGGTAGTCTTGGTAGCCGATCTCCTAGTGAGGCTGAGGATACTAAGACTGCACAAGACAGTCTAAACGTCCTGTTAAGAGACGCTGAGATCTCAGTTAGTGAACTTGAGACTCTAGCAGGGATAACAAACAACGGATCTAAAATAATGACTAGTAACGACGGGCAAAGTCTGCCTAGCGATCTAGGTGACGGAGGAACTTGTTAGATGTCTAGAAATATTATATGGGACGGTAGCACCGCCGCGGACAGCCTGGACGTTGGAGTTGTACCTGCAGGTGTCCAAGTCATTAGAAACTCCTACGATGCGCGTGGTAAGATGGAGATGATTCTCGGGTTTGACGATACAGGCGCCGGTAGCGAATTAGGCGTTGAAGTTCATATGTGGGATGGGACTAAATATTCTAAAACAGGGCAGCAGTTTATCCTACGTGATGGTGAAGAGAACTTTGTAGCACTAGATGGTGGCCAGTTCTTTGCTTTTGTTGTTGATGCAGGCTTCGCCTTTGGGGCATGGACATTGAATGTTGGCTATGTGATGTTTAACAACTAGTACGCTATGTGATGTTTAACAACTAGTACACTGTTTAACAGCTAACTAAGAAAAGGTGATCTCATGTTACGTAATTTCGTAAGGAAAGTTGGGGAGAAGGTTCTCTGGGCTATGCCTATCGCGGGTACTGAGAAGTCGTCAGGTAAGGCGAGTCTAATTTCAGCTCGTAATGGTCGGTTAAGTATGCACCAGGCCTTTAGTCCTGGTGGTGTCTCAAAAGCTGTCACCATAGACTCTACAGGTGGTAACTGGCAGATCACTGCAGGAGCCATGAGTGTTATACGAGTTGTGATTGGGAGCGCGGGTCCTGCGTTCATCCGACTCGACCCTAATGCTGCTGTTGTTGCTGATCCTACTATCGCTGACAACATCACGATTATTCTACCTGCAGGTTATAGTGGTCTCCTAGAGATCTCTGATACCACCCTCAACTACTTCTTAAGTTACAAGGCTACAGCGGGTATATCTGTTAAGGCTTGGTTTAGCGATGCTGGCTAGAAAAGCTAGAGTGCTAGGACTGCTAAGAGGTTAAATCGATGAATACACTATACCTTGAGGGTATTAGCGCTTTATTGTGTCTAGGATGTGCAGATCTATCGTACCGTAGGTATTGTCGTACGTTTACTCCGGAGGGTGTATGCGTATCTAGGTCGTTACACGTTTTAACGTTGTTCTGGTCTACTGCATTTGGGATGCTCGCGGCTTGTAGTGCTGTGATGCTCGCTCTTATGTCACTCCCCGCTACTACAGACGTTGTTACGTCGTGGTACCCTTGGTTCACATTCGTTAATAGACTTATGTTCTCTGTATTCCTACTGTTGGGAATTGTATGGTCTAGGACTGGTGGTCCAAAGGCTGTGTGGCCTTATTTTGTTGGTGTTATTCTAGTCACAGGTCTCTTACTAAGTTCAGCGGGTCCTGCGCTGGATAGTCTTGTGTCTTATATACCTTACGTTACTAGACCGCTAGACTTGTATCTAGGGCTGTTGTGGGCTACTATATACATAGGGACACTGTACACTAAGTCAGCAAAAGTATTTACGGCTAAAGGGTTTGAGTGGTATATTGCCTTTGGACTTGGTACACATTTATTTCTGGCCTTCTACCCACACTCTGGAAGTTATTCAGAGTGCACTGTTGCTAGCGTTCTCAGAGTAGCTGAGTATCTGATGTGGTTCACTGGGTTTATTTACATAGAAGTAGATTACGGAAGGTACGGCCATGACTTGGGCGGAGAACAAGAGACATATTCTCGATACGTTGAGAGACATCAAAAGCGATGAGCGTGAATTAAAGCGTCTCATTCAAGATGTTAAGGTTGCTCTTGCTACACTAAGCGAGCGTGACAGTCTCAACAGCAAGTCTTTCAGGGAAAAGCTTGTACGCCTCGACATCGCCCTAGAGAAGAAAGAGATGTCATTAGAGAGAAATCTAACTAGACTAAGCAAAGATACAGCTATAGTAACCTCAGACCTAAGGGATCTTGTTGTTGAGTTCACGAGGATTAAGACGAAGATCCTGATTGGGAGTGGTATCGTTTCCGTACTATTTAGCGGCGGCGTCGCGCTTCTCTTTAAGCTGCTTGTTTGAGAAGGACCCGTAGTACTCTCCGGTGTCCCGAGAGGTAGGCTTATTACCTCTAGACAACAATCCTATATCCTTAAGGTCTGCGCCTTCGATCCCGTAGCTATGCGCTGTCTTAGTTGTTGGCGCGCCAGGTGTTGTAGTCTTTGCGCGGTACCGGGTTAACGGTACGAGTCTTCCTCGTTGGATCACCCCTATCTGAACACGACCTTTAGGCGTTGAGATCCTTTTCATCAGTCTAAGTTCTCTCGAACTCACTCCTAGCTTCTCCTCTGCTACATTGAAGATTCTCTCGATTTCTGAGAGATCTCCTGGGCTATATCCTACAAGTCTGAAGAAGTCCATGTAGATACTTTTGAAGCTCTGTGCGTCACACAGAATCTCGTACTCTGAATCGATTGGCATTTGTTACTCCTATAGGTGTTTAGTCTAGCAACTCTCCGTCAGTCTAGCAACTCTCCGTCAGTCTAGCAACTCTCCGTCAGACACACGATTAAGTATATTCTGGCACTTAGCTTTTAGTTCAAAGCTTGAATAGCTATCAACTAACCACGCTATGTCAGTGTGCACAGAGAACACGTTGTGGAACTGAGGGCTGACTACACGTATATACGTTCCGGGGGTTTCCGCAACCTGCGGATCTAACGTAGCCATCTCTTTAAATACGAGACTAAGTACAGAACTTATGACTAGATCGGCTGTCCAAGCTACTTTAGATGGGTGGTCTAGACAGAGGTTGTTGATAGGATATATCAGTTTATCCACTGTATTTATACTGATTAAGAGTTTAGCTATATCGTCTATCTCAACTCTATCAGAGCTAGGTCCTGCTAGGAAATTAAGTGCCACCCATACCTGACTATGGTGCTCTTCAACCATCTGGTTTGTCTTCCTGTTATTTAGGAGACCAGTTTTCTTTACTTCTCTCACAGCTACTTTCCCTCTCGCTCACAGCTACTTTTCTTCTTCGTCTAACGTAACTCCCGCCTTTTTAGCTAGAAGTCTCTTTCCGTACTTTACCAGAGTTGAGGAGAATGCGCCACTGAAAATCCCGATAGGGAGGGCCCATTGGCTGCGCATCATCCACCAGACACTGGCGATGCCTACGAGGAGTGACACTGCTCGCAAGGCCCAACGGCTATACTTCTTCCACTTTGTGTAGTCAACACCTTTGAGGTTAGGGTACTTTTTGCTCAGCGCCGCATCCCGTAAGGTCCTTACGATCTGTGTGGCTCCGTACGCTGCTCCGGCTGCAAAGAGTACGAACCTGATAAGTTCTTCGACGCTAGGAAATGCGCCCAGGGGTGAAACGAATGCTTGTACTTCTTCCATGTTGTTCCTTGGGTTGTGTGTGTACTGCTAGGTGCGTAGCTAAAAAAAAAAGAAGGGTGAGGGGAATGCAATAGCACTCCCCTCTACAAGGCTTTACCCTCGCCTGACCCTTCTACTCCCACCAAACGGGAACTGAGTCGACGTTCATGATAGCCTCCTGGTCTTAGGTTTTACTACTGCTTTACCTTCAGAATATTCTGGAGATAAAACGTACCGTAGTCGTGTTGTGTTTGTGAGTCACTTACACTCGTCTTATTGTCAGCGTGTTTTACGCTTAGATAAGACGAGTGTAAGTGACTCCTACACTTTCTTATACCATTTAAGTGAAGAAGTTTTTAGAGTCGAAGAAGTTTTTAGAGTCGAACACGTCTTTCAACTCTATCACCTTTGCGACCATGCGGCGTAGGTCTTCCAGTTCTAGGCTGCTAGGGTAGACAGGCGGGTCCCTCACGTCTGGGTATAACTTATGCATATCGACGATGTTTCGTCCTATGTGTGACTCTCGATGTAATCGTCCGTACTCCCTAGTGAAGTAGCCTATTGCAGCGGGAGGGTCGTCTAAGAACTTAAGTCGGCTACTTATATCTTCAGCGTGTGTAGCGTCTTGTAACATTGACTCTAAGGCGTTTTCGATTCGGGTGAATCTATCCCACTTCTCTAGTCTAATTAGGATGTACCCAGTTGTGTCGCCTTTGTGGAGTCGATGCATTACTCGGGTCAACTTGCCCGCAACGTCGTCGATATACTTTACAAAGTGACCAACGTCATGTGCTCTCAATACTGACGCGCCAACCCTTGGTGTGCCTATCGGGCGAACGTATTTTCGTTGTATGGACTTTAAACACTGTATTGCGACGGGAAGGCCTGCAGCGAGTATTACACGTCGATTTTTGAACAGTAGCCTCCCCTCGTCTGTGCAGGTGTGGATGTACCTTTGGTGTGCTTTAGCTAAAGACACAGTATCTTTTATACCCTCCCTAGCTGTGGCGAAGTCGTCATATCTTCCTAGAGGACCATACCCTTTTAGAGGGCCGTGTCGATCATGTACATTGCCCATAGTCTGTTCTCGTATCTGTTCTCGCCTACGCGCTTTACATAGAACGCTGTTCTTAGTGATGTGGGTGAGACTTTGTCTGATGTTGTCAGCATGGTTAGTGCGTCAATGTCCATCTGATCCTTAAGCTCCCCTAGTTTCACATCGACTTCAAACCATTGGACTGCCATACGTCCTCCAGGCGATGAGTAGTGAGAGCACTACGGCGACGGCGATTAGGCCTGCGAAGGCTAGTGTTCTATACGCGAATTCTCTTACGGTCGTCTGAACGTAGGTGCTCATGTGTTGTCTCCTAGGCATTCTGGGGCGTCGGCTGTAGCTAGTTTCTCAGCTCTCCTGAAACTTTCGTATAGCGTCCTGAATAGCATATCAACTCGGAATACACACGACTCTGGGACTCCAGCTTTGTACATACCGTAGTCGAGTATAGGCTTCCAAAGTGTGATGCCTGGTTCTTCCGTTAGGTTGTGTGTGTGTGTTAGAAGTCCCTCGTCCCACGCAACCATAGAGACTACGATGATAGCTGAGCCTAGGTCTGTAATCATATTATTCATTTTCAGTGAATTACAACTTGACTTAGTACAAGAGGTCCCCTTTGTAAGTCGTCTGATACCACACCTCATATTCACAAAAGCGCCTTGACGTACTGCAGCCCAGAACGCTTTGACCAAGGTTTCAGCGCTTGGGTAGATGTAAGTAGGATATGCGTCATCAGAGCGTACAGCTTCCATTTCGAGACTCAATAGGTCCTCCGTGGAGTAGATAAAAAAAAGACCCTGGGGACGTTGGCCTGTGTGCACAACGTCCTCCAGAGTCAAGTATATTCCTAATATATCCAGGTGTCTAGAGAGCCTAAACTCTAGAGAGCCTAAACTCTAGAGAGCCTAAACTCTAGAGAGCCTAAACTCTAGAGAGCCTAAACTCTAGAGAGCC